TATCTATTGAATTTTGTTGGTAGGGAGTTGAATTTTGTTGGTAGGGAGTTGAATTTTGTTGGTAGGGATCTACAGAACACTGTTTTAAAACGCTTATCTATTGAATTTTGTTGGTAGGGAGTTGAATTTTGTTGGTAGGGAGTGCCCTCCCTCTCCCCCTCTCCAACCCCGGCTAATCCTCCGGCTTTCCGCATAGAACCTGCGCTCTCGGCCTCACTACCGGCATACGGAGAGCGCTACAAGCTTATACTCTGGCATGAAGTATGGGGTATTTAGAGATAATATCATTCCATAGAGAGAATAGAGAGACTTCAGCCCACGCCCTACCGCCTGCTCCTCCTATCAAGATAGATATTCAGACCTATAATCAAAGCCAAAAACGAAAAGCAAAAAACCATCACAATATTATACTGATCTGGTCCGTACTCTAACATAGACCTTACTCCAACCGATAAAAAATACAGGTCAGCTACTAATAAAAACCACCACATAAAATAAAAAATTTACAATAAGTGTGTCCGAAAATACGGGTATCATAAAACCTAACTAATTGATAATCAAGCATACCTTATTTTTAAGAAAAGTACAATAAGCCTAATTTTCAATCCATAGAGACGAAAAAGGCGGCATCCGACGCCCTATTTTGGGTCAGAAAACCGCCTAAAGTTTCGTTTTAGACCAATTTCAACGACATGATATAGACAAAATACCGGCATTGTATCCAAACTCTCATATTTTAGTTTCGTTTTAGACCAATATAGCTCACATCCGCCGTTCACTCTCAGAATATCTTACCATTAAATAGAAAGGGTAGGATACGAAAATAGGGCTGCTCCGATATTCGGAACAACCCTATCCCTATTTAAATACTGTTTATGTTTTCTTTCACGTATGTTCGTGATGTATGGACTTTACGTTTGCATTTGTCCTTTCCTGTATCGGCATGATACGCTTCTTTGAGATCACGATACAACATAAATTCCCGATACGCTCTTTTCCGCTTTTCTTTAGCTTCTTTCCTGGACAGACCGCGGACGTCTACCATATAAGATTTAAATTTCCTTTCCATTTTCTTTATGCTTTAATTATGATTAACTCCAGCGGTTAAGTGCTTCGATATAGAAACCTTCCGCCTCTTTGTACTCACTTTCGCTCAATGTTTCCACCGTCTCGATATAGTTACGCAATGTTATTTTTACGCAACTGTTTTTAGATTTATTGAACGCTTCAATTAAAGCGTTGATCATTGCTTTCTTTTCCATGCTATTATATTATTTATAATTTAGAGGTTGCTCCGGAATCGAACCGGACACGCATTCCTATCCTATAGAGATTTTATGCTACAACCAACAGCCCGTAATTAGTACGTAGTTCTTGCGTACAGGCTCGTACTATGTTGTTATTATATTTTCCGTCTGCTACACAACTTAGCCACAAATAAAGGCGATTGTGTCCTTGCGTTTTGATACGGCACGTCCCTACATGGTAGGCTACATGCTTGTACCCTGTAATTTAATCTACAGCCTTGTTCTATTTTTCGTGTAAGCAAGTAAGACACGTTTCGATCTGGAGATAAACCTTGTACAACGGCATGTTTTCCAAACTGTAATCACATACCTAACATAAACCATACCTATTCGGATAGTCCATGCAGTAATACCAGCCCTTTAATTGCCAACGGCAAGGGCAACGGTATGTCTATCTCCAATATGTAAAATAACTCTATTCTTGTCAGCTTCAGTCTAAAGCATACGCGGGACGTGCACCCACTGACAACGGCGTACAGGCGCATTAAGGTACGCGCCGAACCTTTGGCGGACTTAACGGCGTCCGCCCTACCTTGTTACTGCTGAGTGCTTTCGTGTGCAAGGTATTCACTTACACACTTTGCCACAGTGCGAATAGAATAAGATTTGATCTTAACAGCCACATAAGTAGCTTTATACTCGTCGTTTTCTTTTATCAACCATTTAGTGCTTTTTTTGGTCTCCAATGATTCGGCAGTAGTAAAACCAAATGCTTTATATTCGCTACCGTAAACTACATTCTCAGCGCACCAATCAGCCGTTTTAGCTTCGATTCCTTTTTCTTTATCTACATTGGTATCCTTATACACTTTAGAGTATAAAGCAAATTTAACAAAGGTATCGTCAACTTTCGGTAACATTTGGCTACACACGGCTACCAGGCGTTTTTTATCTTTAGCGAGAGATGCAACCTTTACAGCATATTCGGCTGGTATTTCCAAAGCTTTGCAAATAGCCTTGAGATCAGCACCATTAGCAAATAAAGCGTTGTATAACTTTACAGCACCAACCAAATTTGCAGCATTTTCTTTGATAACAGCGTTCTGTAGCTTGTTAATGTTTTTTTTCGTAATCATAACATTATGTATTTATTTGTTAAACAAGTGATATTCAATTCAATAGCCCACAACGCAAGCTATTAACAGATACAGATATAGCGTTATCCAACGGATACACTATATAGGTTCATCATGTCAGCATGTGTTATCGCTTTAACACATTGCAAATATACTGCTTTTATTGTTACTACAAATATATATACTATCTTTTTTTTGTTAACTTGTATTAATTTCGATTCTATTATCTGATTATCAGCAATTTATAAAACGAACGAGAGCGGTATTATACGCGTACATTAATATGTAGGATATATGCTTATTTAAATTATTGATAATCAATATGTTACAATAACACATTGATTATCAATAATTTAAATAAGTGATTGATAATCAGCGAGTTTGCAGGTTTGAGGTAAAAACGCGTTTCCGGTTTTCCAGCGAAGGGGGTGTGGGGAAGAAAACGCGTTTCGGGGGCGGGAGGTTCGTGATAGGTACCCCCTCTCTCCCATCACATAAACATCTTTCATATCCCTCATCACACAAACCTTTTTTAGCTTCTCTCCCATCACATAAACATCTTTCATATCCCTCATCACACAAACCTTTTTTAGCTTCTCTCCTATCACATAAACATTCTTAATCTCTCTCCCGTAACATAAACATTTTTACCTTTCTTCCTCATCACATAAAAAAAGCAGGGAAGCCTATTTAGGACCTCCCCACTTACTACAACCAACAATATTTTAAAATTACCTCACTTACTTTCCCATATTAATTTATCTCGTACTTTTCCTTTCTTTACTTCTTCACACTTTCCTGCCACCCATCCAACGAGGTAGCAGAAAGGTTCTGATTGCATTACTTTTTCTCCTAAGAAATCAAATGCATTGAGAGACACATGGGCTGCCTCGTGTGAGACTGTGTTAAAATCAATAACGTTCTTATTAATAAACCATATCAAGAATCCTGTGCAAGGATCTAATTTGCATCCTCCATACGGTACGGTTATGGTTGCGCCCATACTATTATCTATGTAACTAAAATCGTTATTGAAACACTCTACCATACCAGAAACATCTTTACCTACATATATCCACAGATTAAAGGGATAGACTTGTGGGGAAAATTGATACAGTTCGCACTTCATTGTGATATAAGTTTATGTTTTTCTATAAATTCCCTGAATCTGATATCCGTGACATCAAGCACAAACCCAGCAGCACCAGCATGTCCTCCACCACCGAATCTCTTACTTACTTCACAGCAATCCGCGCTGTCTTCCACGCATTCATAAAGAGAGAACCTAACCTTACCACCTGGCATGATACAAAATGGCATAAGGGCTTTAATTTTTCTACCGTCTAACCAGTCTCGTGTAAGAGAATCAAATACTTTAGAACTAAATTCGGTGGTATTCATCGCCACTACCTTCACCTCATCGACGTAAGCTTCAAACGAATACGCACTTACCTCTTGTTCGTTTTTACCAGCCATGTAATTAATTATAGCACGTCCTTCTTTAGCGAGATCATAAAAAATAAGATCAATTTCATTGTCCTTCATATCTTCTTTAAAATGGTCATACAAATACGACAATGCTATTAATACATTGAGTCTTATTTTTGATCTCAAGGCATACTGGATAGCTACTACCGTATCCCAACCTAATTCAGATTCTTTATTCCACACATCGTAGTCTGACAGGCACCGGACGATCGCCGGCACCTTCCCCATAAGCAGGTCCGAAGCCAGAGCGCACGCACCGACGCCGACTCTCCTCAACCCTGGAACTACGAACCCCCATGTCTTACTGTCCTCAATAATTCCCTTATGGTGATCTATCCACATCAGGCTCTTTCCTTCATCAAGCCATTTCTTGAAAATCGTTTTAGAATCGGCTCCGAAAGACACGTCAAGAACGTAAACAACCCCACATTCATCTACTTTATCAATAACTTTCTTTACATCATCTTCATACGAATACGGGATATAAATAACATCCTTGTTTTTACTGTTTTCGTACATGGTTGCGATGGCTGCCGATACAACGCCATCTAAATCCGATTTATGATAAACTATCGCTGTTTTCTTTACTTTCATGATATAAGCTTGTATATTTGATACTACCGTCTTTTAATGTTTCTATTTTTATAACATCACTATATGAATTAAAATTCTGATCTTTATCAATCCTTATATTCAGCACATCATCTACGGTTGCAGTTTTTCCATCATCGGTTTCAATCTTATAAAAATCTTTTAAAGTGATTTTTATATTAAGACCAACCCCATATGGATTTTCAAGGATATATATATGATCGTTGTTTAGAATAACTATTCCTTCACTTGTATGTTCTTTGGACAATACATATTCTAAATCAAGATCTTTATCCAAAAATGTAGTAATATCCATATAGTTAATACCGGAATTATAGGCACATACCTTATCCGAATCAGAGAACTGCCCTGGCAGACCACTGGCGTCCCCGACCATCAACGAACATCCCTTAAGTTGACTGAAGTTCATACCGCGCATTACCGTGTCTTTACACTTCATAAGAATATCATCAATCATGCCCGTATTAGGCTTCCTCATCGGATTTTGTTCGTCATTTGAATAACACAACCTTTTTTCATATAGGACGCCTCTTATACCTCTCTTTACCGCCAGATCATGTACGGACCTCAGTACGTATTCTATCTTAGCTTCAATATCAGCTCCAGAAACAAACCCAGCTTCTACTCCTCCTTGATTGCTTACGATAGCAAATACCTTAACACCGTTCTCCTGCATGAGGTCAAGAGCCTTATTCACCACATCCATCTTAATCCTCATATCTGTCAAGTCTGTAGCGAACGTATTCCCAGAAGCGGTTTCTATAAGCGTTCCATCAAAATCAAACAATAATATTCGTTTGGATTTTATATCAATATCTTGTACCATATCATTCTCCTTTCTCAAACTTACTTTTCTTAATCTCTCTCGGAACCAGGCAGAACACACCATCTTCGTCCTTAACCTTCACAATATCATAAACCGCATACTGATTATCACCGATATCCCAACCTAACGAAGACAGTACATCACGGAGGTAAATACGTCTATATTTCTCACCTTGTTTATTTAATAAAAACGATCTCTCGTCTTCTACCTTAGAAGGAGCTATATACAAATTAGAATCCAACACCCCTTTAAACTCAGCTCCTTCTTCCATACCAATAATAACCGCATCTTCGATACCCATCCATTTCAGATTGTCCACCGATATGGTCATAATCCGATCTTTGCTAATAGAAAGCTTTCTGATTTTAGCTTCTTTTGTCTTAGAACCTACATAGGTTTTACTGCTTAAAAAGTTTATCTTCATGATATAATGTTTTTAAATTGTATCGCAAATATACGCAATAATATAAACAATACAATTTAAAAACAATTAAAATATGATATTATAATACAGGTAATTTTTTGAACTGCTCTGGAGCCACCTCGGATATGATTCCACGGAAAGCAAGACGCGAACCGAAGTACGAACTCGCGCTCAACGCGTTGCGAGACGCATACGCATACGCCACGCCACTACTCGTATCCGAGCCGCTATAGGAGCGCGCCAAAACAATGGAGTTGCTCGATGTCTGACTATAGTAATCTGAATAATGCATGGAATCGTTACCGCCAACATTTGTCGGCACCACATCGAAAAACGGACCGTTTTCCGCTGCGATATTCGTTATCCAGCCATTGGAAGTTCCGGCGTTCACATTGCGAGTCGATCCGTCTGGGTCGGTGATTTTCCAAACTCGGTTGTTGATTTCTACACCTTCAACCCATTCATAGATACCACCAAAAACCCCTTCCAAACCTAAGCCGCAAACGTACTTTGAACTTTCGTTTTTGGTATCCGCACCGCCGGTTGCGTTGCTGCTTCCCGTTGTTGTAGCCGGATTATTATTTGCGCCACCTAATCCTAATACAGATTGAATATTACGTGTTTTGTACTTAGCATACAACATCATAGCAATCACGCAATGTTGTTGAAAATCTATCATCTGAAACCCGGTACCACGCGCTTTCGCATAACCTTCAAAATCGTTGAATGATTTTGAAGTTGTAGGACTAACACCACTCCAGCTATATAATCCATTCAAAGATACATATCCTTTATATGCTCCAACAAGAGATTCCGGGACATGGATGTAAGTGCCGTCAATATCATGATCAGCAAAATGATAAAGAAATCTATTATCATCCACCTTATACCATTTATACCAAAATTCTAAGAAAACGACCATCACATCACCTTCTGGTCCGGTAAGATTAGCCTGACTACCATCAAGATACAAATTGCTGTTGTCTTCCTTCAACCTACATACAAAAACCTCTCCTCCTCCCATAGCGCTCTTGCAAAGAACTCTATAAAAGCCACTTGTAATCAACCTATTTAAAAAATCACTGTCTTCGCTTATTGTTATATTAGCCGGATCTGATACAGATTTATCAAAAACTATAAAATTATCAGTAGGTAAATACCCCCCCCTATTTTGTTAAAAAATCTTCTTCTCATAATTGTCTTATTTTGGGATAAAGATAGTTTTAATTTATGAAGATCAATAATAGGATTTCCGTATAATAAAACTATATTTGTCAAGATATTAATTAACTAAAAAAAATCATTTATATCATGGCAGAAATGAAAATAGGTTTTGTAACCTTCAATCCGGGATCAGGTGACGGTGATCAGGCAGTTACCGTATCAGGTGAAAAATACGAAGGTCGTGTACAGCGTACGTTACAAGTAGAATTTGGTGCCGAATCCGGGGATGTTAAGAAAAGTGCTACCATAAACCAAGCTCCGGTAGCTGAGTTCGTAAAAATAGATCCTACTGCATCTGTAGGGAAAGAAGGTGGTACTGTAACAATCAACGGCACAAGTAACTCAACTAAATTAACGTTCTCCTTAACTCCAGACAAGTCTCATCCTCTGACGCTGGAAATACCAGCCTCCTATCAGGCAGCAGGCAAGGCTACCAATAACGGTGCTGTTATTGCCGACGACCCTGGTGCAACAGGGGGATTTGCTTTCAGTATCGTATTCTCCGGTATTCCAGAAAACGCTGATGTAAATGATCTGGTAAATACTCTTAAGGTGACGGCCGCTGATGGTCAGACAGCTAATACGGTTATTACCCAGACAGCAGGTGATCCGTTCTTGGAAATAGACAAGGAGGTAATCAACTTGGATGCAAACGGTACTCCTCAGACTATCAATGTTAATGCTAACATCAGGTGGACTATCACACAAGCTGTTTCTAAGTTGGTAAGGACAGTAATGAAGTGATGTGATTATTCACGTCTGTATTGCTTATAAAAAACAAAAAGGGACGTCTATTTGGCGTCCCTTTTTTCTATGCATTGTATATAGTATTTATCTTTTTGCCTACTGACAAAAATCTTTTTGAAAATCATCTGTTTCCTGATATGGACTCTTTTCCCGTCATCTAATTCTCTCCAAATTTCATTAAAAATCGAATCTATTAACTCCATAACCTTCTTATCGGAAACGAGATTCTTTCTACCGGGGCTAACCCATCCATCATCAGTCATCTTACCGGCTATCCTATTAGCTATTCTACTTAATTCACGTGGGGTGCTCATTTCAATCTGTTTTTAAATATTCTACCTTTTTCACACTGAAGTATGCAGTCTCTCATGGGATGATCTTGTTCGTGATCGTCACACATCGGAAATTCTTTTCCATAGGGGAAAGCAATGTGCGGGCACTGCGCCCTGAACGCATCCCAGGCCGACTTCCTCACAGCCTCAGCCCCGGCACGCACGCCTTTCTCTCTTTCCTTGGCTGGGTCAGCATACACGTTTGAAATAGCTCTTTTCTTCCAAGTAAGCATATTGTAGTAAAACTTATCCACCAGTTTCCTACCCACTACATCAAACTTCTGTCTATGAATTAAAGGTGCGACCTTAACGACGTTCTTCCTATTTTTACTAACATCGACATAAATCAGCCCGGCATAAGACGGAACTTCATTTACGTCAATCATATTAGGCGGACAGGCGTAGTAGAAATAGTTTGGAGGATAGCTTATGACACCACCTACTTTAATAATGCCGTCTTTAAGAACCTTATGTTTTTTATCCTTTTTGAAGTCGTTAAAGAAATCTTGTTTAGACATCTTGACCTCTACTTCATAAGCGTACAATGATCTTGTTATGGCCAAGAAGTCAGATTCCCAATCATATATATGGAGATTGTTAATAACATACATCGGATTACTTAGCAGATCCCTATTAAGGATCTTAAGCATTTGTTGCTCTGGGTAGTTCATTGTCTTACTTTTTTAGAGGCTTGTGGCGGAATCGAACCGCCCTACGAGATTTTGCAGATCCCTGACTAAACCACTCATCCAACAAGCCATGTAGCCCAACCGGGAGTCGAACCCGGAACTAAAGTTTAGGAAACTTTTGTTATATCCGTTTAACTACCAGGCTATTTAATGTTTGCTATGTTCACACACCGCAAACACCGAGATAATTAACACTTTACACAAAATATGTACCGTTATCCAAGGAGGATTCGAACCTCCGCTAACAGAACCAAAATCTGTTGTGCTACCACTACACCATTGGACAGTGGTCCCAGAGGGATTTGAACCCACGATCTTGCGGTTATGAGCCGCCTGCTTTCACCACTAAGCTACAGGACCTTAAAAATATGCAGGAGCCTTCACAGACGCCTGCATATAACAGCTAAATGTTAACCAATAATTATCCTAAAAACTCTCTCAACGCAAAGTTAAGTACTAACCCATAATATGGCAAACATTAAAATATAAAAAGGATTAAAATACCTACTTCTTTTTTTTCTTCTTCTTTTTAGTGTCTTTTACTCGTTCAGCTTCGTTTTCGGGCTCCACAATGTCACCGGCTTCTTCCTGAATCACATCCGTCTCAGGAACAACATCGGACTTCTCTGGTTCTGCCACATCCTTATCCGACTCCTCATCTTTATCCAATTCCGGCTCAGAGACATCGTTTTTGTCTTTACCGATTATACCTATCTGGTAGCCTCTTAATTCTACTTGCATTAATTTCAGCTTCGATTCTAACTCTTGTATTGTTTTGGACCCAACCGAAACCTCGTTTTCCAAATCTCCGATTCTGATCCTGGCTTCAATCAATGCATTTGATTTCTTTTTTAATTCATATGATATACTGTTTTTCTTTTCTTCCAAGTTACTGATTTTGTAATTAGCCTCATCAAGATCGGACTTGACTTTGTCAAGATCAGCCTTGGCCGCATCAAGTTCTTCCGTTTTCTTCTTGACGCTTTTTATCAGCTTTTTCTGATTTTCCTTCAAGGCATCAATCTTTTCCTTAGACTCAGAAAGATCTTTGCCAATAGATAAAATCTCTTTATCCTTTGAAGCGATATCTGACTTAAGTTCTGAAAGCCTTTCCTTGTAAAAATCAGCCTTATCCTGCATTTCCTCAATTTCTTTTGCAAGATTTTCGGATTTAATAGCTTTCTCCCTGTACATTGACAGCTTGCTGTCTGTGATGAATGTAAAACCTAACATGCTCATTTTCAAAATATTTAAACATTACTTAACTCCAGAACTACCAAGACCTTTTTCTCCACGTTCATTTCCGTCTTCTACCTCAATATCTGTCACCTCTTCCAACACCATTTTGTATTGTGGAACGATTTCCATCTGAGCTATTCGATCGTTTTTATGGATTACGGTCGGTTTTTTATTGATTTTAGTAAGATTAACCATATACTCTCCTTTGTAGATAAATTCGCATTTGCCAGGAGCGTTAGTAACTACCACTCCCTCGTCAAAAGAGAATCCAGATCTTCCTTCCACATTCACACACCAACCTTCTGGTATATTCAACTTGAATCCTGTTCCGATTCTAACAGAATAACCTTGATATAAGGTAATTGATTCAAAATCGGAAGGAACATCTATTTCTACTCCCATGTCATTCATCATCTTCACTACTCTATATGCACGAATATCACAACAGGCATCACCATCATGTTTGTATTCAGGTGCCACGACATCGGGATACAGCTTCTTAATACCTACCTGCACAGTCTTCTGATAACCTGGAGTCAAATACGATTCAGGTATTTTATTAACAACCTTATCTTCTTTTTTATGTTTGTTGTTCTTTTCAGAAACAGTATCCTTCTTGCTATCTTCTTTTTCAGAAAGAAGTCTTTCAATATCTTCTAACTTGTCCATAATTATATTTTTATAGTACAATAAACAATACCTTCTTTTTTTATATCCTTCGTTGATTCATAACACTCACGAAAAGTACTTATGTCTGCATCATTAGGATCATCGACCCACTCATCTCCTTGCTTATATTTTTCTCTGGTTTCTGAGTAGATCATACATAATTTATCCCCATGCTTCGCCATAATCCTTTCTTCTGTCACTTTCCTACGAAGTTTAATAAGGGGAAATCTTGTAACTATTTCTACTGTCATTCTACACAATCTTTAAAAGCCCAAGAGATGTTATTCTCCTGGGCTGATGTTTATATTAAAATGGAAGGTCATCTTCTTCCATAGGAGGGAAGTTCGGCATCTGTGCTTGCGGCTGCGTCTGATGCTGAGGCTTGGTGCTCCTTGTAGTAGGTGCCTGGGCAGGTGCAGCAGGCTGAGCCGGGGCCTGATACTGAGCAGGCTGTTGAGCAGGCTGTTGGTAATTCTGATACGGAATAGCACTCGGAACAGACTTGGGTTGTTGAACCTGTTGAGGCTCGGCCGGCTGCTGGGTATAAGTCTGAGGAGCTACCGGCTCTTGCTGAGTATTTCCTCCTAAACCTAATTTAGCCATTATACCGGCTCTGATGTCTTTAATAGAAGCATTGAACCTGTTTGAATATTCAGTAATCTTCTGATAAGTAAAGTTGTTTTGAGCTGAATAATCGAGGCTTTTCTTGCCATCAAATCCTGTAACTTCAACAGGGTCAGGCCAACCATTTACGCCTTTTTTATAAAAACGTTCAACAAGCTGATCTTCTTCTCCGTCTACTCCGGCATATGCGATAATAAGCTCCGAAGATCCAAACTCATCATCTTTCTTCTTCTTAAAGACATTGAAATAAATTTCACGACTGAAATCGATGTTTTCGTAGTATTTTACGAAGCTCTTAACAAAGCCCTTGATATTTCCTTTTTGATTAACGAGAGGTATGGAAATACAATAGTTTTCATTAAGCTCGTAATCTTTTAATACGATAAGGAAATTAGTAACAGTATTTCCATTAGAGAAAGTGCTTGACTTTAACCCGATGTAGTTGATGTACCCAACTACTCCATTATAATACTCTTTCCAATATCCTGCCGGCTGACCGCTATTAGGATTTATGTGCTGAACAAAACCTTCTTTTGGTTCGTTACTTTTTTCATACAAGTTACCATCTGAATTAATATACAAATAATAAGTTGTACCAAAACTTCTGTTTTCTCTAAAAGCCATATTATTAATTGTTTATAGATTATACAATGTTTGATTTAAGACGTATGTTGATTCGTATTTAGGATTGAACATCTTTATCATCTTATACTGATCAGACCAATCCATAACAACATCTCCTTTTATAAGTGATTTTACGGAAGACAGTATATTTTCCTTACCGATAGAAAAATTAAAACACGGACCTTCGAGCGCATTCAAAGGCATTGATTCCATTATCTTTTTTCTATTTCCAAAATCCTCAGACATTACTGTTATGCCGTTTTCTTCATCTACCTTAACATTGACAACATTATCCACTAAAGTCATGGAATTAAGAACCGATATAAGCAAATCCCTATCGAACTTAACACTCGAAGATTTTTCGAATTTATTACATACGTATTCGTAGTTAGGATACTGTTGTTCTACGTTCATATCCGATATAATTACATTATCAAAGCATAAGAACGTCCTAACTCCATCTGTAGAAATACTGATCTCCGTATCTTTATCAGATAGAAAGCGGTACAAGATAGAAGCCGCAACCTCGCTTAGCATAATCGACCTTTCTTCTGATGCATTAGCATACTCTTTCCTGTTTATAAACAGACGGAACATATCAGTAGAAACAATGTCAATATAGTCCTTCTTCACATTAAGAAGAATCGAGCATATAGCTGGTCTAAATTCATCCGATCCAACAAACGCAAAAGATCTTTTCATAGACTGAATGAAAGACGAACTCATAACACGAATACCGTCACCTACAGGATAAAAGAAATCAGGGAAAGCCTTATCCTCAATCCAAGTAGAAGAAAAAGATCCTCTATCGTATTTAAAAACGATACTGTAATCATTTTTAATCTCTATCTCTATATCCTGGTTATGATTTTTAAAAAATGAAATAAGAGTCCCGGCATCTACTAAAAGAGAAAACTTCTGGTCACAAGAAATATCAGTATTCACATCGAAAATATCATCCGTATATGTTATACGTTCGTTCATGGCTTGTATCCGGATATGATCAAAATATAAAGTAATTTTTATATTCGATGTGACACAATCCTTTAGAACCTTATCAAACATCTTTGAAATATTTGAAAGCTTCTCATTCATTAGTATGCCAGGAACTCTTACTTTCATTTTTTAAAACTTACGATTATGACTATCTAACACTGCAAATGTATTATTTTAAAATCTAATTACGAATTAATTGGATTTAAAATGATTTAAAATAGATTAAATACTTCTTCTTGCTGCTTCTGCTATAAGCATCGCGTCAACTATACCGTCATGGGCCGTCTTACATCTTTCGTTTTTAACGAACGTATCTGTCGGCCACAGCCTTTTAGCGCAAGCCAATGACGTTTTCTTAGTATTTACCTTACTGGCTTCCATAACCTTATCAGAATGCCTCCAAACTAATTTCTGCCATGTTTTAGGAGCTATGAAATTAACGGAACAACTTATGTCCGTAAATGCCATGCAGAGGGAGAGAAACAGCCCATGCAGTTGGCCTTTGTTCTCCATGAGGGAGGCTGTTGAGGACGTGCTGACCCCGTATAGGGCGTGGACGTCCTCTATGACGAACACTACCCTATCAGGATTGTTTTCTACGATCGTATCCCGGCAAAAAACATATTCTTTAGTCAAGTCTACTGGTCCTGAAGCTGATATTCTTGGAGTTGAGATTCTCGATATTAGTTTGCTGTCTTGATCGATGCAGGCTATGGCTCCATCTTTTCCTGGGTCTGCTGCTATATATAATACCATAATGTATCAATTTAGATTCATGTCGATTTTACCAATGCTATCGTCATCTTCAAAGCCTCCATTGTCTGTAAGTTCGTAATCGATAGCCACAGCACCATTACTAAGAATGTAAAATCCTTTAAACTTCTTTCCTATTTCAATAGGATACACTACATTTACATCTCTTCCAATATCCTCAAACGGCATAGCAATATCTTCTGTTTCAGCTTCTTTTTGTTTTGCTAATACACCAACAGGTATATTTTTACCTTTTATAGAGGCGTATGTAACCATATACAGAATATCGTTATTGACAAACGCCCTATCACTACTTACCTTATCCAAGCTAACATATATAATATGTTTTATAAAACTATTGATATCCCCACATATGTTAATAGCTTTTACTTCTTTAGGAATAACGACTTCCACTTCTTCTGGTTTTATATTTTTCTTTTTCATTGCATTAATCTTTTCGTATTTTGTTTTACTTCTTCAACAAGATCCTGATCTTTCATCATTTCCTGCTTAAGTTTCTCATTCTCCTTAATTCTTTTCACCCTATCGGCAAGAATCTTCTTATATTTCTTATCCGATATTTTTATAAACCAAGGACAGTTCCTTGATGGAATCCTTTTACATGGATAATCAGTTAGACCATTTGGTCCAAACTGCTCACATCTATTACATTTTTCTTCGCCTGTCATTACACTATATTTTAGGGAAATATTCTTCAAGTTCTCTATAAGAGCACTCTACTACAACAGAATCTCCTTTAGGGAGAAATACTAAAATAGAATCGATAGAAAAAACGCTATCTACTTTCCTTACAAGTTGGCCATGCTTATAAGAAGATATGACCAACCTAATTCCATACGCATCTGAATAAGATCCTTTCCTACATGGAGTTATGCTTTCAACAACATAATCGAAGCCTCCGATATTAACTTCATCGCCGGCATTGATTTCCATAATAGGAATCATTTTGGCTCTTCTATCTATGCTTATTTTCATTTCGCAATCTCAAATTTTATTTGCTCCTTCGGTTCATAATTCCATACCTCAAAATCATCAGCTACAAAATCATAAAATCCTTTCCCTTCCATACGAGATGAGATAGTAACCTGCGGAACCGGGCCGAAAAGAGAGCGACGGAGGAGCTCGTTTGCCTGTTCTTCGTGACGGTCATACACATGCATATCTTGGATGAAATGAGTGAAAACTGCGGGCCTTAACCCGGCGTCGTGAGCAAACATCATCATCAACGCCGCATATTGAGCTACATTCCAGTAAGAAGCTGTAATCATATCCTGGCTGCGCTGATAAAGCGTCATATACAACTCATCTCCTTTAACAGATAAATTGATCTGAAACGCACATTCTTGAAGAGGCTTAAGACTATTGGTTTCAGGATCGAACATGGATGCTACTATTCTTCTTGACGAACGATCATTCTTGAGTGACCAAAGAATGAAGTCTGTTTGGTTAAGAAAACCGTAAAGACCATCATGGATATCTGTCATACCATCTGGAGCTTTTCCGGTACCCATATAAACATGTCTGTTCACCATATCTCCATAACATCCTTCGATCTTTCCATTATCATCAGCCCACTGATCCCATATATGGAGACCAAGTTCTTTGATGTCTACCGATCTTTTTTGCCAAATCCACAAGATTTCTTTTATGGAGTTTTTAAGATTAGTAGGTCTAAGCGAACCAAGAGGAAATTCCCGACGAAGATCGTACTGGTTACATACTTGTAGGATACGCTTCACCTTGACGCCTGTCCCGTCACCGTAGACCGGACGCTTCACTTCTTCCCACGGCTGGCTCATTATAAGAGCCAAATTGTCTTGAAATATTTTATCTACTCTTGCCATATTCTTATTAGGTACTTATATACTATAGTATCACCATCTCAAGGTTATGCCAACAAACAAGAATCATTAAAAATTCTAAGAAGAATGGTTATAAAGACGATTAATTTCTTCTTGTTCTAAACACGGACCACCTACAACTTTCTCTGTCGCTTTTCTTTGTCTAACAAAATCTTCAGCTTCGGAAAAAGTTGTAGCATAAATATATCCACCATACTTTTCTCCATTGATTTCAAATTCTGTCACAAACTTCTTTTGTTTTTCTTCTTTTGTTTTCATAACTACATTTTTTTATAAATTAAACTCTGCAAAATCTATTTCAGATCCGGTTGACAAATTAATCATTGACTTTTCAAGCTCTTCCATTGGAACCGGTTTCACAATACCTCCATTACCAAGAGTCCTTTTATAGAAGTTTATCACCACCTGATCGCTGGTTTTTACCGTCTTAGGAATAGGTTGACGAAGATATAATCCATCAAGAGACTTTACTCTTGAAAGAGCCGTATATAGCTGTCCTGTTTCAAAAGAATTAGATACGTCCATCATAGCCGCATCCAATGTCAGGCCTTGAGCTTTATGGATCGTGATAGAATAACCTATTTTTATAGGATACTGAATAATAGCTCCTACTACTTCAGATTCTATCTTATATCCGTTTCTTACGTATTTTACTTTCTCAAACGAACATGGTGTTATAACAACCTTAGTATGCTCATCATCTTTCGGTTTATCAAGGACTACTTCAATCTCACCCTTTTTTATAGATAATACAGTACCAAGAGAGCCATTGAAGTACTCTCCTCCGTTTCTTGTTATCATAACTCTTGATCCTTCTTTCAAGAAAAGAGTTTTTTCAACCGGAGCATCTTTAGGATAATCACCGTTTATAACAGCTTCTAATTTTCTTAAAGAGCCTGGTAACGATGATATTCTCATTTCGTTAATAGCCGTAGCTTTTGAGTTGGTAGTTACAATCTCAACATATCCTTGATTATTATCAGACTGAATACATCTGCTGTTTATTGTATCAAATACATCATCATCCATCTGCCCTTCACGCACCTTATTAAGGATGCTAATGAATTTCTCATCTTTCTGACGATATATTTTTTCAAAAGACACCATTTCCATACCAGAAGCCATAAGAGACTTGGAGCTAAAGAAGTAAGATGTATCGTATATTTCTCTAAAAAAATCCTCCTTAATTACTGGCGGAAGTTGAAATAAATCACCTACCATAATAAGTTTCACTCCGCCAAACGGGTCCTTGTCTCCTCTTGCATGACGAAGTATATCAGCCACGTTGTCAAGAAGATCAGGGCGAACCATAGAAATCTCGTCTATGATAAGATACTTTATATTCTGTAGAATCTTTTCCGAACCTCCGTTGAATTTATATTCGCAGTTATCCATAAACGCACCTTTTCGTATTTCAGGTATATACGGCTGCATTCCTATTCTAAAAAATGAATGAATGGTTTGACCACCTGCATTAACAGCAGCAACACCTGTAGGAGCTACAACAACCGCATTTTTTAATGCCGGTATAATACGCTTAAGGAACGTTGTTTTTCCACTTCCTCCTTTACCGGTTATAAACAGCGGTTTTGGTGACTTACAAATAGACTTAATAGCCTTTCCTTGTGCGACATTACCTTCGGACATAACTGAACGAAGAACGCACTCCATGATTTTTTTGTCGTAACTTATAGCCATCTTTTTTCTGATTTTGTTCTACAAAACAAAAGTATGAAAATAAAATAAAACCTAAAATATAAAATGAATTAATTAGGTTTAAAAAGAAATAATAATTCGGATAAGTAGTTTTGAATCAGACAGTAATATGGTTTCGTATAGATATGGTTATGGCATAGTGGTGGCTAACGGGTGTTTCCGTCGATGTTCTACGAGATTATCGTTTTTCGGCTCTGTCGGCGACCACTAAGAACAGACCCTCTCTCAAGTACCAAACATTACAATGATGAATACTGAGATGAAGGATAAAGATAGGTATCATTATAGAATGATAGTTCTTCAAATGGTATATCCTTGAATACAGATTCACCATCTAATTCTTTATCATTACCTACTGTTGTATTGTAATTAGGTAATGATTGGATAGATATATCCATATTCTCTATCTTTTCCTTAAACTGTTCTGCCTTAACATACGTATAGATGTCTTCACTTACCGATCCCACCGCTTTAGCCATCTCGCCGGCGAACTCAGCATACATATCCCGTACCTCATTAAAACCTGACTTTTTGTCAGGAGCGGTATTGTTATAGGATTTCATTCTCCTACTTACCCGACCACAGACCCCGGCAACGGACGTCCCCACCTCAGCACAGCAGGCTTCCGCATCAGCCATGCCTGCCTTTACCGTGGCTACCTTCTCCTTGCTCCACCCACTAACCTTGTCGTATGATTGTTTAAGACGGTTTAAGAACATGTCCATTCTTCGCTTCTTATCTTCTGCTATGATAGCGCGATAGTACTTTCTTATAATCTGGTTTTGTGTACTTCGCTCATATCCTTCCCAGAAGTCTTTGTGCGCTTCTTTAGCCATAACAGAAGCCAATGACCTTGCTTCTTCTTCTTTTGTCTTTTTACGATCTATGCCAAGGATTTCTCCATCTTCGGAAACAACTTCTTCTGCGTTCAGGAAACGTAGGATATGAGTATTGTCTTTTAAGAAGAAATTGAAATCGTCTTTTTTACTCACTTTTTCTTTTTCTCCTTTCTCTATATCCTTCTCTCCAAAATACCATCTGTTTGTTGCTCCTTTTTTATACAAGGTCCAGGTATTTGCTATTTGCCAGAAAACAGCTCCGTGCCTATATACCGGAATCAGCTTACCTATTGGGTAGTTATGTTCGTTTGCTTCAATGTAAGCACGAGGATTATCTACGTATGTTATAAATTGTATGTTTTCGAACCTTTTTACGAGCTTGTCTTGTATTGCCATACCGACAATCTCTTTCGCTTTTGTTAGTCCTACATTCAAGTACAAGGCAATTGTTTTATTACTTATCGTCGAATCAATTAATCCATAATACGAGTGGCTTCCGTCTACGACATCAGCCTGAGAGTTTGTCTCTCCACTGTTCAGTACAGACTCATTATTTCTGACTAAATTAACAAACATCGCCTCTCTTATCCTGTCAAGGACTTTTTCATGGTTTGTTATTTCATTTTTCTTTATCTTAATTAAAATCCTATTCTTTGGAATATTCACTTTCCCGCATCCGAGAGTAAGTTGTACGCCATTAACACGATATCTTCTTGCTACAAACGTACTATCCGTCATACGGAACAGTTCGTCAAACATCGGATGTCCTGTCATGTTCTTGAACTTCGAATACCCGATTCCAAGTTTATGAAGAAGATCTTTCTGGTTTTTGAATCTTATTCTCGAATCCCGGCGGGAGATTTTTATCATACAGTATAAAGCATACAATTCCATGAACAACGAATCATCTGACCACTGTTCCAAAAGTCTGAGACTTATGTTAATATTTCTACCTAATTGTAGCTTCATAATCTGTAACAAAAAAAAAATCGGATGGATTTTTGGGGATATCCATCCGATTTGTGTCTTTTTGCAGATAATCTCCAAAACCCCGTTACAGATGAAGAACAAGAATCAACAAAAAACAAGACACTTAATATTTTATATTCTTGTTTTTTATTTTATTTTATTTCTACATCTGTAACGTGCTACAAATGTAGAAATAAAATTCAAGAATCAAACAACAAGAACTTATTTTTTAATGTCACAGTGCAAATATCGGGACAAACCCTGAATCTATTGTCATAAAATACGTTAATTTTAAATTTATAAATCCTTAATCCTTATCTTTGTATCAAAACGATAATCTCATGAAAGAAAGTGATAATAAAGATGTTAGTAATAGGGCTTATAGGCTTTTAGTACCTTATTCCAATACGGTAGATGTGGCTAAGAAGATACTTCTGTTTTATAACGGATACCTAATGGCCTCTGGTAATGAGAAGAATGTCATAGATGCGAGGCATTTAAATCTTCTTGCCTATTATTTTGTGTTTGGATATTCGTATGAAACGAAGAAGAAGTTTTCTCATTGTTTCAGTACCGATCTTCAATATGTATCGGTTTTGGATACGGAGATGAAGAAGCGTGGTATTTTGATTGACCGTGAAGGGAATTACAGAACAAGGTGTTTGTGCCCGGATATAGAGAACATGCGCCGTCTTTTTGTATTGGAGGGTTCAAGAGATCAATGTGCGTTGGTTTCTTTATTTTACAGAAAGAAAACTTTTGAAGCCGATGCCGAAGAATGATTTCCCTATATCATTTGAGTCACATATTATAGATGATGTGATGGATAAGACCGGGGGCGTTTACGACCGAAACCAGATACGTGACGTTTTCAGAGCCAGTATTTCTTATGCCAATAACTTATGTACGTACACAGATAACGTGTCTGTATCGTTCCCGTATGTGGGTGATATGGTTTGTAACCTTCATGAGATGGAGAGGCGCAAACATAACCTTGAGCGTCTTAAATCCAAGGTAGAAAAATTATCTAAGTATCAGGAAAAAGAACTTAAGTGCCTTGATATTAAGATAAGGATGATAAAGGATGCTTATGACTCAGGTGAGATAAAAAGTGGGGATATGTTGATAAAACACAACAAATTATCTATCTTTAAATCTCGTAAAGGTCATAGTTTTAGTGAAATACAAAATATTCAAGAACAGGAATTTAATAGATAAGTCATGAAAAAGATTTTGCAAGCGGAAGTTATATACGATGCTTTTATGGATACGATATTAAAAAAACTTCCAAGAAAAAAAGAGGATTATCCTGATTGGTACAAAGAACGTCTTGAAAAGTGTGAAGGATGTAAATTCAACACCAAGAACGTTCCTAACTCTATGCTTCCTCTTTCTTTATACGTAAGCAAGAAAATAGGTAAAAATCGTTGTTCGGTATGTACGTGCTTCATCAAGCAAAAGGCCTGGAGCAAGACAGAGGAGTGTGCGCTTGGGGAGGGGCTTCCCCGTCCTTCGTGGATGGACCGTCAGTATTCTATTGATTTTTATGATGAGAAGTCAAGATGGAACAGATTAGAGCTTATTACAATGGATTCTGATGAGTTTAATGTTATTTCTACAGATGACAAGCAATATAACATTGACCTATCTAAAGACGGTAAATCATTTGAAATCATTTTTGAACCGGTAGAGAAAGGAAACAGTATAAAGTTTTCATTCGTTCTTGAGTCGAAGCATGATATGAAGATAACAGCATCAGAGACATCTTGTGGTTGTACGTCATCTAATTTGAATATCATAGACTCCCGTCACTTTAAGTTCAATATAGAGATACATACATCAGGATTTGGAATAGGAAGATTCGTAAAACATATGACCGTTCACTATCAAAAAGATGGGTCTCAAAAAGAGGAATCGATTCCGTTTAATTTTGAAGGTACTATAATTCAAAAAAGTTAAGTTATGGGCGGATGTGGTAAAGCAAGGCATTTACAATGCGAGGATAAAAGGAAGTCCTTATTTTCTATGTTGCAGGCATCTTGTGACGATCTCCCCGATTATTCTGCCGGAGACATTCTCTATGCTGTACTTAGATCTTTTGCAAAGAAAAGAGGATTGTCTGTTTCTTTTTTAAGGACGTTGACAGACAGCGAGCTTTTTGAAGTGGCTGATTATAATTTGTCAATGGAGTTGATGGACGTTATTATTCATGATAAAAAGGTTCTTGACAATGAAGAAGATTGATTTTGATTCAGATATAAAGCATCTTATTTCTTATTACAACCATCTACTGTCTGCGCAAGATAAGGTGGGAGAGGAGATGGAAGATCTAACTAAGGATATTATTAGGAAGAAGGATGAGGAAAACAACATAGAGTTAGAAGACTTTATTGATTTGGAGGAAAAGTCGTTTATGACCAACTTGTATCAACAAGAGATGCTGAAAGTATCTTCTTCTATAAAGGCAGTTTACAGGTTATCTATTAACGCCGGTCATGATCTTAACATAGATGATGACAGCAAGAAGGTTCTTGACAGGATAGTAAACGACGGAGAATCGGATTTTATTATGTACGTTGATAATAATACTGGTTCTGTTGTATTCAAAGACGAGTCTGTTGAGGAAGGAATAAAAAACATGTGTAAGTATCGTGTTGATCCATCTTCTCTTGAAGACAGGTTTAATATGCTTAAGTCTCAGTATGAGGCTTTTTTAAAAATTATCAACAATGAAAGCAAGAAAGCCGACTAACGATGATGTCTCTTACGTAGATCGGAAACTTCTTGTGCTAAGGGATCAGATAGATAAGGCTGAACGTTATCTATCTGAAAACCCTTGGGATAAAATAGAAGATTCTGATAAGAGGGAGAAAGAATTTAGGTTTCAAAAAAGCTTGTCTGATAGCTTAATGCAATGGACTGAATCTTATATTAAGATGTGTGGGATAATGGATGTCTATAATCAGCTTGAGGCTGCCAAAAATAAGAAAAGCCTAAAAGGAGGACAAACAGTATCAGGTATTCAGTCTTTTGTTAAGAATGAGGCTAAGAGCAAGCTCGATAAGTAGTTTTGTCATGAATTTTGATAGCAAAGAACTTTATATAAATATGGGTAACGATATCCCGTTATGGAATGACCTGTATTCTTATGAAGAGCAAGACGATGATGTCAAGCAATTCTGGGAGAATGAGGCTATGAAACTCCTTAACGGTGTTACCATAAATGGGGTATTTATACATCCTTGGCTATATTGGCATATCAATTTCTGGAAGATGATGATTGACGTAGGAGATGATCGTATTCCTGGAAATTCTCAGCTTCGTGATAATGAATGGATGTTTGCCGAATTTCTAAAGCAGGCGGAAGAAGAGAATAAAGGAATATTCATGTTCGGGTGCCGTCGTTTTGGAAAAGCCCTTCTTGACTCTGAGATACTTTATCTTGAGGACCGGGAAAAGATGATAGGAAATATCGTTGTAGGGGATAAGATATATGACGATAAAGGTAATTTGGTAGAAGTCGTAGGTGTCTATCCTCAAGGGAAAGTAACTACATACAGAGTCGTATTCGAAGACGGTCGTAACGTTATTTGCTGCGGTAATCATCAATGGCGTGTCAATCATGGAGGAAAATGGCATGTTAGGAGTCTTAGAGCCATAGCCGGATTGGATTATAAGAGTATGTCTATTCCAGTAGGTGAGGCCCTGAACTACCCTACGGCAAAGCTGCCGGTTCCACCGTCGGCCTATGCCTCGATGCTGGTGGCTTATCTCGGTGGCTATAGTGGGGATATGTTTTTCGATAAATACATTTGTAAGAAATTTCTAAGATCATCCATAGATCAAAAGAAAGATTTTATAGAAAACTTCATTCGTTCTTTCAGAAATGTAGTAACCGGAGAAGAAGAGCTTACGTTGTCTCATATTGACATGGATGTCATAAATTTTGTACAACGTATGTTTTGGGCTTCAGGTTGGTATGCTAAATTGGAGGGGAACAAACTTATACTATCAAGGAATCGTAAGGAATTAAAAATAAGATCCATATCAATATACGGAAAGGAACATGCCACCTGTATAACCGTTGATAATGATTCTCATTTATTTTTGACCACCAATTACGTCGTTACTCACAATACGGCTATAATGAGCTCCCTACTGGCTCGTAATGCTACAATGACATACAATTTGACGCATAATGTTATTGGAGCAAGTAAAGAAGACCTTGCCAATATGGGAGAGTATCTTGAGTTTGGACTTGATAATCTTCCTCCTTATCTTACTATAAACAGGACCGGTAACGACTGGACTAAAGAAGTTGTTTTAGGTACAAGAAACATCAATAACCAACGTGATGTTCATGCCAGAATAAGAATCACCAACGTTGATGATGGAAAGACGCGAGGCTCATTGAAGACCGCAGGTGGAACTCCATATACGTCTATATATGATGAGGTAGGTAAATTTCCGGTGCTTGGAGCATGGCTTGCCGGTAGGCCGGCTCATATGATGCATGGTAGAATGAGGGGCGTTTGTCTTATGGCTGGATGTTGTTGTGCTGGAACCATAGTATATAAATCAAATGGTGAGCCATGCCGAATAGAGGATTTGAAGCAAGAGGATGGAATAGTAGGATTCGATAATGTATCATCAAAAGCTGTAAGTCAAGACATAACATGGATGAAACCTCCTGCCGAGAAAGAGTGTTACAGAATAACAACGAAAAGAGGAAGGGTGCTTGAATGCAGTGGGGATCATCCCATATTGACTGTTATAAAGAAAAGAAGTGGTGAATTTAGGTATTTTGGGGCTGACTTCAGAAGAGCTGACTCTCTTAGAGTTGGTCGTAAAATATGTGTATCGGATGGTGTGGATATATGGGGAGATAAAAAAATGTTTGATCCATATCTTGTTGGTATTCTAATAGGGGATGGGAGCTATGGTTTTGATAAGACTCCTGTCGTGTCTACCAGTGATAATGAGGTGTATGATTATATACGATCTAAATATGAGTGTTGTATAGAGAAACAGTATAAGACTAAGAACGGAAAAGACTATAGGGAAATAAGAATAAAAGGTATATGCCATGAGTTAAGGGAACTTGGTATATATGGTCAGACTAAAAAAAACAAAACACTTCCTTTAAATATACATTTATATAGAAGGGAGGATGTTATTATGATGATTAGGGGGTATTTTGATGCTGATGCTACTTTTTGTTCTAATAATGATAAAAGACATCATCGTATAAGTGTAGGATCTTGTAATAAACATCTTCTTGAAGAAATAAAGGATGTTCTTTTTAAATTTGGAATACATAGTACTATTTCTTATAGCCCATCTAAAAATCCAGCAGATAGATCTATTATTCTTGATTCATATGTATGTAATATATTGGATAAATTATCCATGTTTAAATATTGTAATATAATTGGAACAGATATAGGATATAGAAGAGAAAAACTTGATTCTATAAGGGAATTTAGTTCTAATTTTAGCACATTTGGTTCTTTTAGGTCAAAATATTTAGATGGAGTGATAATAGAAAGGATAGATAAGATAGAGTATATAGGAATTAAGCCTGTTTACAATCTCACTGCATCAGATACTCACACTTATATAGCAAATGGTATTATAACTCATAATACCGGAGGTAATGTAGAAAAGTCTCAAGATGCCCAGAAAATCATGAACTCTCCGGACGAATATGGATTCATTATAATGAATTATGATATTCTAAATAAGAGAGTTATTAAACCAACATGGCGTATATGTAAATCTGGATGCTTTGTTCCGGCCCAGATGTCTCATGCTTATGAAAAGAAAGAAACGACTCTTGATAAGTATCTTGGAGTAGAGAATGCTCCCGGTCTTAAGAAGATAAAAATAAAAGTTTCAGACTTTGATAAAAATACTGGAATAATAAAATCACGTCTTGACGAACTTGTCAAAAAGGATAGAGCTTTATACGTCCAGGAACGAATGGCATTCCCTTTGTCTATAGATGATTGTTTCCTTAATACGAACGTAAATAGGTTCCCTGTAGAAGATGCGTTGAAGCACAAAAGCCGTCTTCTTGAAGAAGGTAGGCCTGGTAAAACAGTGGATATTTATCAGATAGACGGCATGAAAATGGGGTATAATTTTAGTGATAAGCAGCTTGCTGATTATCCGTTTCAAGGTGGTAACATAGATTCTCCTGTTGTTATATATGAGGATCCACCAGAAGAAGGAGGTGTTTTTGATTACACTTATGTCTCATCGCTTGACCCCTATAAATCTGACAAGGCTGATACTGATTCTGTTGGTTCGTTTTATGTACTTAAAAGATATGTAAAAATCAACGATCCATTTGCTTATTGCATAGTAGCATCATACGCATCACGTCCTCCATCTTCCGATGATTTTTGTAGGAATTGTGAAATACTTCAAGAAGCGTATGGGGCCAAGTGTCTTATGGAGAATGCCGACCGAATGTATGAATTTTATCTTACGAGACGAAATAAGCAGCTTATGTTGCTGGAAGATGGCGAACGTCTTGCCGGTAAGATTATCCGTGCCGGAGCCCGTCAGAACAATAAGCTCGGTTTGGCTCCTACGGTTCCCAATCAGCGTATGCTTTTCAATACCGTTATTCAATATTGTTGGGAGGATGTTGTTGTTGGGTATGATGATGATGGTAATGAAATAACACAGAAAGGTATTTACCGTATCCCTGATATAGAACTTCTTGATGAGATCATAGCCTTCGGCCCCGGGACCAACACCGACCGTATCATAGCCTTCGGCCACGCTCTTCTTCTGGCTAAGTATTATGATGATATGGGTTACATGCCTGAAAGTACGACTCAGAAGGAGAATCAAAAGAAGAGAGAGCGCAAGAAGATAGAACAGGTCAAAGGATTTACGGTAAGAAGACATAACCCTTATAAAATGAGGTGACGAGAACAAATTCCTTATCTTTGTGAAAAATAGGATAATAGGATGGAATATTTCAATAGAGATCAGGCTTTTCCGGCCAGAGGAGTATTTTCAGGTTTGCCGGTACAGGCGATACCTACCAAGAGAAAAACCAAGGAGTGGTTTAAAGCCACTATGGATTCTCTTGAATTGATTGGTTTGAAGCAGCTTGATGAGAACCAGAAGTTCAAGGATTTTTATAGAATGATGGAAGGTAAGTTATCCTTTATGGAGCTGAAAGACGTAATTCCTTATCTTAAGGATGTTCAGTCTATAAGGGACAATGTAAATATTCCATCATTCTTACGTCATTATGATATAATAGGTACGATCGTAAACGCTTTTGTAGGATGGTTGGGCAACCTTTCTGACAAGTATAATGTAGTTGGATTGGACGAATCTGAAGTGAATCAGTATTCTGCCACGAAGGAGAATCTCCTTCATAATTACATTAAAGAGGAATTGGACAGAAGGGTTAGGCAAGAATTGTTAAATAGGGGATTGGATCCGGATTATAATAATTTTGCAAGCGAAGAAGAAAAGCAGGCTTATGCTCAACAGATACAAGAGGTGAAAGCATCTATGACCCCTCCTGAGATAGAGAATTTCATGAATACAAAATGGAAGACTGCCGAGGTTATATGGGGTTCTCATACGCTTGAAGCAGACAGGGGGCGTTTTTACATGGATGAGATAGACACCGAGAATTTCATCGACTATCTTCTTACCGGTCGTTGTTTTAGAAACTATCATGTAGGATACGACTATTATAAGCCGGAGAGGTGGTCTCCGTTGAATACGTTTTACTCTAAGACATTAGATAGCAAGTATCCGCAGTACGGTGATTATATTGGTCGTGTTCATTATTATACTGCCAATGATATTATAGTAAGGTGGGGGCATCTTCTTACGGCAAAAGACAAGCAAAAGCTTATAGGAGGTGCTGATAATTTCAATGGTACTTATAACAATGGTGATAATGGAAGCTATGTAAGTTTATCCAAATCGGCGAGTGTAGGGATGTTATATCAGAATAAGGTAATACCTTGGAAAGGATATAATGATTATGCTTCTATAAAAGCTTATGAGGATTATTACGGTATTCCAGCCGGCACATATACCGGATACGATAGTAATGGCAACGAATATCACAGAACCAGATTCATGCCAAATTTAGAGCATGGTAATTATTATAACCGTGCCCAGAGTTTAAGCGACGAGCATGTTCGTAGTGATTTGTATCAGGTAACTGAATCATATTGGGTATCCCCGGCTCAGGTGTATGTAATTACCTACCAAACTGAAACCGGATTAGTAACTACCGAAATGGTAACCGACGAGCTTCTTCAGGACTTTTTACAGGAAAATGGTATTAAGAAAATTACCAGAACCATGAGTAAGGGAATGGAGAACCCGGAGATTAATACCTATTTCGTAGATTACGTTCCACAGGTAAGGTACGGGGTTAAAATAAGTGGAGGTGCCCTCGCTCAGGACAACCTGTATCTGGATGGAGAACCTATCGATCACCAGATAAAAGGGGATAGCAACATCTATGACTTTGTTTTACCTGTTGCCGGATATATCGGTACTTCTATGGCTAACAGGATTCAGCCATATCAAATATTCTATAATTTCTCCATAAACCAGATAAACAATATTCTTGAAAAGGAGATCGGTAAATTCTTCTTAGGAGATATAAATCTGGTTCCGAGTGAATACAAGGATTTGGGTGAAGATGTGGCTGATATATGGGCAAACCTTCTTGATGTAGCTAAGTCTGTAGGTGCTCTTACATTAGATACCTCATCTCAAAACACGAAAGGTGGTGTCCCTTTCAACCAGTTTGCTGTCTATGATTTGTCCCAGACAGAGCAACTTAAAACAAGAATGGAACTTGCTGAATGGTCGAGGATGAAATGTTTTGAAATGGTTGGTATCACGCCTCAAGTAATTAACGGCCCCAACAGGTATGAGACCGCCACCGGGGTCCAGCAGGGCGTTACAGCATCTATGTTACAAACACAGATATACTTTGATAACTTCGGTTACTTCAAGAAACGCGCTTTGGATCTTCATCTGGCTGTTGCTCAACAATGTCAGGAAGAAGGAAAGGATATTTCTGTAATGTACACAAAAAGTGATCTTACCAGAGCGTTTTTATCTATAGGAACCGACGGTCTTAGTCTAAGGCATCTTGGTGTTCAGGCATTATCTAATTCCAAGAAAAGGGATGAGCTTGAGAAATTTAAAACTTTCATGTTGCAGCTAAATACAGCCGGAGGCGATATTTACGATCTTGCATCTATCTTCACATCAGATTCTATGGTGGAACTTATACAGAATGCAAGGAATACTCGCGCATACAACGAGCGTCAGATGCAGCAGCAACAACAGAATCAGATGCAGCTTAACCAGCAACAGATACAAGCTGAAGCTGCTGAGAAGGATAAGCAACGTCAGCATGAACTTGCTTTGGAAGACAAGAAAGGTCAATACAGGATACTTCAAGAGAAGATTCAGGCGGCAGGCAGGGCGGCAGACGCCAAGAGCGACGCCACCTCCCTCAACTTCCTGGCTTCTGTTTCAGATCAGACCGTAAGGCAAGCTGATATAGAAAGCAAGGAAAGGATAGAGGATAAGAAGCTCGAAAACGATTCCAAACTTCATGATGATGAAATGAGAATAAAAATGGAAGAGTTAAAATTAAAATCCAAAGAACTTGCCCAACGAGCGAGGGAAGACGCCACCAAAAGGTATGTAGCCGGAATCAATAAGAATTAAGGATTAAATATCCCCAAATTTCATTAGAAAATCTCTAATAAAATTTGGGGATATTTAATTTTTAGTGAAGATTAAACACTTATAAGTTTTTTGTCTGAAATATAGGTATTTAAATATTTTTGCAGTATGGGAAAATTAGAAAAAAATGGAATAGTAGAATTGGACGATATTTTTAGTATCGGTCCGGTCGATGATGTTTATAATAGGGAAGAAGATATTCTGCCTATTAATGGTAATGAACCGGCTAAAAAAGATGAGAAGCCTGTAGAAGAAGGTTCTCAAATTAAAGAAGAGCTGGTTGTTGATCCTACTCCTGATCCTAAAGAGGATAAAAAAGGAGAAGAGAATGTAGTTGACGTTAATCAGGATCAGGTAGAGACCCCGGTTGTCAATTACAGAAAAGTATTGGATGCCCTTTCTTCAAGGGGAATCATTCCCGATTTGAAAGATGTGGTATTTAGCGGTGAAAACGGCGAAGAGATTACTATCAATGATCTTGATTTTAGTAAAGAAGATTCGTTGTGTGATATACTATCTACAGTCCTTGAAAGCCAGAAAGAGGACATTGTTAAGGATAAGATAGATGTTACCTCTGTTTCTGATATTACTAAGAAGCTTATCCAGGCTGATAAGGCCGGCGCGAATATCGTTGATATTCTTAAGCAATATGATACGAATGTCGCTCCTATAGAAAAGCTTGACATTGAAAACAAAGCAGATCAGATAAAGATCGTTCGCCATTATGTTGATCTTCTTGGGTTGCCTAAAGATGAAGCTGATGAGTTTTTCAAAGGCATTATCAATAAAGGTGAAGAGTATGTTGAAGCAAAGGCTATAAAGTATAAGGCTGAGCTTGATAAGAGAATGGATGATATTATCCAGCAACGTACTAAAGAGGCTGCCGAAAAGAAGGCGAAGGATGCAGAAGATTTTAGAAGGTATAAGAAAGACCTTAAGTCTTCTATCCAGGCAAAGTATCAGCTAAATGACACTATGGTATCTAAAGCTCTTGATTTTGCCCTAAAACCTTCTGAATCGAATCCCGGAATTACCAAAGCATTTAATAGGGTAAGGGAGATGATGATGAATCCGGAAGAAGCGCCAGATTTGATTATGTTTCTTATGAACCCAGGAGAGTTCATAAAACAGAAGTCGAATCAAGCTGTAGTTGATGAGAAAAAGAAAATTTATAAGCTCATCAGCCATACAAATAAAGACAAGAGGGTGGCTCCGGTAGATGATAAAGGTGATCAAGTTCAAGGTGTGAAGTTCGATGAAATCAGTATAGATTAAAAATTAAAACATTTTTTCGTTCATGGCTAATGTACTTTTAACAAAAAATTTCCCGGCCACCATGAATGGTGACACGGTGATTGGATATACCGACGCTAAAGTCGTTAAGCAAAGTATCGTAGAACACGATCTTAGCTCTTTAGAAGATTGGTACTACGAAGATCCTGATAAGAACCATCTGGGTATGCTTGAGTTGTTTTCTAACATTACAAACTATCCTCTGCCTATGTATATGGGTATGATCAAACAGGATGCTACTATTACCGTAAATGGTATCAATGGTTCATTCCGTTATGATCTTCCGGTATCAGAAACGTATGAGGTGGTTACAGTAGAAGACACGTCTTTGAAATATGCAAAACCTGGTATTGATGAAAGCTTCTTCGAAATTGTGTTGAATGCACAATTTAAACAAGGAGATGTTATTACTTACGATGTGATTAACGGTTGCCAGGCCCTTATCTCTACAGAGCGTCCTCCGAAACAAGAAGGTGAGAACTGGAGATACTGGTGTAAGTTGTGGGGCCGTTCTCGTGCTAAATACTTCCCGAAAGACATGCTTCGTGCCGGTATTAAATACTGGAAGGTAACAAACGTTCTTGGTGAGTTCTCTACTCAGTTCTCTGGCGTAGGAGGTGCTTCTAAGGCCGGTTCTATGACTTGTGAATTTACGCTTGGTGGACACCGTGGTGTTGAAGGTGAAACGACTATGTACGCTGGTATTAAGTCTTTGGCTTATGCGGACGAACGTACACAGAATTTCATCGACAAAGCTTACCAGAAAGTTCGTCAGCTTTCTGAAATCAGAGGAGGTGATGCAAGTTATGCTATCATCGGTTCTCGTCTTGGTGACGGAAGCATTGATATGCGTACAGCTCGTGTAGCCAATACAGTATCTTTGTTCTGTTTGGCTGAATTGGCTAAGATGGAAGCATACGAACTTATGTTCATGCGCGGAGGTAGAGTCAAGGGTCATAATGGTGTTTTGATGAAAAACGAAGGTTTGTACCATCAACTTCGCCGTGGTTTCGTTATCTCATATGCACGTCCGGGCGGTATCAAGCGTGAACACTTCCTGGCTGCTGCCGACTATATTTTCCGTGGTCGTAGCAATATGCCGATTGAAAATCATGTAATGAAATTCAAGGTAGGTGCTATGGCTTACAAGAACATCGTTGAAATCTTTCGTGATGAGTTCTTCTCTCAATTAGGTGCTTTGGCTCCGCTTATGGGTACAGAACGTATCATCAATAACCCGGTAACAGGATCAAACGATGCTCTTGAATTAGGAACTGTAAAGATCAAGGGCGTTACTATTCCGGGTATTGGTAAGGTTATTGTAGAACACGAACCTTCTTTGGATTACGTTGATATGGTAGATAGAAGCCAGTTGGTAGACGGCATGACTCCTATCACATCATATTCATGTATTATGGAAGACTTGACCGCTCCTGAATACTCTAATGCATTCGCCGGCATCCCTGCTTCAGCCGAAGCTCGTATTGGTAATATCAACAGCAACGCATTCTACGTTAAGCCTGATATCGGTTCTATGTGGTGGGGTTACGAACAAGGTAGATGGTCATCCAGGGTATCGGCTCAAGAAATTATATCCAGCCATCCTCGTATGTCAGAACAATTCTGGTGCCACTCTGTATCGGCTTGTTGGGTAAAAGATACCAGCCGGTTTGTAACAATTGAATTGTTACCAAGCTCTTTGTAATCATAACTTTTAATATTAACTTGCGGTCGGCTTTAAAACCGGCCGCAAATTTTGTTTCTAACATAGTCTTTTCATATATGAAAAGACGTAGGGTATATAAAAAAATGGGAAAAAAGATTTTTGAAGAAAGCCATGAGTCTAAGAAACTGCTGGCTACCGTAGGAGGAATGAAGATATATTCCGACTCTATTTATGTTATAACAGGTAAGATGGATGAAGAAGCTCCTTCCGGATATCAGGAAAGAGGCATTTCCAAGACTCCTTTCCCTGGTAACAAGACAGTATCTTGTTGTGGATGGGATAAGGATCTTAGGGTGTATGATACCGGTTTCTTCATCAATTCAGCATGTTATAAAGGTTACTCACTTGAAGACAAGAAGAATGAAATGGATATGCGTATTAAGAATATTCGGTATCCGTTTGAAGAAACTGTCAATGAGGACCTGGACCAAAAGAACTTCGATTTCTGGGATTCTTACAGAATTGACTTGTATGATGGTCGTTTGTTCTACACTAATGACGTTCGTGATTTATTTGAGCTGTATATAGCTATTTTATCCAAGTCTCTTACTCCTAAAGAGGAAGACGGTAATCCGATGTATGTCGAATCTTATTATTGTGTAGAAGACAAGACTACGGCTGTAGATATCAGGAAACAACGTCAGATTGACAAGGCTGATATTTTATACGAGTTCATGAACAAACTGAAAGGGTCAGAGGCTGAAAGGAAAAGCATCTACGATCTGCTTTTGTATCTTGACATCATATATAGCGTAGAGCTTGATCAGAGCATGGTTCAATACATATTCACTAATTGGATTGACGCCAAGAATACGAACGTTGACATATATAAAGAAGCAAGCTCAAGGTTCTTATCCGACGACGAATCTTCGGAGGGAATGCAGGTGATCAAATTCCATCGTATGATCAAGGAAATGATCGAAGGGCTGGCTGTCACCGTCAACACCGACGGACTGTATCTGAATGGCGAGCTCCTGGGCGCCGACGCCATCTCTGCATCTATGGCTCTTGCTTCCAATAAGTCGATGTTAGAAACCAAGTCACGTGTTCTTGAAGCGTATAATGCTTTAAAGAACAAGCATAAAAAAATAGAAGGAGCTAAGTCTGATAAGAAGAAAAAGGAAGATGAGAAAGGTTTTGATGTTGATCAATACGCTGATAAAAAGGAATAATTTATGAAAATCGTTGATTGTTATCTTCGGGCCTTACAGAAGGCTGAAGAAAACATGACCAACGGTGGTATAAAACTTGACAAGGCACGTTTTGTTCAGCTTTTTAATGACGAACAAAACCGCCTTGTTCGTTATATCCTTGATAAGAAAAACGAAGAGGATATACGTTATATACAAAAGTTGGTTGTGTACTCAAAAGAACTTGATAAGAAAGAAGATAAAGATAATCCGGAAAGCACTTTATTTTCATTGCCTTCTGATTTCTTCTCTTTTTCAAACATATCAGGCGTATTTACCAAAGGTGAATGCACGGTTACTGATTTTACCATGTGGGAGGCTAAGAACGAAAACCCGCATGAGCTTCTTGCCGACTTTTTTAACAAACCTGATTTTGATTTTAGGGAAACATTCTATACAATAGGCGAAGATTCGGTAAGGGTGTATAAGTCTGGTTTTGATGTAGACACCGTTTACCTTACATATTACCGCTATCCGAAGGAAGTTGACATCGAAGGATATATTAAATCCGATGGTTCTAATTCAACTGATATAGATCCTGAATTAGATGATAAATTAATTGGTATTATCCTTAACATGATTGAAAAGCAATTTGCTTTGAATGAAAGCGAATACGGACGTTATCAAATAGATTCAAACAACGTCCAATCTCCTTTGTAGCAGAAGAAAGGCATATCCTAAATTAAAGATTATCAAAAAGCATTAAGAATTAATTAATTCATAATGCTTTTTGTTGCTTATATGACTATCACTATTTTTGAGACAGATAACAGAATATTAATTTTTAAAATATTATAAGGCTATGGCTATCCATAAACCGTATGACAGACACATTATCTGTCCTCCGCACGCTAAGTTGGCGGACGTAGATTCTTTGTTGCTTCAAGAAGGTCAGATCGCTATCTATGATTTGGATGGTGAGCAGACTAAAGATGGTTTGAAAGCGTTGAAAGACTTGAAAGGATATCGTAAGGACGAACAACGTTTCCAGATCAGAATCGGACGTAATGAGATGGTGAACGACCGTGTATCTGATGATAAATCATTCTCTACACCTACGTTTGCTATTGACGAAATCATAGAAGTGTATGCTTCTGCTCCGAAGAGCAAAGAAATTAAAGTAGATGAGGTTATTTTCGGTTATAACGGAATTGACGACAATACCGCTATTACAGCAAGAAAAGGCGATCGTATTCCTATCCATATTAAGCTGACAGGACGTTTGTTCGAGCTTCGTGGTTATCCGATGGGTGAGGTAAATATTGATGATTACATCATTTTCGAAAACTGTCCGGGTCGTGAGGATATGTGTTCAGAATGTGATCCTTGTGAAGATGTTGATATTTTGGCTGCTATCTTGAAAACAATCGAACGTATCAAGAATCAGCCGATTGCAGGTGGTGGAAAGGTAGGTGATTTTGTAGAAATCCATCCTATCCATTCTTGTGATGAGTTAGAAAAAGCTCCGGCGGAAACCGACATGAATTTCTATTGTATGGAAATGTGTGATACCGGCGACGCTTATGCTCTGGCTCAGCTTAAGGCTGCTTATCCTGGTTTGGATATTAAGAGAGTAGGACGTCATCTTTCTACATCTAAATATCAGGTGATGAAAGAAGGTGGTAAGCCTTCTGATTATACTCAAAAGCTGTCTTCTATCATGAAAGGCTGCGAAGAGTGCCCTGAAGGATATACTAAGGTAGACGGCGGTTTGATTTATGCCGTAACGTTAGAGGATGATGGTGTTGATCAGTCTACTGTAGTAGAAAGCATTAAGAATGCCGTTAGTAGCACTGCCGAGAAAACAGCAGCCCAAGATGGCGGCGTAGGTATGTACACTGTGGCCGTAAGCAAGAAACTGACGAAGGCTGATATCGATGCATTTGTAGAAACTAATCCGACTGCCACAGTAACGTTCGTTGCTAAAACAGCAGATATGTGTAGCAATCCTACTGTTACTACCGTTAGCTGGGAAGCATGTGGTTCTTGTAAGATTTCGAAAGAAGCTTATGAAATCACGTTGCCGGATGATGAATGTGGTAACAGTGCTAAAGAAGAATTGCAGGCAGCATTCCCGTATCTGACAATCGAAGATTACGGTACACCTGGTGGATGTCAACACAAATTCAAAACAACGGTCGTTACTAACATGGTTTGCGACGAATGCGATAAAATTTTCAAAGACTTCTTCGTATCTAAAGCTCCCGAATCTTATCGTGGACGTAACTGGAAACGTTTGGGTGCCGTAGCAGGAGATCAGTCCATTATCGCCGATCCGATTCCTAAGAACTGCAAATGCGGTATCTTGTTCCGTGGTATTGACTACATGATTTCTCCGTCCGACTGTTTGATTGACCGTCTGACATTCCAAGAAGGATCTGTTCGTATTGCTGTAAATGGCGGTTATCCGGATGAACAGCGCGAGGCTATCAGCACGTACTTCAACCCGATCCATACCGAATACAAACAGCACTGGGCTCCGCGTACTCACCTCGGCGCTGAATTGCTGGATAAGGAACGCGAACAACGTATGTTCTTCGACTTCCGTAAGACTCACCAAGAACTTATGGAACGGATGTTTACCAACGAAGAAACCCGCTTAGACCTGTTGGCTCCGTATGCTGATTATTCAGTAACGTTGAAGCCGGCACGTTACTCTAACGGCTTCGGTAGGGTAATTGATGATCATATTACAGTACACTTCCATGTACCGTATGGCGCTCACGAAGGTATTCAAGACCTTATGGACTTGTTAGCTGCTTCGGCAAATATCAAGCCCTGCAAGATTTGATTTTCCTTTTTTCTATATATCCCAAGGGGGAGGAGGCTGGTCCTCCACCCCCTTTTTGTAATAAAACAATTTGAAATAAGTTAGTTTCATATGAACGGCGTGGATTCTTTAGTCGGTGCCTTAGGTAGGGGCATTGATAAAATAACCAACATAGTTGGAAAATGGGGTTCCTCCCAACCGGTAGATGACAGCAAATCCGGTATAAAAATAGGGGACAAAATCTACCAAGTGGTTGTGTCCTTAAATGGCTGTTATTGGTATCTTGACGAAGAAGGTAAGAAGCATCCTGTTTCTGGTATTCCGGCCACAACCGAATGGGAGTGGATTAACATAGCTGAGAAAGTTATCAAAGATTTCAAAACCTGTTACCGTACACCTGGTGGGAAGGTTGAAGTATGGAGTTGGTATCTTCTTAACGATCAGATGGATGTTCTTAAAGAAACCCATAGAATTACCGACAGTACTGACATGGATAATCCGGTAGGTAAGGTTCTTGCTAAAATACCGGACGAGTGGGTTATGATCGACTGTGATCTTCCTGATATGACAGAACGCGACATTACGTTCGTCAACAGATGTTATAAAACTCCGGATGGTAAGGTTGAAATAGAAGGATTAGAAGCCATAGATGATAAGATAAATATCAGGGAATCTATTTATACCGTTATTCAATCGACGGACGATAATTTCCCTGCCGGCCATGTTTTCAGGCTAATTCCGGAAAATTGGGTTAGAATGGTTTGTGACTTTCCTGACATGACAGAGCGAGACGTAACTTACGTTCTTGAATGTTACACTACTAAAAAGGGGAAAGTGCAAGTAGAAGGTTTGGTGGCCATAGATAACATTCTTGGAGCCAGGGAAAAGGTTTATACCGTCCTTCAGTCTACCGATCCTGATATTAAGGTAGGGGCCGTGCTGGATTCCATTCCCGAAGATTGGGTGAGGATGGTCTGTGATTTCCCTGACATGACGGACCGGGAAATTGTTGAAGTAGACGAATGCTACAAGACAGATGGTGGTAAGGTCAATATAAAAGGTTATCAAGCTATTGATGGCGTTCTTGGTGTAAGGGAACAGTATTATTATATTGTTAAGACAACAGATGATGCTTATCCTCAGTGGACGAGAATAGATAAGATACCTAACGAATGGACGAAAACCGAATGCGACTTCCCTGATCTTACAGAAAGACATATTATGTCCGTAGATGAATGTTATACTACTCCTGGTGGTAAAATACATCTTGGTGGATACAGGTCGGTAGATAGCATAATAGGTGTCCGGGACGAGTATCTTATTGTTTTAGAAACTACCGACCCTGATATACAAAGAGGCGCCACATTCAGCAAAATACAAGAAGGATGGCAGCGTATTGTTTGTGATTTCCCTGATGCTACTACATCCGATACAGAAATAGTAGAAAACTGTTATAAGACGGAAAAGGGTAAGGTTCAGATCCGAACATACATAACAATGGACGGATACGGAAATACGAGGGAATTAAGACATATGGTTCTTAAAACAACCGATCCTGATTACAATATCGGATCCAATATCAATCAGATACCGGTAGGGTGGTTAAGTATCGAGTGTGATTTTGCGTCTGCTACACAGCGCCATATAAGACAGGTGAAAAACTGCTACGTTTCTGATGCGGGGAGCATCTACGTTGAGGGAGAAATCGTTTACGACAATGACCTTGACGTGGACAAGATGGCGCTGACGGTCATGGAAAGCACTGACCCGGCGATAGCCGTAGGGGCGGAGCTGGCGGCTATTCCCTCTGGCTACGTGAGAACAGTTTGTAGATGCAATTGTTGTAACCATTAAATCTTATTGTCATGAGCTGTAACGAATATTTTTTAGTAACACTGGAGTCTAAACCGACTCCAGTCCGTCATAAATACACGAATTTAACAGACGAATGGTATGGCCCTGATGGTGTTAAGTACGAAGATCCTGATACGATAGCCAAAATAGAAGAACAAGCTACAGATAAGAATCGTATAGGGGATAACACCTTATATCAGAAACTTATTGAAATACATTCTCAAGGAGAGTCAATAAAATCAGACATCGGAGACATAGGTCAGGTATTAGATTACATAAATGGGGAGGAAGTGTAATGGGGACCATATCAGATAAGTTAATGAGGATCATAAATACCAAGGAGGATATAAGGAAAGCCCTTATATCCAAAGGGTATGATGTACCTACTTCCGTACCTTTTAAAGAGTATGCGAAAATGATATTAGACCTGCCATGCAAGGTAGATTCCTTCCCAGATATAGAAGGTATCGTAGCCAGATATTCCGCTTCCGGTCTCACTAATGAGCAGATGGCTGCTAATCCCGTATGGGTTGATAAGACGGGTAATGGGCACGATATACAGTTGAAAAACTTCTCTTGGAAGGGTATGTCTGGAGTTGGTGGATATGTTGGTGATTTTTCTAAATGGGTGAATAATAGAGATACTACAGAAATAGGAATAACTAAAAGTAACTCGAAAGTCATTATTGATGTTAAAGTATCACAGGGTTCAGGAAAGAATATTGTGTTTATCAGTAAATCTAATTTAGGTATATCTAATAATGTCACCATTAAGATTACAAGTACTTACCCGGAAGGAGTTATGAAATTTGCCAATTCCGCTTCGAATAAGTATTTAAAGTTGCCTTCAAATGGAATAATAACATTACAAGATAACCCAGAATATACAAGTAATGAAATGCATCTTCATTTAGCAAGTGCGGATTTAGGTCAAATCACCATCGAACAACTACCTCTCTACCCCGGTGCACTTGTCTTTGACGGAGTAGACGATTATGGTGTCTGTGAGAACTTCCCTATTCTGACTAAAGAAAAGGGATATACGGTTGTGGCGTTGAGACAGTGGATTACAAGGGGAGAAAGAGCATTAGGATTAGTATCTAATGTAAAGAATTGGCTCAATAATGGTGCCTTCTTGTTAGAATATAGAAATATACAAGCCGATCATCTTAATAAGCCTATATCTTTTGGAGCAATAGGGAGTGAAATGGATTTACCACACATCCTTACTTATCAGACATCTAAAAGTTATAATGGTGTTTCGATTACAACTGGTAATTTTGAAGGAACAGATGTGCTACATGTTGGGAAATTAGCTCCAACTAATGTAGGAACTTGTATTAACGCTGCTATCTGGGAACTTGTATTTCTCGACCACGATGCCACCGAAGAAGAACTGACCAAGATCAAAGACTACTTCGTTAAAACCTATCCCTGGCTCTTCCCCGACCAGGCATGGACTGTCACCGGCAAAACCAACGAGGACGAAGATCGTACTACTATTGCCAACATTACGGGCAATGGTAATGATCTTGTACTGTCGAATTTTGGGTTTGCAGAAGGGAGCGGGTATGGGTTGTATGCTGAGAATTATGCTGGTGGTAGATGGGTTCAATCTACTGATAGAGCGGATTTAACTTGGACGAGTTATTCTGTAAATATAACTTCAGTTAAAGTTGCGTCTACACAGTTATATTATCAATCCTATCCTGAACAACCTTCTTTTACAGTTCCTTCTTATAAGATAAAAGTTTATGGACTGAAAGATGGTCAAACTCTATCCTATAAACAAGTAACTTCTGAAGGACAACAGATATACAAAATATCAGAAGATGGAACTTATACATTACCGTCTTTTCCATTTAAAGCAAATGGAGATTGGTATGGATTTACCTTAAATAAGGTACAAGAATCCTGTGACATTACTATAGAGCAAATCCCCGAATACGAAGGATATCTGGTTACTGATGGGGTGGATGATAAGATAGTTTCGTCATCTTTTGAAATGGGTAAGGATTTTACGATTGTTGGGGATTGGAAGTTTATTGATAATAAAAAGAGTGGTACTGGTTTAGTAAAAGCGTCTAGTTTTTATATCTACAACACAATGATTGGACTTGATCTTTATATTAATTCAGGATCAGTAACAAATAGTCTTGACGGAATTAAAAGTATTAATGCTGCATGTTCAGATGGTAGGGCCTATGATCGTAATTGGAATGAAATACTGGCAAATACAGGTAATGTAGTTGGTTCTGGTGGTACATTGGAGGTATCGAGTAGTGGTGGTAGGTTTGATCGAATAGCTTTTAAGAACCTTGCAATTTATCCAAGAATCCTCTCCAAAGACGACTGTATCAAAGCATACAACTATTTACAAACCCTAAAATCAAAGTAATATGAAATTTATTATCATACCAAAAGAAGTATATGATTCCGTATCTGAAGAAAAGAGACGTGAATTAGGAACAGGCAGTCCAAGAGCGAGCGTAGACGGTTCTAAAGTTATTTTGCACATAGAACATTATGATCATCTATTCAAGTCTTTAGACATGCAGGCTGATGACGAACCTCAATACCCGTATCCGGTATATGACAGCTCTTCTTCTGAGTTTGAATCTGTTCTTTCATCTAAAGAATGGGTGTCCGATGTTAATAACGAACATCTTTGATCTTGTTATGGTTGGGACAATTGTTATATTTGTGGAAAGTTGAATAATTAAAGCGTGTGGTAGCGTTATCTACCATATAATCATCATGTTTCAGATAATAATCGGATGCGTTTTGGCTAATATCCTTACGATAGCAATCATCGGTTTAGCCCTGTATTTAGTGTATCGTAAAAACGAAGACCGTTTAAAGGCTTTGGATTCTAAGATTGATCAGAAGGTTGAGGACGTAAAAAACAAGGTTGGCGCGGTGATGGACATCGTAGACCAGATCAAGAAATTGTTGGATAAAATTAACAAAAAATAAATATGGCAGAAATAGGTTATAACAGTAAATTCGAAGGCCAGGAGGTTGATTCCAGACTTGAGAATGTGGTGCAGGCTGCTCCTGGAACAGGTTCGGAGTCGGGGAAGGGAGGCCTCATCCCGGCTCCCCCTGCCGGAAGTCAGGACGGTAGCAAGACTCTTCTTAGTAATATGACATGGGGAGATCATGTAACAAAACAGTACATAGATGATGCTGTTTCGGCAGCAGGGTGGAAGAAACAGATTGTTAGCAAACTTCCTACTGTTGAAGAAGCGAAGGATAATGTCATGTATCTTGTAAAAGACGATGTGGCATCTACAGAAACTAAAAACGTGTATAACGAATATATTTTGGTTACTGAAGAAGGTGGAACTAAGGTGCTTGAATCACTTGGTATGGTAAGTACAGGAGTAGATTCATCTTATCTTGATTTATCCATATTTCCCAGTACTTCTGGAACTCTTGATGAGGATTCGTATGCAAAAGTTATAGATGCTTACAATAACAATATTACATTAGGTAAGCTTAGTTTTTATTATTTTTCTTTGGATTATTTTTTAGACAATGATAATTCTGAATTAAAAATAATAGCTGTTTTATTTAATAACACCAACTCAAAGGAAGACGTATCTGGATCTTATATAGACATTGAGATGGTAACTTATGTTGTTTCCCAAGATAAGACATATAGAGCTATAGCTAATACGGCTACGTTGTCTAATGACATGTTATCTTATTTGAAGTTTATGGCTAAGACTCCTAATGTTGTCACAACATTAGCAAGTTTGCCAATAGATGCTCATAATATCATAGCCAACGTAGCTTCCGCTACGAACCTGTCTATGGCCGTATCTGCTGAGGATGTTGGGAGGGAATGGCAGGTGCGGGTCAACAACACTACCGGCACAGACATCACGCAGCCGCTTCCTACCTCTGGCCTGTTCCAGAGCATGTCAGGCGATAGCGTAGTAGTACCTAAAAATAGTTTTATAGAATTAAGTATCTGGTATATTAATGATAAGTTAGTTATCAGAGTAGGTGGACAAGCTTAACAGAAAGGATAGAGTATGGTTTATGTAAATAAAAACGTAAAAGGTTTTTACTGGGAAGGATACGAGTTGGATTCCTCTTCTTACGAAGTAGGGTATTCTTACCAAGATTTCTTAGATGGTAAATGGGTTCAACTTGACTCCGATCAAGAAAAAATCCATCAAGACAATCCTGATGCGAGTGTGAAAGAAGTTATTGCTATGCAGCTTGACCCGGAGCCTCCTGGACCGAACGAAGAAGAGTTGCTTGCCAAGGCTAAGGACAAGAAAGTTTCTGAGGCCAGGGAATATGCTTATTCTGATGCTGTCCGTTCTTATAGCTTGGATGGTAAACAGATATGGTATAACAGCAGCATGAGGCAGAAGGTTAAAAACGATATTGATGTAGCAAAAGGAAGCGGGATATACACCGTATCCGTAGCAGATTCAGAATACGAGCTTGATATTGCTAATACGGCAATGAATGAAATGCACGTATATGAATCTGAGTGCAACGATCGTACTGCTGCTATAGAAAAGGAAATAGCTTCTAAAACCAACAGGAGTGAAGTTGAGTCTATGAAAGTAGATGAAGGCTATCCTGAAAAGTTGGTAAGGACAAAGGATCAGATAATAGAAAAAAATAAGATACTTGAAGCCAATGATCCGGAGAAGGCTACAGCTATGTATATGAGGGCGATGATCAACACGCCGGCTATGTTGGAAAACATCGACCAGAATCTTGCTCTTAAGATAAAGGGGCTGTACCCTATTTGGGACAAGGATGGAGTTTACGGCGACAAAGGTCTTCCTATGGGCACGGCTGTTGTAAAAGGGCAACGTTTCCGTAGCAAGAACAAACCTTCGGATTTGGATTGGACTCTGTTTGAAGTAAGGCAAAATCACAATCTACAAGCCGACTGGGTTCCTGGTCAGGGAGGTGGAGCTGAAAGCCTGTATATGGTTGTTCAGGAAAAGCATTCAGGTACGATAGACGATCCTATTCCTTGGGTATATAATTCTATTTTAGAGAATGGAAAGTATTACATTGACAAAGAAATTAAGTATCTTTGCATAAGAGATTCAGGCATCCCTTTGGCTTACGAGAATCTTTCTGATCTTGTATCAGCAGGATATGTAAGGGTTGTTTAGGTCGTGATTTGTTGTTAATGTTATGGATAACCCCTGTATATTTATTTATGCAGGGGTTTTTCTTTAATCCAGACTCTACTTATTTTAATATTTGGTAAGGTTCTGATTATCTTTGTGAAAAAGGTTAAGTTATGGAAAGAAGTGATATTATAAAAGAATTGAGTCAGTATTTTAGTATTGTTGAATTAGTTGGTCCTAAAGAATACGGTAGAGACAAAGATCTTTGCTGGAGGTATTTAAGAACTGAGTTGCTTCACACGATACTGGTTTTAAGGAAAGACATTTTGAAAACTCCGATGACGGTTAATACCTGGAAGTCGGGTGGAAGGTTTGATGAGCGTGGGTTTAGGAACAATATCTCAGACATAGTAAAATCAAAGACCGTATCAGGGTCTTTGTATATCAGTCCTCATATGCTTGGGGCAGCCATTGATTTTGATGCCAAGGGTATGACGGCAGAAGAGACAAGGAATAAAATAATTCAGTCGCAGGATTTACTTCCTTGTCCCATTAGATTAGAATCAGGTACCAATTGGGTCCATATTGACGTATATGACTCTCTTGGAAGTAGCAAGAAAGTAACTATGTTCTAATATGGCTTACAGATTTGTAGGAAGGATGAATTTAGAAAGTTTCTGGGCTTTTCTCATTTCCGGATTATCAGCATTGTGGATGAATTTCCAGGAGATTCACCACCTTATATATTCTATATTGTTTATATTAGCTATAAATCTTTTGTTAGCTACTATAAAAAGTATCAAACACTGCTATATCCGAAGAAAGAGAAAGAGGCCTTTTAAGATATTGACATGCATAAGCGAAATGGGAGTTTTGAAAATCCTTCTTGAGTTCGCGGCCTGCTCTTTCGGGCTGTTTACCATATCCGGAATGGATCTTATTATGTCTATGGGAGGGCATAAATCCCCAGAGTTTATAGACATGCTTCTTCAGTGGATTACGATATTCGCCTTAATATTATACGGTGGAATGGCATTCAAACGCCTCGGCGACCTTGCACCTGATTTGATGATAGTAAAAGGTGTTAAGTACTTCTTTAGCAAAGTAAGTTGGTGGCAGAAGGTTCCATTCGGAGAAGAGCTTAAAGAAGGTATTAACAACGGTGATATACAAGAACTTTTAGATGAAGATAAGGAGGGTAAAAGATGTGTTTGCAAAAAATGAGAGCCAGGCATGTGTTGGGAGTTTTTCTACTGTGTTTTATATCTTTCTTGTTTGGTAAAACATGCAAGAAACAAGAAATAATACACGATATAGAAATAGATACGGTAATAGATACCATTATCCAACCTATTCCTGTTCCTCAGTATATAGTTGACGTAGGGGAGGTAGAAATACCTTTCCCTATGGATGCTATAGTTGAAAAAGATACGATAAAAGACACTGTCTATATCAATATTCCTATACAAAGAAAAACATACAACACAGATGATTATCGGGCTGTTATAAGCGGATACAGACCTAATTTGGACACGATGATCATCTACCACAAAAAAGAAATAATATACGAAAAGAGCCGGCGCTGGGGCATAGGACTGACGGCAGGGTATGGGGTTGGGCGCGAGGGCTTTTCCCCCTACTTAGGCGCTGGAATCTATTATAGGATATGGTAATAATCACGTCCTATTTTATTTAATACACAACATTTTAAACTTTTATCACCCCATTTACTTATCTTTGTGGAAAAAGGTAAGTTATGAATTATATCGATATTTTACCACAGATAAGAAATAACATTTTCTATGTCAGGATAGTAATGACCGACTACGATGTGGAAAATCAGATGGTTATTAGAATAGTATCCAGAAGAAATGACGGTCTGTACAAGACGGAAGTAGTACAGTATCCAAATGAAGGAACTGATTACAACGGAGAAATCATTGTTCCTATGTTTGGTATGGCTAAGTCATTGGTGGCCCAAATAGTAGGAGTTAAGATAAATGGTACCGAGGTACGTGTTAATAGTACTGAAGTAGAGGGAGCTGATATAACAGCCAGATACGATGATTCCCTTACCAGAATGGGATGGGAGGAGAGTATGAACAACATCCATCTTGATTTTGAGGTTATAAGCACCAACAACCCTAAAACGCTTCGCATAGCCGATCAGTCGGAATGGGGGATACTTGCAGACAGACCGGCTATTATAGAGATCGTGCCACCTGAAGACGAGAATAAGTATGTTTATTATCTTGGTAAGAATCAGTTGAATGTATTCAACAGTAAGACTCTTGGCATAAATCCAGGTCGCGGAAATGATTTTGAAAACCTAAAAGATGGTATATACGATATTACCATAAAAGGCAGTCCTTCCTCTTATTCATTTAACAGAAAGTATTTAAAAACGGATCTGATCCGTCTTAACATAGATAAGATATGGGCCAGGTCAACTGTGTTATGTGATCATGAGGATGATGACATAATTAATAAAATAAAAGAAATAGAGTTTCTGCTGGCTGCGGCTGAAGCTAATATGAGATTAGGTAATTTTGAAAACGTAAAACAATTATACGAAAAAGCATCTAAATTGATTTACGTTCTCAATAATTGTGAAAATTGTGGTTGCAAAATTTAATTAATTAAATATAAGTGAATTATGGGATGCGGATGTGGAAGAAGCAACATTGCTTCTGTTAATAAAAGTCGGGCTATAAAGCCTCAGTCGAATACGACACCTAAAGCTGATTCTAATGCGGCTTGTATTCAGAAATATGATGAACTTGCTGTTTTGGACAAGAAAATCATAGACCTTCATCGCAAGTTCAGGTTTGTAGGAGGTGTAAGTAAAAGGTATGCTGATATTCAAAAGCTGGTAAGAGGCTGGATCGTTAATTTGAAGAACGAGTGCCCGGATCCTGATGATCTTGCTACTTATTCTGAATACATAAACAAAGAATATGCCAGGTATTTTACCGTGAAATGATATGTCAGCTACCGGAAGTACACAGCAAATTCTTTTCCCCTCATCTTACTTATGTGAGTGTGCTGATCGTTTTATAGCATGTAAGGCTGATCAGTATCTACAATATCATAAGTATAAGGTAGGTATTAAGCCTGATATGGATATGGTTCTTAAAATAGATCGTATGAGAAGAATCGTATGTGAGGGGGAATGCGGGTTGTGCCCGGACGAGATTCAGAAATTTAAAGAAGAACTTAATAAGATCTTGTCATGAAAAAGATGTATTACAACAAAGAATACAGAAAAGCTTTCAAGAAATCGGATTGTCTGGAAGATCTTGGTTCTGAAGAAACGTTTATCGTTCATGAGGCTGAATTTTGTTCGGATATAAGCCAGGATGATGCAGATAGGAAAGCGGAAGAGTTTGCGGAGAAAGAAGGTCCGTTGTATGCTAATAAAGTAGGTGGCTGTTGCGAGGTATATTATAACACAAGACAGGAAGGGGATTTCTTTAAAAATGATTGTCCTGATGGTCAAAAACAAGAACAACCCACACATCACGTGGTAGAGGCCGGGCGTGTATGGTCTAAGTTCAGTACCGAAATAGCCAACTACGAAGCTGCGAAGATTCTTGAGCAAGAAGGGCAGGCTGCCGCTAACGAATCTGGAGTATGTAAAACCGTTTATTACAACGAAGATCAACATGGTTGGTTTAGTAAACGTTGTAAGGAAGGATGGAAGGCTCCTGAGAAATACAGGAGGATATACGCCGGTACCGTAACGTCTTTCATTAGCGTTGATGATGCCAATGAAAAGGCTAAGAAGATACTGGAAGAAGAGGGCATGAAATGGGTTAATGAAAATACCAAATGCGAGCCTGTTGTTGATGAATGCAAATTTGATTTTTGAAAATGAGCAACGTAAAATTTAATCCGACAGAAGGTGAGAACGATAAACTGGTGTCGGTGTTTTCTGAAATAAATGAAGGTCTTGATACGACTTTGAATTACACTATTTCCGATGAAGGGAATAAGGCTAAGAAGAGCATCGTCGTTAATCAAGTTGGTAAAAGGGAAAAGTTTTTATCGAAGAAAGGGGAGGGATCTGAACCTTTTGTTTTGTCTGATGGTAATACTTTCAACGTTCTTAAAGAAGGTGCTTCAGGATCGGCATCCGCTTGGGCTGAGGACCAGCTTCCTCCAGAAGCCACGGAATCAGTTGGCGACAAAAGCCTTCTCCCTTCTTGGGATTTTTACCTTATAGACATGACTCAAAATACCGGAGACAAAGTGCGTCCGGTTGGAAAGCTTCGTAAGAACAATCTCCTTAGATTTGAAAATGGAGATTTTGCTCCTACGGTAGGCATAACCGAGGAAATGAGAGCCGAATGTGATGTGGAGTTGTATTTGGATAGCGGTCATAAAAATAAGTATTGTAATGCTGGAGCATTTGACGCTAAGGCTTTTTACGAAGAGTATGGTATTGGTCAAAAACTTTATAATGTATCAGGATCAGAGGTAAGGATTTTAAGACCTTGGGAGACTACTTCAAAGAATTATAGCATATTCTTAGGATGTAGCAAGAGTTTGTATGTAGTTGATAAGGTAGTTGGTAAAAGTGGGAAAATATGGTCTGGTGTGTACGACGCAGACACGGTTCCTATGCTGGACGGACTTGACCTGCGCCAGACGTGCCCTGTGCTGCCGCCCACAGCCTTATCTCCTGGACCGGTATGTACAGTAGACTCCAAGGCAAGATCTTTCTTTTTCTTGTATGAAGGAGAAACAAATTGTAAATCTGGAGCCGGAGTTGGTAACGCCTGCACGATGTTTCTAAATGGAAGAACTTATCCGAGAAGCAATGATGTAAATCAGATCAATATAGCTAAGTATTCAAGGGTTAATAACGTAGATCCAGAATCTTCTTATCCTTTTTCTGAAGGTGGGTTCTTGACCTTAAATGCTTATATCATATACCTTGAAATGCTGTACGGTACTAAATACTTGGTTAATCCAGATACTTTTGGATCAGGGATATCAAGTAACTCCGGGGTAGGTAATGATGTTAATTACCATAAATACGGAGGATTGAAATACCGTAAAAAAGGAGAAGATACATGGATGTATGCCACATGGAACAACAGTTCTTCTATTATCCATTATGAACCTACTAAAAAAACTCACTTCTCTTACCTCATAAATTCAGAGTATCCTAAAGAACAGTGCATGGAAAGCCAGATGGCGGCTTCTTTTGCATTCGAGACAGGCGTAGAAGAAGGATCAGAGTTTGATTTTTATGGAGGAAAATACTGGTATAAGAACGTCCAGGGAGCCAAGAGTATGGCTGAAGGTCATATGAATGTTATTGTATTTAAGGAAATGACCGGCACTATATCAGCCTTAAACGAAAATGACGAACCGGCAGAATTTGATTTGGAAGTTATTTTAAGGATGTCTTTGTATGATGGCATGAATTTGTCTGGAGATGTCTTTAGGTATTGTGGAGGAGGATACGAACAGGTAGGGACTTGTTTAAATGATCCTAATGTCACTCGAATAGGTAATACTATTGATATTTATATAGAGCCAGATCAAAAGAAATGGACATATGAGAAAAGGTCTACTATAAATAATGGTGAGGTTTTTAATTTTGAATCTAAATATAAAAAGATAGCAACTACCCAGAATTTAGGAGATAGTTTTGCTTTACACCGTATTCCTTATACCGGATGGAAGGATAAAAAAGGGGGAAGTATCGGAACAGGAGAATGTTTTTATACATGGGACAATTGCTACTGGGCTTCATCTGTTGGTATAAAGTCCAGAGTGGCTGCTCGTTTCGGCGGTAATGCCCCCCATGGCATTTGTTCGCCTCGTACTCTGCATGCGTCTCACGCCGCTTCTGATACGTTTCGCTACTATTGCGGCCTTGCCCAGTTGTTATTAGACGTCAGTCAACCGCAGGTTTGATGGGTGTAACCCATTGATGGCGCAGCCATCATAAGCGCAGCGATAAGGCGCAGCCTTATATACTATATCACGGCGCAGCCGTATCTTGTTAATATAATATTTTATAGCTACAAAACAAAAATTTAAAATATTTAATACAAATTGTTTTGTAGCTATAAAATATTATACATACATTTGCAATATCATTAGACAACAGAGATAGTTAACATTATAAACAATAAAAATCTATTCAATGAAATCCGTTAGTCTGCTAACAAGTTTTACATTGGGATCTGACCTCTGAAATAGCAAATAACGGTTGAGAAAAAGGTTAAAAAGAATTGGCTGCTCGTTTCGGCGGTAATGCGAACAATGGCAATTGTTCGCCTCGTAATCTGAATGCGAATAACGCCGCTTCTAATACGAATCGCAACAATTGCGGCCTTGCCCTGTGTGGGCTAAAAAATTGGGTATATTCTTTTTAATCTTTCCCAGGAGTGGAGAATCAATAAAAGACAAGCGTATGAGGTTATATGATAAAAATATGATAGAGATGCGCGACGGTCGTAAGCCCGTCATTAGCCCACAACTGAAATCAGTTTCAAACTATATAGATATAAGTTTGGATGATATTAGAGAAGCATGCGAAGCAGCATTTAAAAACCATTCTAAAAAGAATGATGTTGTTAATTTCAATTCTGATTTTGATGGTAATTCGTTAAAATTGTATGAATGGTATTTAGATGGTACTTATGTTAGCAAAATCAAATATCGCAAACTTGTAAAAGAAAACAAGAATGGTAAGGTTCGTGAAATAAACAGCCCGGATCTTACCACCAGAATTTATCAGCATCTTGTTTTAGTAAAGTTAGGTCCTTTGTATTATGAGAAGGATAATATGAATGGTCTTAATTGTAAGCCGGGATTTGGCATAACAGCATCGTCTAAATCAAGGTCTCTTATTAAAAAGATGAAGCATGTTTATTATGATAGACTTGATTTGAAGTATTTGAAGTATTGTTTGGTTATAGATCAACGTAAATGTTATAACCATGTAAAAGACAAAGTGTTTAGAAAAGTACTTAAGAACTTTATTTCAAATAAAAAGTTTATAGATTTTGTAATAGACGTAAGTTTCGTATCTGGAGAGCTGCCTATAGGGACTCCTACAAGTCCTTTCATTCATCATCTCCTTATGAAAGATTTTGATGATCTTGCAAAGAGAATAGCTCCTTTTTCATTGAGATATGCCGACGATAATTTCCTTGCTTTCTATACTAAGGAGGATGCTAATACTGCCAAATGGAGGATTAAGAATTATTGGTGGTATGAGCTTAAGATAAGATCTAAAAGGCATACTTGTATTATAACAGACATGGATAGACCTCTTGATTTTTGCGGGTATGTTTTCCACCGTAATAACAAAGGCGTATCTGAACACAATAAAGGTTATGTGACAATAAGGAAGAGGGTAGCCAAAGACGCGAAGAAGTGTATTACAAATGAAAGCTGGTCTTCTTACTTCGGTCTTTTAAAACACTGTGACAGTTATTCATTAATGTCAAAAATAGAAAATATCATGAAATTACGAGATTTAACAAGCACGATTCGTATTGATAAGAAAATGGATGCGGACAGCATCGATGTAAAGAACCTTGAAGGTATTGTATTTGATATCGTGAACTACGAAATACGAAGCAATAACAAGAATGAACCAAACTGGATAAAGTGTTTGATAGGTATTCCTGAAACCAATAAAGAAGGGATTCCTACTGGCAGGAAACTCGCAAGGGAATTTCATGGTAATTATCAAGGTATAGTAAATTTTATTTCAAAATGTGAACTTACTTATGGCAAAGATGCTATTCTCCCTATTACCGATGTAGAGATAGAAAACAGATGCGGATACGTTTTTAAAGGCAGCACTAACCGCTTGGAATACATTGATTGACTTCTCATTGTGATGGTGTGAATGAAAATTATTATCTTGCACCAAAAAAAAGAAAGTCATGAATTGTAACACTTGTAAAGATGACGGACCTGATATTCTGAGATCTAATATCTGTATCGGGTCTGATCCGTGTAATGACTGTACGGACAATTGCGAGATTCTTCCAAAAGAATGCGATTGCCCGTATGGTCATTTAAGCGATCATTGCATTCATTATACAGGATGCAAGACATTCATATCCAAATTAACGCCGGGCATGCCTTATAATGAGGTTATGCATAATATAGAACTGGTTTTCGAAAACATAGATAAGTTTTTGGATAGGATGGTTGAAGAAAATACGCTTCTGAAACAAAGGGTTGAACAACTTGAAAAACAACTTCAAAATGGAAAAGAGTGCACAAATTGGTAAGGACTTAAGTGGTAAACACGTATATGTTCCACATGTGGACGAGACGCCGGTGCCATGCCTGGACGGATACACCTGCACGAACTGCGTGTACTGCGCTGACGACATCAACGCTGGCTACTTCAGTCTGGCTCAGAGATCTGATCTTACGGCTTTAATCAATGCAATGATATGCCGTATGGAATATCAGGATAGGGAAATAGAATTTTTAAAACAAAAAATAAATATTTTACAGAATGGCAATAACAGGTAACGGTTGTTTTGGCAGTCATGGTGGGTGCGAACGCCCGCATCATTGCGATATTCCTTCTTCTAAGATTTTCTACGATGGAGAAAATATAGAAGAAGCTGGTTTGTATCATGGTATGCCTTTAAATAGAGCTTTAGCTAATTTAGCTAAATACGTTTCAAGGGCTATTAACGTAAGTGGATCTGTTAATATGGAGGTATTTGACGGTACTTCTCATGTGGTTCTAAAGAAAGATCCGGCAGAGATTTTGCTTGTGTCTTATTGCGGAGGTGTCGTGCCTTCTGATATGTATAAAGTCCAGGGTCGTACTGTTAGGTTCTGCCGGGATATGTGTCAACAAGACGAATTTGCTGAAGTGAGGGTTGTTTACCGAGAAGAGGCAAATAGTTCTTATGGGTTCCATTGTTAATTTAGGAGGATAAGAAATGGCAGAAAAATGCAAAGGATTTATATGTGGGGGTAATCTCGTTGATGGCTCTGTGCCTTCTGATAAGTTAGATAAAGAAACTATTATCGAGCTTATTAAAGAGATTCTAAAAGAGGAAATGCACGAATCTTGGCTTAAGGAAATAATAGAAACCATACTTAAGGAATCCATTGATTCGGATTGGCTTCGTGAGTTCTTTAAAGAGGTTCTTAAAAAATATGCTAAAGAGGAATGGTTTAAGGACATTATCTGTGGCTTAGGATGTGTAGGTGTACAAGAGATATTCGACGTTATTCCTACTGACATAACATTTGAAGCTACAGGAGGTACGGCTACGGTTCAGGTGGTTGTCGATGATGGAGTTGAATGGGAGTTGACACTTTAAATTAGGGAGGATAATTATGTCGAGAGAGAAAATATATAAGATGGATGATGGTTCTTGGCTTACCTCGGACAAGAAGGAAGGTGTCGGTCGTGATAAAATGAATTTCGATGCTCCATCTTGGAAAGGAAGGGAAGACAGGATCACTATCCGAATTGTGAAGAAATCCGATACTGAAAGTATGAAAGCTATAACTTTCAGGCAAAAAGGCATTAAAATCACAGAAGTCTCGGTTAGCAGGCTGGAGTTCCCTATATCTGGTGGAGATAAGCAGATCCTTATTACTACCAACGCTGCTTCTATCAATGCCCTTATTACGGGTGAGAAAGATATAAAGGGTGTCATAAAAGCATTTACTACCGCTTCCGGTCTTAATATTGACGTCAATGATATTAGGCTTGATTATGGTTTCCCTGGTGATCCGGGTCTTGAAGACACGTTCCAGGTTTCGATGATTGTTTCCATGCCTGGCAATGAGGATGGGAATGAAGTTAATGAGAACATAACTATAAATGGTGTACTGATTCCTATTTATCAGCCTGGAAAGGTCGTTCCTTACATTAAATTGGATAAGGAATTTGAACAAATTGAGGGTGATGAAACAAGTACGCAGTTAAGTATAGAAAGTAATATAAAAGATTATGTTATTGAAATAGTTGAATGCGAGTCTGTGGATAAGGAGGAGATTCACCTGGACAAGGATGTTGTTGATCTTGATTCAGATGGATCACCGGAGGTAATCAACGTAAGTACAAATCCTGAAAATTTAAGATGGAGGATTAGGAATGAAAGTAGATAATTGTTGGGCGAACATAGATAAGAAAGAAGGCGGTCTTAACAGTAAGGTTAATATTTACTTTGATGAAAATGATACTGGTGCCAACAGAAGTGTCAAGATAAGGGTGTCTTCCAGGGACGGTAGCGTATCTGAAGAATGTACGTTAGTTCATGAAAAAAAAGAACAGGTAGTTTATAGAAATAAAAGACAATCGGCTCTTTTCACAAAAGAAGGATGTAATTCTGAGACAGAGAAAGGGGAAGAGCTTGAGTACGTTGTTGAGGCCGGAAAATACACATCTATCATATCTCAGTCTGATGCTGATGACAAGGCTATGAAAGATATTGAGCAAAATGGTCAGAACTGGGTTAATGAGCATGGTCGTTGTATAACCATATTATGGTACAATGTCAAGAAATCAAAGTCGTTTAGAAAGAACGATTGTGATCCTGATACCGAAGAAGGAAGTTTGGTTACGATGACAATCGAAGCCGGGCAATTTTCTTCTACCATAAGCCAAGAAGATGCCGACCGTAAGGCTGAAGCTGAGTTGAATGCCAAAGGTCAAGACTATGCTAATTCTCATGGTACTTGCAATACCATAAAATGGTACAACGACAGGAAATCCAAGATGTTCCAAAAGACAGATTGTGAGGTGACTGAAGTTGGATCTATGGTAGAGTACGTTGTAGAAGCCGGCCGCTTCTCTTCTTCTGTTTCTAAGGAGGATGCTAATCAGAAGGCTTTGGATGCCTTGGAAGCTGAAGGTCCAGGTTATGCTAATGAGCATGGTACATGTGAAACAAATTTATGGTATAACGTAGAGAAGTCAAAAGTATTTTATAAAAATGACTGTGAAGATGGATTTATCGGAGCGCCTTACACTTACACAGTAGAAGCCGGTAAATACACATCAGACGTAAGTCAAGAAGATGCTGATAAGAAAGCTCTTGATGATATAGAGAGAAACGGCCAAGAACAAGCCAACCTTAATGGTGAATGCATTGAGGATCCTAATTATTTTATAGGAAAGGCTTCGGCTCGTGTTCAGAAAAATGATTGCGATGCCGAATCTCAGACCGGAAGCTTCGTTGATTTGACTGAAAAGGATCTTGCCGGATATCCAGATGCTTTTGTATCAAGGGAAAGCCAGGAGGCAGCTAACGCGTTGGCTGAAGCAGCTATGGAAGAACAGAAACAAGATCTTGCAAATAAGAAAGGTACTTGCATAGATAAAAACCAATTTGTTGGTGTATATAGCAAGGTATTCACAAAAGACAATTGTGAAGGAGAAGGCGTAGGTTCGCAGGTAACGGTAGACCAAGACGATGTAACTGGTGGTCCTTTTACTTCATACGAAAGCCAGGAGGCGGCTAACGCGCTCGCTCAGGCTGCCGTCGAGCAGCAGGGCCAGGCCATAGCCAACCGGGACGGCCATTGTACGTGGACTGGTAAATACAGTGAGGAATTTACCAAAAATGATTGTACTGAAGGTCAGGTAGGATCTAAGATTACGGTAACCGAACAAGATGTTGTTGGTGCTCCTTTCACATCTACCGTAAGCCAAGATGATGCTAATAACAAGGCCAAGGCTGCTGTCAAAGAGCAAGGTCAGGCTATTGCCAATAATAAAGGGAATTGTGAAGATATGACGGTCTATACCGGTCATTACAGTAAGAGATTCGTTCCAGAATGCGAGGATTGTCATAAAGGTGTAGAGATGGAGGTTACGGCTGAGATGGTAAATGGAAGCCCTGTTACATCAACAGAAAGCCAGGATGCAGCAGACGCAGAAGCCCGTAGGATCGTAGAAGAAGGCGGTCAGGCTTATGTTAATAAGAACGGAACTTGTACACCATTAAGCACCGATCCTGTATGGGAGGACGTAGAACCGGAAGAACTTAGATGTAATGAAGGTAAGTCTCAGAAAAAGCAACGTGATACCAACGAATGTTCTGAAACTCACAATCAAGAACGTTGGGTAGATGGCGGGAATAAGGTTTGTAGCTGGACCGGTCATTATACAGAAACGTTCCAGAAAAACGATTGTGAGATACCGGATTCAGGAACGGAAGTAGAAGTAAGTGAAGCTGATGTTGAAGGCAATCCTTTTATTTCTTTCGTAAGTCAAGAAGATGCTGATAATAAGGCCAAGGAAGCTGTTAAGGCTCAAGGACAGAATATTGCCAACCAAAAAGGCAAATGTAGGTTCGTAGGCGTATATAGCAAGGAATTTACGAAAGACAATTGCGGATCATGTCAGCATGGTGTTCCGATGAGCGTAACACAAGACATGGTAGGTGGACCGTTCTATTCTAATGAAAGCCAGGAAGAGGCAAATAGATTAGCTCAGGAAGCCGTAGAAGCCCAAGGTCAGGCTTATGTTAACAAGAACGGAACATGTGAAACGGACAACACCGATCCTGTATGGGAAGATTCGGAACCGCTTGAAACTAAATGCGAAGGTGGTAAATCCTATAAAAAACAGGTTAATACCAACGAATGCTATGGTGGAGAAAATGAACGTTGGGTAGAAGGTGGAGATAAGGTATGTACCTGGACCGGAACATATAGCAAGGTATTTACAAAACAGTGTGCTGACGGCGGTGTCGGATCTAAGGTTACCATAGATCAGGATGATGTAACCGGTGGTCCTTTTACGTCTACCGTAAGTCAGGAAGACGCAAATAGCAAGGCTCAGGCTGCCGTCGAACAGCAGGGACAGGCTCTTGCTGACGCGCAGGGAACTTGTACCTGGACCGGTAAGGCAAGTAAGGTCTTCACCAGAAACAATTGCGGAAGCTGTCAGCATGGTTCGTCTGTTACCGTAACCCAAGATCAAGTAGGTGGTCCATTTACGTCCAATATCAGTCAAGCTGATGCTAATAAGAAGGCTCAAGATGCTGTAAATTCCCAAGGTCAGGCAGTAGCTAACAAAAACGGTGATTGCGTAGCTGATAGCACAACTCCTTCTTGGTCGGATACCGGAAGCACCCGTTGTGACGGTTGTACGTCTCAGAAGCAACAACGTGACACCAATCCATGTTCTTCTTCTTACAACGACACAAGATGGGTTAATGGAGGTGGAGAATCTTGTACAGACTGGTCTTATTACGGAACAGGAGATTGCGTAGGTCATACTCAGTATGATGCTTATCGTGATAGTTGCTCTGGTAGCATAGATCGTCAATATTCTGTAAGTTGTAGGAATTGCTGTAATTGCGGATCTTACGGTTCTTGGCAAGAAAATGGATGTAAGAATGATCAAGTGAAATACGTTCGTTATGATGATTGTGGTCATGCCGAATACAAATACGAATATGAAGTTGGAAAATGTGGATATGCTCCATATGAGTTTCAGTTCCATGATGGAAGAACGAGCAAGTCGAGGTCTGTAACTGGAGAATCCCAGGATATTGAAGAAGTTATCATAAGTACTAAGAGTAATTCATATATGGGTTTTTCTGTTAAATCGAAACCTTCTTGGTGTTCTGTCGATTACAGAGATCAGACATCTGAAAGTATGAAGGCTGTGGTGACGTTATCTGCCAATACAACATCTTCTTCCAGATCCGGTGATATTGTTTTTGTTCAAAATGAATCTGGAAAGACAGTTACTCTTAGTATTTCGCAGGCAAGACAAATGTTGTATAAGTTCACATTCGATGATAATACTACTTCAGATAAATCTTTATCTGTTCAAGCTGCATCTAATGATGCTCAATATACAATCAAAAGTACATTGAATGGTTCTTATCATGGTTTTGCCACTACGTCTAAACCGTCTTGGATTACGACTGAGTATAAAAATCAGGCTTCTGATAGTATGGTTTGTGTTCTTAAGATAACTGCCAACACAAGTACATCTTCTTCTCGTACTGGATCCGTTGTGCTTACTCAAAATGACAGTGGTAAAACATTGAAAATAAATGTTACACAAGCTGCGGCTGAGGTCAAGCTTGTACCAGCACATATTACATTAAAAAACGGCTCTTGGGCTACTTATAAGAAGAATAATGTTTCTTATAACCCTGGTGCCGGCAAGTGTATTGCTGGATTCGAGTGGACTGGAGATGAAAATGGAGATATACGAATTTATACTTGTGATATTAAGGTAGTAGATTCCAGTTACCGTGAGATACCTGGAGCTACTATAAGCATTGGAACTACAACCCAGAGAAAACAGCCTGGAAGCTCTTGTTCGTATTTCAGAGCTGTAGCGGGAGGTATATTGGCAGGATATGTTCATGTTGGAGATGAGAATAAGGATACTACATGGTATATACGAACTATAAACGTATCCTATGACGGCAAATTGTATAAGAGTGCTACTGTTAGACAATTTGAAAAAACAGGTATTTCCAAGAATGGTGGTATATTTAATGTCTATAATGAGTCACCTGCTTCTTACAACTTTATCGTAGATGGAGCTGAGTGCGGTGATGATAGAGGAACTTTAAAATACTCTTATTCTCAGATGAATCTTAATCCAGCATAATTAACAAGGGAGGGGATTTAGTTCTCTCCCTTGAATGTTTTTTGGATTATATTATTTTGTTTTAAGTATTGTCTATTAGAATAAAAATGATTAATATTGCATATCATTCAATTTTAAAATTTTAGTATCATGGCTTGTAAAAAGAAAGCTCGTCAGGGTGGTGAAGTCGATAAGAAAGACAAACCTAAAATGCGCCAAGGCGGTAGTGTTGGAGGCAAGATGAAAAGAAAGAAGACGAGCACTAAAAAGTGATTGAAAACCAGGGGAAGGTGCTGATCACCTTCCCCATTTTAGTAACATAACAACAATTTATTATGAGCAACAAGTTTATTAGCAAAGGGCAAAGGAATGTCTGTGTGACGTTTGTGAAGTACTATCCTGTATTGATGCAGGTTATTATGTTAGCCCGCATTTTTGATGAGTTTTATCCTTTTAGTATCACTAATTGGCTGTATCCGATATTAGGTCATTCTCTATCATGGGACCTATTTCTCTTGGCTTTTTCAAGAATGTTCAGGTTTTGTATATGGCATAGGTTATTGATCTATAGCATGATTTTTAATATCTGTGTAGAATGGGTTACGGTTAATATTGAGATGCCTATTGAGCACAATATAGTAGTGTGGTCTGTTATGGCTGTTACTCTGTTGATAATCATTGCCTCTATTGTTTTAAGATTTAAAACAGGATGTTTTGAAAATGAAAGAAATTCTGACAGAGACGCTGCGTAAAAGTGGTGCGGCGGTATGCGATAAGATAAAGGAGATGTTTTTAAGCGGGGAATGCGATCATCTTACAGCCAACGATCTTGAGACATGGACGCAACTTGCTAATCCGGCTAAGTACTATACCGGAGAAGAGGCTATTTCTTATCTTAATGTAACTTCTAAAAGATTTTATGAATATCGGAAGGCGAAGTTAGTTCCTGATCCTGTTAAGATAAAGGGATTCCCTAAACCTTTATATACGAAAGTTATGTTGGATGAGGCTATAAAAACCATATCCGGCATGAGCGAAAGAGAGATTTATATGAGGATCTTGAATGCTAAATCAAGAGAATCCAGAGCAAAAGAAAGGAGGGGAGTATGATTACAAATGGTGAATTTGTATCAAGAGTTGTAAACGGTATTCATGCCCTTGACAAAGATTCACATGTTAGTCGGAGATGGATATTGAATATCGGTAGAACCAAAGCCGAATCTTATACAGCCCAGAGATGGGATGATGGGACATTGCTTGGCGACCACCGGCTCCTGACTTACGTTACTTGTTTGGAGATGATTGAAGTTGACAAAATAGTTTGTTGTGATGCCGAATTTGCGTTGTGTAATACACTTATGCGTTCAAAGCATAAACTTCCAGGACTTCTTTATTCTGCCCTTAGACCGGCTATTACTAAGGTGACTAACGTAGATAACACTATATTTTTTAAGTTCGCTGAAATAAAGTCGTATCGCAATGAACAAAAAAGACCGTATGCTAAATACGTTAAAGAACGTCGTCCTTTTTATTATGTAGAAAACGACTATATTTATATACCGGATTTTCATATAGAGCTTATTAACGTAGAGTTCTTTACAACAAGAAGAAAGAAGGCGCTGGAGTTAATGGCCTGCGATCCTACACCTAAAGGGTGTGAATCTGAATGGGAATACGAATTTATCTGCCCTATTAAGTTAATTGAGTACGTAGTGGCAGAGACGATAAAGGAAGTAGCATTCAGGCTACAGATTCCTGTTGATGAAAATCCGAATCTTGATTCTAATCAAAAAAGTCAAATTGTTCAATAACGAAACATTTTTATCCTTATTTGGGTCTTAGTTGTGAAACCAAGACCCATTTTTTTATAATTTAGTGACATGAAAAGAACATCAATACAATCACCGTATTTTGTAGCCTACTACCATCGTCTTATGAAAAGAAAGAATGGTTTTAAGAAAGGCATGATAAGAGACAGAGGAGAGGTTTTAAGACTGTTGTCTATTATATGGAAAACCGTATCAGAACATTATGTGGAAGCTGATGCCGGTGTTTACGTAGATAACGTAGGATACTTATGCCATGTACTTATACCAGGGCAGCGCTTTGCCGTCAGGCGGGACCTGGACATCGTGAGCAGGCTCGGCACCAACGGCTACCTCTACAACCACCTGGCTATGGATTTCGCAGACTCCAAAAGATATTACCATTTTGTAATACAAGATAGTTTAAAAAAGAAGTTAAGGGTTAAAATGAATAAAGGACGAAGATACCGATTTATGTACAATGAAATACTTGCTAAAAGAAGGGTGTTTAAAGATTTCCAGATTAAGAGAGTTTTCGAAGATCGAGAACTCAATCATAGGAACATGTAAAAAAAATATAGCGATTACCCTTTATTGATATAGGTTAATCGCTATATTTGCATATCCGTCTACCTTCTCAGGCTGGCGGATATAAAAAGTAAAATTCCTATTATGGGAACAAATGTAAGCAATTTTCAAAACAATGCGAAGAACAGTAACATTATTTTGACGTCGGAATCCAACGAAATGGAATTTAGCAAAGAGGTTAAAACCGTATCATCTTTCAAAAATTCAGATTTTGGAGAGCTAAAAATTATTATTATTGACGAAGAACCGTATTTTATAGGATCTCCTATAGCTTCATTTTTAGGGTACACTAATCCGAGAAAAGCGATAAGGGATCACGTTGATGAAGATGATAGACTAATAATGAAAGTACCTGATACTCAAGGGTGGAACGAAACGTTCCGTCCCTACACTCCAAACACTAAAATACTGATAATCAATGAGTCTGGATTGTATAGCCTAATTTTTGGATCAAAGATGGATTTTGCTAAAAAATTCAAGAAATGGGTAACATCTGAAGTTCTTCCCTCTATAAGAAAAACCGGCTCCTATTCTATAACACCGAAAGACTATCCATCTGCATTAAGAGCATTAGCTGACGAGATTGATGCCAAAAATAGAGCCATAGCCGAGAGGGCGCAAGCAGAGGCGGAGAGACAACAGGCGATTAAGACCATAGAAGAGCAGCGTCCTGATGTGGAGTTTGCAGAATCATTTAAGAAAGTTGACCATGAAAATATGTGGTTGATTAGAGATATTGCGAAGAAGCTTGAACAAAATGGGATCATTATTGCCGAAAAGAATCTCCGTATGTTTCTTGAAGAAATGAAATTCATGTTCAGGAACGGGCAGGGTAAATGGGAACTATACAGTGATATCGTTAAAAATAAGTTTGGTGTTTATCGATCTTACTTTGTGGATAAGTACTCCGGGGAAAGAGTTAATCAGCAAACAATATACATGACTGGTGCCGGATATGAAGTTACGCTCAATGGTATAAAAGGGAAATGTAGAAGCACGTTTCTAAAGTACGGTAAGTTTGAAGATCCTAACTTTTAAAACAGCAAAATAGGGCATTAATCAGATTATTAATATCTTTGTGGAGGTCAGGTTCGTTTCCTGTCCTCCATATTTTTTTTTACGATGACTGTTGAGGAATATATCATAGAATTAAAATCATCTTTAAGATCATTTGACAAGCGTGATCTGATAGATGAGGTATCCATCTACAAATGGGTAGAAATTGCCCTGAAGAAGTTTGGAGGCGATATTACTATGCGCAAAGAGGCGGTAGTGGACGTCAAGCGAGGACAGGCTCGTATGCCGGGAGATTACTTTGATCTTATTCTGGCATTTAAATGCGATTTCAAGGGATATGAGGTACCGGAAGGTGATAAGGTGATACCAGAGCTTCAAAATACAATAGCGTGGAAAGAACGTACCGAAAGAAGTTATAGGTGGTGTTCTTGCAATGAATGTTGTAAAGACGAATGCGAGAAGGTGATAGTTGAAAAATTTTATATCAACACCCACGATCGCGATCATGAAGTTCGTTGCTATTATGACCGGCCTGTGATGTTAGGTCTTGCTAAGCCTATGCTTCGTGATTCTTGTTTAAGTAAATGCCGGAATAAGGTAGTAAAGGATAGTCCGTATGAGATAAATATCGTAAACGGATTCCTGTATGCTAATTTCGATGGTCCTATTTACATGCAGTACCGGTCTCTTCCTTTTGACGGAGAATCTAACATAATCATACCAGACACGCCGCAGGGTCTGGTCCTGGATTATGTCGATAATTTTGTGAAGATGAGATTCTTTGAGGAACTGATGTATAATGGAGAAGCACAAGGAGCAGCCGATTTGTTCAAGTTGTATGCACAGCAAGATTTGGTTAAGCTGAAAAATGCTAAGACCGAACTTAAGATGATGGGTATGACATTGAAAGGCATGTACGAACCTCTTAGACGGCGCCGTGCTGAGTTTGAGATATATACTAAGGCGTATCCTGTAATCGATAATATACTTAAATTGGTATGACAGAAGTCGTTATATTCATATACTTGCTTGGTGTTATTGCGTCTATGATTGTTTGGTCAATCAGGCAATTTAAAGGAGATGCGAGTTTGGTAGAGACAATGTACTGCCCGATAGTATTTTTGTTGAGTTGGATATACGTATTCGAAATATTTAAAATGAGATAAAATGTTAGAAGTTAGTGCAAGCGAAATAGTAACCGCCGACAAAATGAGAGGCGTGGGGCCGGCAAACATCCTTTTCACAGCCGGACCGAATCCGGTAGCCGAAGATCGCCGTGGTGTAGCTAAGGTAACGGCTGGTGGAGAGAGTAAGAATGTTACAATCACACAAGCTGCCGGAGAGCAGGTTGTTGTAATTCCTGAGTTCGATTATCTTGTTCTTAGATACGGATGGGAATCGGAAGACGGTTCCGATTTTGATACTGCAACCGGTTTTACTAACACAGGCATATCAAATGTGGATAACAAGTACGTTGGATGGAGTAAGCAGTGGGCCACCACCCAACAACAGGTAGGTGATTACCTTGTTCATGGTGGTGATAACATGCAGTCCGGTCTTGAAGGGGCACTTATTAAGATGAAGACCTTGCTGTCAGCGCCGGGCATGGACGAGTCAGAACCTAATATCAATGCTGATATCTATGGTAATTGGTATGGGAATAGAGGGCGAGGAAATGTCGTTGTGTCTTTTACAGCCTACCTTGGAGGAGAGATGGTTAAACAAGGATTTAACTTCATTAACGAAGGTGGTGAGGAGGTTTACTCTGACAGCATCACTACCAACGTTTCGGCTCATGGTGAAACCAATTACCAAAATATAAAAGGTTTGTACACTAAGATGGGTACGATGGTTTATAATAAGGAAAAGCGTGATTGTGTTATTGTTATAGGTTAAGACATGGAAAGCCTTTGGAATAAATACAATAAGATCAAGGAGGTGTTTTACCGAGATTTCGTTTACGATTCCAGTTACACAGAGCAGGCCTCGTGCATCCCACTGTCGTCGGTGAAGGACGGGGTAGGCTGGGTCGGCGACGGAACCATTAACCTGGCTCAGTATCTCCAGTTCCTATACACGGAAATAATTCTTGGCAATAAGACAGAAGATGATGTTCGTAATGCCATACTGGTACTTACTCGCCTTGCCGATACTACTTATGATCTATTTTTTAATAGTAACAAAGGTATTTATTTCAAATTCGAAAAAGGATTTTTCTTAAGAGACGATATCCATAGCGAAGATGCCGATAAGTTCGGTCTTACTAAGATAAGTTCTGGATATACTAATGGTATAGAGTTAAAAGACGAAGATCCATGTTTCTCCCCATTTACTTCACAAGATCAGATCTGGAATCTGGCTCCGATATTAGCTTTCTTATCAGAAAAAGGATTTGAAGAAGCCGGGCAAGCAGGATACGATATTTTTGAGTACGTTATTAGAAACAGACACAAGATATACAATCCTTATTACAGCGCCTTGCTTCATCATTGGACATTTCTTCCTGATATGGACACCGATAAGGTTAAGCCGTGGGATAGGGTTAGTAATCGTAACAAGAATCTTAAATACAAAGTTAAGGTTAAGAGAGGAGCTAATAACTGGTATTTTTCTGGAGGGTTCAGATGGGCTTTTAAGAAGTTCGGAGGCGAGTGCAGTACATTCTGGCATTGCCTATGGTATAAACCATTTATATTTTTAGCAGATAGAGTATATCATCCATATGTATGTAAATGGTTTGGCATTAAAGTCAAAAATAATTCTTACTATTGTCTTGGATCCACAAATGAAAAATCATGGTACGGTCCTGGATTTAATAAGAGGCTGGTTAAGTTCTTTAATAAGTCTTTGGAAGGATCGGAGTTATTTATGCCTCATCTTGTCTTCTTGCAAGAAGCCGAATGCGTTGAAGGAGATAAACTCAGGGCCTTTTTAGATAAATGGGAATGGGATGGTGTTAATTCACCTATTGAGTTTTTGATATTGTGTAACTGGTACAAAATTAAATTCGGAAAATGAAAATCTATTACAATTCTAAGATAGCTAAGTTATTTACGTTCATTGACGGCTACAAAACAATTATGTTATTTGGAGCCGTATTTACCGAACGTGATAGTATATCATTGAGAACCGAATATCATGAGGAGGCGCATTGTAATCAGTATCATACGTTATTTTATTTTGGTATGTTTATATCATTGCTTACAATAGGATTGTGTCTCTTATTCGGTAATGCAGGATGGTGGATGTTATGGCTGTCCCTTATTCCAATATTTTTATACTATACATGGTATTTAATTGAGTACCTGATTAGGTTGTGCATATATCGCGATCATGATAAGGCATATCATAATATCGTATTCGAAAGAGAGGCTTTCGACTTAGAAAAGTATTGGAATAAGCATGATGTTTTGAGGAAGGAGTCGGAAGGGTTTAGTTTCCTCGGTTATTATAGGAAGGAGTATCATTATGAGTAGGAGAAGATATTTTGAGGAACAGAGATCTGGTAAAGGAGGAGGAGGTTATGGCGGCGGAGGAGGCGGCGTCAGATACTCTATGGTTTATGCCGGAGCCGGCGGTGATGGTACTGTGTTAATTAGGGGTAGAAGATATAAATCGTAAGTAGATGTTATGAGACGAAGATTTGAAAATGTTAATATGGCTATGGGTAATTGTTTCTCTCCTGTAATGGAAGGGAGTCAATTTCAATGGAATAATATTGTAGTTAATAGTCCAGTATATATAACTCCAATAAGAAGAAAGAAATTCAAGATAAGTTTTGGAGAATTTGATTTATCCAAAGTTTTGTCTAATGTATCATCTAATCGTGATATTATAATAAGAGATAAGTCTGCATATACGTTTCTATTGTTACTTCTGTCTGCTGATCATTCTAAATGCAGTTTGTTTAATAATCATCTAACAGTTAATACCCAGGATTTACCAAGATATATTTTTTACATTGATTCCGAACATGAGGAACTGTATTCATACAAAGACGGGGTTTTAGAAAGTAATGTGACGATAATGGATCCAGTTGATAATTATTTCTATAATTATATTGATATTCAAATAAGAAATTTCAATGATAATCCTATCCCCGATTTTTATGTAGGTGTGGTCGATAAAGTAGGAGACTGAAAATGTATTTCTTTTCTTCACCTACTTTAGAAATCCATGATTAAATCTCTTTTGCTATCTTTGTGACAAACAGTTATAAAATGGCAGCAGAAGATAACAGAAACATAGCGGTTCCTCAAACAGGTATGAACCGAGATCTGCATCCGTCGAGTCTTACGGATCAGCATTATACGTTTGCCTTGAATGCCAACATCGAATCCGAGGATGGTAATGTTGGGATGAGATCTAACGAGCACAGTAATCTTAAATGCATTGATTTCGATGGGTTTAAGGTTATTGGTTACAAGAATGATCTTACTTCGGGCAATATCTATTTTTTTATAACAAATCCTGAAACAGGCGTATCTAAGATAACTTATTTCAAGCCTGAATCCGATACAAGTATCTTATCCGATTCCGATATAGAGTCTATGGTAGAAGGATCGGAGTCGTTGTGTTCTGGCATGAAGACCTTGCTGGAAGACAACGAGCAAGATCCGTGCCTTAAGTTCTCTATCTATCATCCTATAAAAACCATAGAAATAAAGACAGAGAAATGTGGGAAATGTATTTACTGGACTGACGATTATAATCCTCCCAGGTATGTTATTGTAGACAAGGCTCTGACGGCGGATGATGAAGGAGATATTTGGTATCATTATCATGGGTATAAGATATGCGATAAAGAATATGATAGAGACAAATTCATGCAGGAGAATGGTTGTTTTCTGGCATGTGAGAAACTTAGGGTGTTTCCGCTACTGGACCAGCCATGCGTAGAGCCGGTACAGATAGAGTACGGGGGCAGCCTACGTGCGGGCGTGTATCAGTTTGCTGTGGCCTTGTGCGATGAATTTGGTAACGAGAAAACTAACTATACTTCATTGACTAACCCTGTTCATGTATTTGATGAGCAATATATTAGGATAAATGATGGTAAATGGGGAGAAAGAACTAATCTTGGTATAAGACTTAAGGTGTCTAATCTGGATAGGCAAGTCAGCCATTACAAGGTGGCTGTTATTCAGAATACTGTAGGATACAATGGCGAAACACAACCTGTAGTGGATTATTTTATAGAAGGTATTCATCCTATTACAGAGAAGACCATATACTATTATTCTGATCTTAATAATAAGAGGACAACATTTGAACATATTTCTTTAAAAAGAGCCATATATAATACATCAAGAGGAATAGTGTCAGTCGGAAACCGTCTTCTTCAATATGGTCTTACGGCAGAAAAAGAATGGAATTTACAGCCTGTAGTTTCCCTCATGGGTCATTTCTTGAAATGGCAGGCGTCTGTAGCCCACGAAGATTTATATAAGGATGGTAATGCTTGTTCGTTGTATGTGGGATATATGAGGAATGAAGTGTATCCGTTTTCTATCTCGTTTAAGACATCTACTGGTTATAAAACTCCAGCATTCGTTCTTGTTCCCCCACCTTCTGATAAGGCAAGAGAGGAAATGAACAAAGACAGTATCCCATACCAGTCTATAAACGCATATGCTCCGGATTGCTCAGGTGTTGATAGGAAATATGTATGGCAGTATAGCAATACGGCAGGAGATGGGGTATTGATTGACGACGATGCGGTTGTTATAGATGAAGAACAGAAAGAGGGTAACAACCCGGCTACTGTAGGTCAAACTGTTATAGTGGAAAGCAATTTCGCTACTTTTAAAGGGAAATCAAGATTTATTATCGATTATGATGATATTGTAGGAACCCCTATAAATTATTTGTCTGAAAATATAGGTCTTGTAGCTTGTAACAATAAGGAGAATGGAGACAATGAAAGACAGATATGCGATATAGCTACCAAATACAGAGAAGACGGAACACAGGATTATATGGAACCAATTGATCATATTGGGTTGCCAGAAATGGAAGGAGACTGCGAAGTTCCCCATCGTCAAGAATCTATATTGTCTGCTCCAGTTCCACTAATAACAGGCCTTGTAGAAGATTATATCTATAAGGTTCTTAGCGAAATGGAACACGTCTCTACAGATTATCTATATACCACAGGAGGAGAAAATCAGAATAAGTATTCTGTGTTGTTTAATTACGAGACAATGGATTCTTTATCTGAATGGATGGAGGAAGCATTTTTTGGGTATAGCGCTGGCAGCATATCAGGTGATGGCAATCAACACCTTTGTTCTGAGTTTTATCCATACTTACAACCTGGATCTGTTTTAAAAACCGTGTCTGATGCTATATACGTATTAGATACCATGCCTTGTACATGCGGATGTTATATTGAGAGTTATTGCTCTGATCCTACTGTGTCAAGAACTGATTATAACAACTTTCAAAATTATAATTATCTTCTTGGAAGTTATATTCTTCATATAGATGGATGGAGCCAAAAGATAAATGATGTAGGAGATTGGCGAGCCGGTAGATCTACCAGTACAGTCATAAATAATCAGTATAGATCAAAGAACGGACCCAGGTATTGTATTGAGCAATTTTGGCCTGGAGCTTCTGAGAAGTTGCAAGATATGATATATAAAAATTCGGATACCGGTATAGATGAAACTGATTGGAAATTTGAAGGGTATGTAAACAATGCTACATTTAATAATCCTACAGGGGATAAGCTTAATATTGGATTCGCATCTGAATTTGTGGTATGGAAGTTTGTCAGAAATGTAATGACAAATGCAAGATTTATTAAGATTAATAGACCAGAAGAGTGGGACATAGAAGGTTATAAAGACGAGAACAAAGTTCTTTATCTTGAAGCTCTTGGAAAGGTAGATGGCATAATGGATGCTGTGTCTACCAATTACGTTCGTGTTTCTTTTTGGAAGGATGTTGAAACATGGTCCCCTCTTGGAATAGTACCAGTTGAATTTGATAGACCTGAGTATGAATCATCTCATTCCGTTATTGTTAACATAGCAAAACCGGCTTTCGGAGAAATAAATGAAGAGTTTTTTGATTCTATAGGTCAAAATTATTTTTATGTTACAATAGAATCTCCTATTGTAGCAGTTCCTTGGATAATGACGTTTAGACAAATTCAATTTTGTTCTTATAAAAATTATGATACCCCAGAAGAAGAGGAAGAAGAAGGAAAGAAGCCTTCCCGTGCTATTCTTGGAGTCGCTTTTGCTACAGGTAAAACCATATATCCTTATATTTTTGGTGTAAGAGAAAAAGAAATAAATAAGGTTGATTTGTCTGTTGATTCAATAATATTAAGATCGACGGTAGTATTTGCATCAAAATGTCAGACATGCGGAGATAGGCCCATCAATTGCAAGCCTCGTCCTTATAAATACGGGGATTTTGCATATTGGGAATCATCTGAGAAATATCCTGCTAATTTTGAACTTTATGATAGTAGTAGGATGAAAATAGACACAGGCAGATCTTATGATGATCCAAAAAAAACAGAAGCTTATTCTAATATTATGAATAAGTTAACAGAATATTATGGTGCTCCTTTGTCAGACAAAAATGGATTATCTTATTTCAAGGGCCATTCTTATGGAGGGATAGATACTTCTACCATATTTTGTCAACAACCTATACGTCATTACCGGTTTCCAGATAATAAGCATATACCATTCATGAACAGTGATGAACGTGGATATGACGTAGCTTCTGAAATATATCCGGTAGGTATTATGGTAGATGAGAACACCATACAAGTGTTTTTGGATTTTGCAGTGGATTCTGGTTTGATTACGCAACAACAAAGAAATACGATTGTAGGATATGAACTGTATCGTGGAGATAGGAGACTAAATAGGTCGGTTGTGGCTTCAGGATTAGCCTATGATATGCTTAGATACATAGGAGACGATGGTAATGTGAATATCTATCCTAATTACCCATATAATGACCTGTCACAAGATCAATATAATTATACGTCTGGCAAAAGAGACGAGTTTATATCCCATCCTTTCGACAAAGGAGGAAACGTGTGGTATTCATTCTGTTCACCTGATATTTATTTCAACAAGCCAGAACTTCCAAATGAAGTATGTATAGACGGGTTTCAAAGAGGAATGTCTGTGGGCAGTTTCGTACCTGTAGAAGATCATCCAAAATGGACTATCTTAGGTCCTGCCGCATACACGATGGCTGCGTCGCTTGCCGCAGTTGAATCAAGTGCCACAATAGCAGCTATGATAGCAGAAGAGCTTCAGATAAGGGCGCAGTCTGGATACATAGGAGGGTCGGCCGGTCTTACCGGAGGAGGATTCCTGACTAATTTAAGTGTGGCCATGCTGTTTTCTTCAATGGTGTCAACCATCAGTCAGACTCTTGCTAAAGGCCCGATATTGTATGGTAAGTACCGTTATGATTGGCTTAATACGTTTATAAACAATGGACCAAGACGTAATCATGCATGGTATTATACTTCTGTGGGATTATATAATTCAATGATAGGCATAACAGATCAGGATAAGTATGAACGAAATTTTGCCCGTGGTTTATCTTCTGTTAAGTACATTAAGTCTGGCGTATATCCGATGATGGATGCCAGTATGTCTTCTAAATGGGGAACCGGTAGAAATGATAATGAGGGACGTTTCTTATTCGTTAATAATATAGATCGTGAATCTTCGTTATTTTTATCATTTGGTGATCCAGGTGAAAAAGGAGATGGTAAATCGAAATATTTATTGGAATATCCGAACTATGTTTACAATTACGACAGTAGCCGCATAGATGATTCGGTTATTGCTGGAAGTGATGTTGTAGCAGGAAGAACATTCGAGCAATCCAAAACAGTATCGTACATCTGTTCTCCGTATATGAGACTTATGCGATATAGGCCGGATCAATATGGACAGATAGAAGATATAAAATGGATTTCCATAGGCGGATGTGGCTTTTTCACTAATGAAAAGAAACTGATGTTCGGTGGTGATACGGTGATAACCAGATTTTCATTAAAGAGAAAATTTCCTGTTTTTTATAATAGTGCTTTTGGTATTGGAGATATGATACCTTTCCCTTACATGGATTATAGAAATGTAGGATATCCAAGATATTTTGTTAATTATGATACAGGGGAAGATGCGCTTGAAACCACGGATAACGAACGTTTCAATAGTTGGACATCTTCTAATAAAGGAAGATATGCTTTTTACCCAAATAGGAAGAGCTTGTATGAATTGAACGGTGACACCTCCGGTAAGTATGTAGATGGCAGATTTTATACATGGTTCTATGGTATTCCTCAGTTCCTTGTAGAGTCTGAAATAAATTGTAATTTCAGATTAGAGGGCCCTCAGCCTCATGAATTATTCTATCCAAAAGTAGGAGATTTTGTTTGGTGGACACAAGAAAAGAACGTATCTATCCATAGGGACAATGATTACAAGATAAGTCCTATCTATTCATCAAGAATGACATTGACACCTAATATATTGCCGGCAACATACGAACGTCGTTTTTATGATTGTGCTTACCAGCGACCTAATGGTGTTATATGGAGTAGGGCTGACGTATCTGAAAACAGTCAAACAGATCCGTGGCTAACGTACAAGCCTATGGACTATCATGAGTTCCCAACCAGCAACGGGAAGCTTATTCACATGAAGCGTATTGAATCCGATCAGATCCTTGTCAGGTTCGAGGATCAGGTTTCACTCCATAACGCCATAGACGTAATCAAGGAGCGCACCTCCCCGGGGCAGGCTGAGATGGGCACAGGCGGTCTGTTCGCGTCCAGGCCTCTGGAGTACAACACGACCGACCTCGGTTATTCTGGAACACAGAGCACTGAAATAATTAGTTCAGAATTTGGTCACTTCTGGGTAGATACTAAAAGAGCACAGGTATTTATGACCGATCCGAACGGACGTAATCTCAAGGAACTTAGTGTAGGTATCAGGCATTGGCTCAAGCGTCATCTTCCTTTTAAGATTCTTAGATACGGAATAACCAACATCTTAACCGGCACAGAGATGACAGAAGAAGATACAGACAATAAATTTATCGGTCTTGGTCTGTCTCTTGGATGGGATAACAGGTATAAGAGGGTACTTATCACTAAAAAAGATTATATACCTGTTAAGAACCCGGCATATTACAAATATGATGGTGGAAGGTTCTTGTACAATGAAACAGAGGTACTGTCAAACGATAAGGAAATATCTTTAAAAGACGAACAGTATTTTAAAGACGTGTCGTTCACTATCGGATATTCGTGTCTGAAGCAAGAATGGATTTCTTATTATTCGTTCTGTCCTGACTATTATATAGAACAGCAACAATATTTCCAGACAGGAATAAACTTCCCAGCATCAGACGAAGAAGGCGGCTTATGGAGTCATTTGCTGACGAATAAGAGCTTCCAGACATTTTACGGAACAACATATCCGTTTATATTAGAAGTGCCGATAAAAGAGAAATATAATGGCTCTACGCTGGCTTCTGTAGAATACGAGCTTGATGCAAGGAAATACGTCGATGATGTGAATTACACTCTTGACAGGAAAGTAGGTTTAGATACGATAACTATCTACAACGACACAAACAACTCAGGTGAAATTCATCTTGTTCCAGAAGAAAAGAATAATTTAGCGCAACGTATATCGTATCCAAAGATCGTAGGTGACCATACTGAGGTCCTGGATACTGAGGTATATAGAAGACATAAGTTAAATGACTTCTTCAACAGGGTTGACGATGACCGGTCAGAGACCCCTATTTGGATCAAGGACGATAACGATATAAATAAGTCAGTTAATCCTGATGCTCTTAATTTCAGACGGTCATGGCTGGATAGGTTGCGTGGTAGTTGGATGCTGATGAGGATAAAGAAAGTAATTAGCAACCGGAAAATCATATTTCAGTGGTTGATTTCCGAAGATAAGATTAAGAATAGATAATATCGTATTACCCTCTGCCTATTAGCAAGTAGAGGGTAATACTTTTAAGTACAAGGTTGTGTATAATCACCTTATGTTATTCACTACATTTATTTATCCAAATTAATACATTTTAAATTATTTTAATTTGTAAATCATATTTTAGTGTCTATATTTGCATCGTAATCAAGAGAGATTATGATATAAGACAGTGGTGATGGAAGGTGATACTTCGGTTTGTGTCATAGGTTCGAGTCCTATATTTTCATTTTAATTATCCGGCTCCGTTTTTCCTCTGTTTGAAATATATAAAAACTAATGAGTGGTGATGGGGTTAGTTACTTCGAATTTAGCTCAGATGGATAGAGCGATACTCTTTTAAAGTATAGGTCGATGGTTCAAATCCATTATTTCATTGTTTACACTAACTTCAGCTTTTCCCTCATTGAGTATTCATTTTGATATATTTTTTTCAAGCAGTGGTAGTAATATCACTGCTTTTTTTTGTATAACACTTTAAAGAAAACAACAAATGGGAAAGTTTAACAAAAAGGATGAAGGTGTTAAGCCTACGATCGTGAATCACATGGGAGAGAAGGCGTATAAGCCTAACGCAGAAGAAGAGTTGGTATCTACGGTAATGACTACCATGTTATCTGATTCTTATTATGAGAAAGAAAAAGATAAAGTAGAAAGAATTAAGAACCTTATGGATCAGGTGGATCCGTATTTTGCAGCACAAACAGCATTGTATGTTAGGAAAGAAGGAAAGCTTAGGTCAGTAACGCATCTTATGGCTTCTGTCATTGCCAGCAAAGCATCGGGTAAGGAATGGGCTTCAAGGTTCTATAACAAGATCATTATGCGTCCTGATGATATGAGTGAAATTCTTGGCTGCTATGCGGCTCTTAACGACAAAAATCCAAAGAAGTTAAGAGGTATATCCAGTGCTATTAAGAAAGGATTTAAGACGGCTTTGGAAGGTCTTGATCCGTACCGGATTGATAAGTATAAGATGGACAGTAGGGTCATTACTATGGTTGACTTAGTAAACTTATTTCACCCTAAAGGCAATCAGGCTAATAAAATGGCTTTCCAGTACCTTATAGAAGGTCGGTCTTTGTCTGGATTATACGAAAGCAAGATTCTTGAAAAAGAGATGTCTAAAGCCGGACAGGATAAGAAAGACAATAAGGAAAAGAAAGAAGCTTTAGGTGACGCTATTCGGGACGTGGTTTCTAATGTAAAAGGCATGCCTATTTTTAATATGGTTCGTAACCTTGTAAACATAATCAAATACGCGCCTGATCAAATAGATGAAGTTTGTAGGCAGCTTACAATAGAAGAGAAGGTACTTAATTCGAAGATGCTTCCTTTCCGTTTTGCTTCAGCTTTCAAAGAGGTTGAAAATATGGGCACTGATGGTTCCGATAATGATATTGTATTTGAGTCGGATAAAAAACGAGCTAAATTAACAGCGCGTAATAAATATAAGATTTTAGATGCGTTGGAGAAAGCCATAACCATCTCCTGCAAGAACTTGCCGGTATTGGAGGGGCGGTCGGCTATCCTGATTGACCACTCTGGCTCTGTACGTGGAGATATGGGAGGGTCTTCTGAAGTGTCTGCCTTTAGCAAAACAAATACGGCTGTCATTGGTAACTTGTTTGGCTGTATGATTGCTTCTGTGCTTCCTGACGTATTTATTGGTATGTTTGGTGACAAACTTATCAATTACGAATATGATAGAAGCAGAGGTGTTTTGTGGAACAACAAAAAATCTTTTACTGCCGGAGGAGAATGCGGTGGTGCTACCGAAAACGGTCTTTTTGCATTCTTGGAAAAGTGCGTTAAAGATAAGATCAAAGTAGATAACTTGTACGTTATTTCAGATATGCAGATAGGAGATGGCGAATCTATTGTATGGGAGAAAAGTTCCAATTATGAATATGGTAAATTCGCCGAACTTTTGAAAGGATTCAAGAAAGTGAATCCAAATTGCAAGATCGTTTCTATTTCTATTCAAGGATATGGAAGTGAGATGTTTTACAGAGGATCTAATATCTTGAACATAGCTGGCTGGTCAGAATCTATCTTCGATGTTATTAACAGCAAGTTCTGCGGATATAAGAATATGATTGAAGAAATTAAGAAAATAAAAATATAATCATTGATTTTGCTTCAATTGTAATTTCCATAGTAAACAAGTTTTAGCTTTAAAGGTATAGCCGAAGAAGTACGTGAGTATATCTTCGGCTTTTTTATTTACCTTTGTTGAAAAACAGTTTGTTATGAAACAAGTATTATATAAAAATGATATATACCCCTATAATGTAAGGGTATTGCTTGGAGCAGATGAAGAGTATATAGTTAAGACGTTCGCCAACCTGGAAGTAGAAGATCAGAGCTGGGAGGGGTGGACTGATGATTATGGTGGCAGAACTATTTTCGTAGGAAACCGAACCAATCACAGGAAAGAAATATGTTTCTTATTTCATTCACTATCTGATATGGATGTTAGAACCATAGGACACGAATGCCTGCACGGTCTTTCTATTTATTGTAAGTATCTTAATATGGATTACGGTTTTGAAGTCGGAGGAGATGAGCATGCCGCCTGTCTGATGGGATGGTTAGTTGATAAGGTTTGTGGTGCTTACCACAAATTTAAGAAGGAGGAAGAAAAAAATGGCAAAGAAGACTAAAAATTATGTAAGAGACAAACAACCAAAAACATTATGGAGTAAAATTGGTCCGTTTGTAAAACTTAGAGAATATCTGGCATCTAATATAACACCTGACGTGTATGCTAATGAAAGAGGATTAAAAACCAAAATAATGGAATTTTTTGGTCAAGATGTTCCGAAAGCCAATGTAGATGATTTTAGTCAGAATCTTTGGTTTAGATTCTTAAACCAACCAAATAATCTGAAAGAAGAAAATGGGATTGTCAGAATACCAGACAATATCAAATCCATTATATCTGACAGGATAAATGGTGGGTGGGAGAAAATGACTAAAAAATATGGAAGGGAGCTTGATTCCTTAGATAATAAGATAATTGATGGAAAAGTTGCAGGCAAGGACGTATCTGATTTGGAGGAGTTAAGGGATGTAACAAGTAGGAAACTTGGAATGGTGGAAGAGGGAATAGATCTCTTAAAAAAAGCCAGAACTGGAGAACATCAGGTATTTAACGAATACAATTTTATACCAGATGCTTACGGCGATTTAAATGATTTATCAGGCTTATCAAGTTTCACTATGTACCGTGATGATAGAGGTAGGATGGTCGTAAAAGATAAGTATGATTTTTATAGAAGCGATCAACCTCTTGGTGTAGGGATTGTTACTAAGATTCTTGATACAATAGGATACCCGTTTGATATTCTGGATTATGTAGAAGATAAGAATCCATATGAAGAGAATGATCCAAACAAGGTTTTGTTGAAATCCGCCATTGATTCCAAGAATGATCTGGATAAAAAAATGAAGATAAGATCTAAAAAACAAGGAGGGGATTCTTCTAAGCCGGAAATAGATTGGGATTTATTCAAATCCAAATATGAAAATATGAAGCGCGTGGGTAAGGGTACGCACCGCACTATGGACGTAGATGGAATGAATATGATCTATGATGCTTTATATGATAAAGGTTTCAATCAACGCCAGATAGAAGCCGTACTTGGAAATATTATTGAAGAATCTGGTGGTAATCCCTATGCCGTATCTGATTATGGAGGGTTTAAGGGACTTTTCCAAGAATCCGATAAAAGATATCCACCCAAAGAGTTTGAGAAAGATAAAGAGCGATTTAAGGGGGATAAGCGTGGATATATCAATTACATGATAGACAGATTTTATGATCATGTTCAAGATGCTGGGATGTATAGTATAAAGGATACTAAATACAATAAAGCCATTCATGCAGTAAGCGAATTTATGTCAGAAGATCCAGATACGGATTATTCGTATCCACTTGTGTATGCTTTTGAAGCTCCATCAGATAAAGAAGGAACTTATAAAAATAGAAAAAGCGTATCAAATTTAATAAGCCAATCTTACGTTTCGAATAATGTTGATAAATTAGATGATGATGATAAAAAGGATGATAATATTATTAATGCCATTCTTGGTATAAAAAACGATCTTGAATTACAAGACCCGATTTCCACTACAAGAGGCGAAGCCTTTAAAGAAGCCAGGAAAAGAGGTCTTAAGGAATTTACGTGGAATGGAAAGAGATACAATACCAATATCAAGAAAGAAGGTGGCGTGGTTGGTAAACAGCGTGAAGCATATGATTACTTTACTAATAAGCGAGGTATGTCTAAAATACAGGCGCTCGCCATCATAGGTAACCTCATGGCTGAATCCGGTCTTAAAGATGACATATACGGAGACAACAGAACATCATACGGCATACAGCAATGGCATAATGAGCGCATGGATAAGCTATTCAAGCACGCCAAAAAGAAAGGTCATTCTACACCAACATTCAAAGACCAACTTGAGTTCTTAGCTGATGAATACGAAGGGAAAACCGGATATTCTAATTTCTTATACACAAGAAAAGGAAAAGAAGGACCAGGGTATTACAACTACAGCCGGCAGGACTTCATGAACGCCGATAACCTTAAAGATGCTGTAGTAGCTTGGAACCAAGGAGCAGGACGTCCTCATAAGAGTGTTATAAGAAACGATGACCGTTATAATTATGCTATGGAGGTTGCTAAAAATCTTGGTTTGGAAATTGAAGAAAATTCCGTATCTTCGTATGGTCAAATGGGATTCGGAGATGATGCTGAAATAGCAGCATCGGTAACACTTCCAGAGGTAGAAGTGGCAGCCGCCCTTCCTAACCCGGAAGCCCCGTCCCAGGAGGGACAGTCCGAGGAAGAGAGATTCCGTACATGGACTGAAACGTATGGTAAGGACATCGTAAATCATTTACTGACGTTAGACGGGAAAAAGGATGGTGATGACAGTGATTACAGCATGATGTATAAACAGCATGAAAAAGAAAGCGAAGAGGATAAGAAAATGGCTTTGATTAATGCCGTGCTTCCCAATATACAACTTCGCATTAAAGGCGTCACTGATAATTAGAACAATATTATTTTATTTCTCATATTAATAAAGCGAAGCCGGATTTGAGACTCGTTATGCGGATACCGAAGGTTGAAGAACGATATCAAGATAATCCGGCTTTTTTGTGCGATTTCGTGAAGGATGGAACTATCATCGCCTTGGTTTAACAGAACAGACCTACGTACTTCCACTGTCCTGACGGGCATGGGCGCTCGTCTCGCCTACCAGCCTGCCTAATTCTCCACTGGCTATCTAATATAATTATTAACGTCACTCCATCACCTATCTCCCTTCAGTCGATAGGTTCAGTCGTTTTTAAATATTATAAGTTCTTTCGCATCGTTCCCTTCGGTCACGATACTCAATCCTTTAACACAATTAGGCAAACAATACAATAGACGGAAAAAGTAATTTGTCAATCCGTTCACTCACTTAACTCCCTTCGGTCGTTAAGTTCATTCACTGTAAACAATTATATGAATAAATGGTAAAGTATATAAAATAATATAAATAATATAATGAGTAAGATCATTGAAAATGGTCTTAATATTAAGGAAAACGGAGACTATTCATAGGCGTAGTTTTAATTCAAGATTTGTTGTCCCACCCCTGACGGTCAGGCGGTTACGTTCAGAGTCGTTTTCCCGTCTCTTATCCAAACCGTCATAAAACAAAAAACCTTGTATCCTATTTCTCTCAAACCGGATACAAGGCAGTGCATTTTCTTCTTTTTATATAAAATCATATATTTGCACTAAACAACAAAAACAATATGGAGACAAAAATAACTGAAATAATGAATCCTCACAAGTTACACGACAAGCTCTTCAAGAAAGAGCAGGTCTCTCCGATAGAAGTTATATACAATAGCTTCAGCAACTTAGGGTACAATGTAGTACGCCGTCCAGCCGGTCAGTGTTTAGGCAATTTGAGATATTTTAATCTATTTTATGACAAACATACTCATCATTTCTATCAGAAAAACAGGAAGTTGAGATATTGTAGTAATTTTCTCATATCTGATTACTGGAAAGATAGAGTGCGATGTTTCATAGTTTGGAACTTTGGATTTGGAAGATTCTTTCCGTACAATGACTTTATTGAGGCTATGGTTTATGATTATCTTCGATATGGGAGAAAGTCAGTTCCTTATCTTAAAAGCGTGCAAGAGGCTGAAGAAAAGTGTGTAAGGTTCTATATCCGGTCTCAGATAGATATGCTTCGTAAGGAAGGATATGCCGCTTATCGGGCTAAGTTCAAGGAAGAACGTCCTCAGTATTTCATCGGAGACGATAGGACGGTGTTTAGATGCCTTGACAGCTCTTTAAAAAGAGAAGAGAAGATTGCTGCATGCGTAGCCCACAAAAGGGCCTTAAAAGAAGGGATAATGACTTCCTTCATCAATCACCTTAAGAAACATCCTACCACTTTATATTCGTGGTTTTCATCAGAGGTAGATAGCGAAGGAAAGAATAGGCTCTGTCTATCTGAAAAGGCTGTTTCGTATTTGAATAAGAGACTGGTTCGCAATGGGTTAAAGTCTCTTTCTGCATCATATCTTTTTAGAACGTTTAGAAAAATGGTGAAGATCTTGTTCGGTTCCAATGTCAGGTCGTTTTTGAATAGCTGTCTGATGTCTGTTTCAACAGAAGAGGTTTTAACCAAATCTATGAAGAAAATAGTTTCCAAGACAGTGCTGTTTTTGTACAAGAGAGCGCTTAAGAACTATCGCCTGGCATGCGGTCTTAAGTACGACCCTGATTCGGGTGGTTTGTCTGCCGTACATGATTGATTTTTAAACGTATCCCATAACGTTGGATTTTCTCGTTCGTTTCTCTTATCTTTGTGAAAAAAGATAGTATGAGATTACGAATCATAAAAAATCGTCCGATATTCGCTCCTGGCGGTAGTGTTCAGGATAAGAGACAGGATATTAATGTATCCTCTACTCAGCCTATTCTTGATTATGGAACGCCTGTTAATAAATGGGGTGAATCTGATATTCAGAATATATATATGCCTTCTGATGTGACTTTAGAAACAGAGGAGGGGGAGATAAATCCATTTAGTAGTATGCCTACATCCGATCCGTTTTTTGAAAACAATGATGCAGGATATGCAGGATATCTCGCTGATAATAGGGGTATGGTTAAAAACGTAGAGAAATCAGTCGTTGATAATGCAATGAATGTAGGTGGTGTTGATGCTGATTCCTCTAAAGAAAAACGTTCCCAAGATGGTAATCCTCTTGATCCTATGACTACCCCATATTATTCACCCGATCTAACCGGCAGAGCTCAAATGTTCGGTACAAGTCTTGGCCGGATAAGAGCCGGTAATAAGGTCGGTGCTAATGTGGCTCAAGCTGCCTTGTCTGGTGTTAGTTTAGGATTAGGTCTTACCCGTAATATCATGGGAGCTTCATCTGCTGCGTATGCAGCCAGCAGAGACGAGCAGGCAGCGAGGGAAAAACTTGCCAAGGAGCGTCGTCAGCAATTCATCAAGTGGGAACGTGAAGGTGGTGGCGTGAATTTAGGTAACGGTCAGAAGATAGATACGTCTGATATGACCGGCGAATATATTTATCCTCTTCCCAAGTCTATGGAAGATGCTGCGAATGTAGAGATAGAGAAAGGCGAGTACGTGCTGACTCCTGACTCCGTAGGGCCTATGGAAGCCAAAGGAAACAGACATGAAAATGGTGGCACTCCGGTTGATTTGCCAGAGGCTTATATTGTTTCCGATTATCGTAAGATAGATGATGAGTTTGCCTCTTACGTTAGAGAAAATTATGGTATTAAGGCAACGTCAAAAGATACGTATGCTACACTCCTTGATCGATATAAGAAGAAGATAGGTTTGTCTGATAAGTACGAAGATCAGGAGCGTGTATATAAGAGATTAGAGAAAAATGAAGATGTAAAAGACAAAAACACATCTAATCTTAATGCTTCTATTCTTTCCAAGTACGTCAATGAAAACCAGAAAGAGATAGACGAGCTTGAAGCACAATTTCGTTCTTTCGCTGAAATCGTTTATGGCAAACAGGAAGAATCTAAGCGTAACGAGAGGATGGATGCTTTTTTCAGGGATGGCGGGGTTGTTGATCTGAATCAGGTAAAGAAACAAGCTAAGGCTTTTAATATTGCAGAATCAGATGCTAAGAACTGGATATATGACGAGTATGTTAAGCAAACCAGAAAAATGGCTGAAGGTGGACCTACTCAGAAGGAGCTGGAGGAACTTAGAAAGAATGCTATCGGCTACAATAAGCTTATCAATCAGTTATTTGGACGAACTCTTAATATGACTGTATCTGATGTTAGTGGTCGTGAGCAGATCCTTAATCCTGATTCCAGTGTCAATGCCAACCAGAATCTCCAACATAGAAGCAATTTAGGATACGGCAGGGTAAATGATAAGGCGGTATCTAATTTGCTCGACATAAACCGATGGGCTAACAAGTACAATACGGATGGTGATTTTGATACAGAAGGTTTCCAGAAAGGATACAACAGGCAATTAAATGCATTGTGGGCGTTAGCTGATGTAGGCGCTATTACGAATGCTGATGCAGCCAAGAAATTCAGAGATGAATACGGATTCTGGGGCCAGGACGCCGGAAGCTACGGAGGGAATCAGGCTTATAATTCATTTGCCGTAGATGATAAGTTTGGTCAGACAACAGCTACTCGTTCTTATTATGGGTTGGACGTTGTTTCGGCAGAGCAAAAAAGATTGTTAAACGAAAAAGGGATAAAGAATTATGTTGACTTATTTGGTGATAAATCTGATGCCGCTAAGAAGATTCTGGGCTCCGATTATAATAAGTTTGTTGCTTTAAGAGATAGTGGGTTAATGCCGGAAATAGACTTCGTTCTTGAGTCTGTTAAACCAGAAATGAAGCCTATTGAGGCCGGTCCCATAGCACCAGGCCTTACACCGCCTAAGATTGGATCTCCTGGAGGGATAGAGGTAAAACCGAAAGCAAGTACGCCTACGACTGCAACCGACACCGATACAGAGGAGGTGGTTGAAGACAACGGACCTAAAGGACAGGACAGACCGGCGGCGTTCGGTCCTATCTTCCCGGAGATGCTGAGAACGCTCGATACAGGCTTGGAGATAGAGGGATTGGAAAGGCATCAGGCTCCGAGAATAGATCCGGTTCTGCAATCTGCTGATCAGTATATCAACGAGCTCAACCGCGCGACATCGGCTCAGTTGGACGCAGTAGGTGACGTGCCCGACTCCCAGCGCTCTGCTATTCTGGCTAATATGAACGCCATAGCCGGAAGCAATATAGCCAAGTACATTAACGAAGTAAATTTCAATAACGCAAGGCAAATAAACGAAGCTGATAGATTTAACGAAATGGCTTATGTTCAAACAGATGATAAGAACATAGCGGAAAGGCAACGTTATGAATCCGGATTATTGAAGGCTATGGCTATAAGGGATGAAAATCTTGCTCGTTATTATGACAGTATAAACAGCGAGATACAGAATAAGTTTAATGTTAGAACTTCATTGAACACCATAGCTTCCATAGCTCCGAATATGAGAATGCTTCCAAGTGGTCAAATTATTTACGTTCAAGGTGATCAGGATGTGATGAATATGGGTGATTATTCCACACCTTACTTGAGAAGTTTAAATGAAGAAGATGATGAAACTAAAAGAAGAAGGAGGACCAAATAGTGGCTTCACAGTATAGTATTTTAAGGCAATATGCCCCGTATGTTAGTCCTTACAACATAGATCTTGTTAGGGACGTTATGATGTACAAACAGCAGAAGGTTGATGCTGCTCGTGAAAAGATCTATACCCAGGTAGATTATCTTATGGGTCAAGAGATAGATAAGCCTGAAGCCCGCGCTTATATGGAAGATAAGATGTCAGGTGTGATTGCTAACATCAATCAAAAATTCAAAGGCGTGGATCTTTCTTCTGATGGTGTTACGAGAGCCATACAAGGAGAGATCAGTTCGGTGTTGGATGATACGGTCATTAACGCTATTGCCGGCACAAAAGAAGGCAGGAGGGTTATGAAGGAAATAGAATCTATAAAACAGAATCATCCTGAACTTTATTCTCCTATTAATGAATGGCATGCTTTGGACCCTTATTACAAATGGAGGTCAGATGGTAAAGCAGGATCAAGGTTGGGAGGTCTTCATTATTCTCCTTATGTTGATTATACTAAGGAGATAAATAAGCTGGTTAGTGACTTTAGGAAAAACAACGAAGGCAAGAAGATTCAGACAACAGAATATGATGTTAAAGGTAATCCTACTGGTGGAATCATAGAAGTCAACGTAGATGAGCTTACTGATTCCCAGATAAGGAATTTTGTGTCTGCTAACTTATCTGAAAACATGAGGAATCAGATGAGAATAGAAGCATCATACATGGCAGCTACCAATCCGGTGTTCAGTAATCCGGATTTGGTTAGTCAATACATTGGGTCTTATGTCGAAAGATACGATAGGCATATAGGAGCATTGGAAGCAAAAAAGAAATCAGTAGGGGATAATAAGGATATTATTGATCGTATTGACAGTCAGATACAGGAAGCTAAAAATCAGAAAGCAGAAGCCAAGAGGGAGGCAGATATGATAATAGCTTCGTCGGATCCGGTAGCGGCCGCTAATTTTGTTGTTACCAATAATCTTTTCGATAAGATGACAGATGCATGGAGATACGACAATACAAGTTTTGAAAGGAAGAAAGATGATCTTTATTTTGCAAGGTTGGCAGAGGATAGGGCTCAGCAAAAGTTTTTGACTGACAATGCTAAGTCTATGGTTGAAATATCGTTGGCAAAAGAGCAACTTGCTCAGGCTAAGATTGAAACCGAATACATGCGTACTTACGGTTCCAAGATGGGCACTGAAAGCTCATCCGGAGGCACAAGAGGAGCAGGCGGTGTAGGAGTGCCGATGGCTCCTATGGACGGGCCTACGGCTATCAATTCTGGAACGGGTAAGATAGGATCTGTTAATTTGGCTAATATCCCTTATGAACAACTCACATCTTCTTCCACAGAGCGTAGAGCAAATTTATTGAAATTATATAATTCATTATCTCCTACAGACAGAAGCAATATCGTTGCAGCATCATACGAAGAAGAAAAAACTGACCCAGGATTGTATGCTAATATGACTCCTGAAGAACGGATATATTCTTATTTAAAAAATAATGGAGGTCAGAAAAACGGATATTTCGGACAAGGAAATAACAGATTGTCTGAAGCTTATGATGCTTTACTTCTTTCTGATTCTAAGGCAAATGGAGCTGCAAAGGCTATAAATAACATAACTGATTATCAAATAGATAATATAGTTACTAAAAAAAATAAGGATATTATCAGGAAAGTTCGTAATGCTAAGTTTATGAAAGGAAATTCTTTTATGAATCTTACCAATACAGATGATAAGGCTGGAGCCTTCCTGCTCGCCACAGCCATAACAACTGGTGTATCTGATGCCGTAGGGTTCAGAGAATACATGATGGATCCTTCAAGAGGAATAGATATTCTTAGTGCTATATCTCCGTCATTAGGAGCTAAGGTGAGTGCCGGCAAGTTGGGGAAAAACATATCTGATGCTATTACAAGCGAGAATAATGGTTCTTCTACTGGTACATTGGCTCTTATTAATGGAATGAAGAAACTCAATGGCGATCCTGATTTTAATATATCTGATTATATGACCATAGATAAGGATGGTGATATAGATTTAAAAGATTATCAGGAAGGTGAACCATTGACTATTACCCAGCTAAGATATGCTGAGAAAAACAGTAGGGTGTCTGATATGATAGCAAGTCAGATGCAGGATGAGATAAAAATGTCTGTATCTCCCGATCAGATTTCTGATAAGTTATCTCAGTATCATTACCTTGATTCTTACAAAAGATACAATTGGAATGCCGATTCGCCGGAAAAGTCTTTGCAGAAGGCTCAGTTTAGAAGATTGTCTGGTTACATGGCAGGAAAGGTAAATAATCTGGATCCTACTGCTATTAATGCCATTAATATGGATGCCGAGATAGATAATGGCACCGTTAGAAGATTCTTGACTGCTCAAGTAGGTTCCGGTAAAAATTCTTATGTTACAGAAAGGGTTGAGATTACGAATGACGAGCTTCTTAAGGCGGGTATAGATCCTTCGGTCGAGGAGCGCAATTATCCGGTAGATGGCTACAAATCAAGTTTTGAAACCTGTGATTTTGTAGATACCGGAAAGAAGGAAGGTTATTCTTATGATAAGTATCTTATACGTAATGGCCTTCCTCGTTTGGCTTCTAAGGCTGATGTTAAGAATGATCTTTATGATATAGTAAAGGTTCATGGTTCTTACCTTAAGCCAGAAGAAATGAATGTTGTTAAAGCCCTTGTTGATAATTTTATTGACATGTCTGATAATATATCAGTTCAGTTGGAGGGAATGGACGATAGGGGTTCAAGAGAGGTAGCGGTCAATTTCTATGACAAAAGGACTAAAAATTCTAAAAATCCTGCATTGTTGTTCTCGGATTTTGTTCCTTTGGATCCAGGTAATGATGAGTATGCGGATTACTGGAATAGCATTCACCAGAAGTGTCCTCAGTACTTCTTTGTAAAATACGTGAAGGAGGCTGTTCAAGAACGTCTTGATCAGATGAGGGATCCGTATATGAGAGGAATAAATATCACGCCCAACATGAATGACAAGTTTAGTAAGTTGAACGATTTTTTGCAGAAAATTTATGGCTGACAATAATATAGATAGATATAATCCTGCTGCTAAAACCACTTACGAAGATGTGGCAAGGCAAAGAAAATTAGCCGAAGAAGAGAATTATACTCCGGCTACACTACCAGAGACGACAACGCCTCTGGTTCCTAATTATATGCCTGGTGAAGGTGTGTATGCCCAACCTAAATTTCCGGATTACGCATCAAGGATAGCTGCTGCCGAATACGAAGAACCGTATATAGCCAAGGAGATAAGCAACAGCTACTCGGAGGCACTGGCTCGTAACAGCTACAGGGGGGCTACACCTGCCCCGCCGCCTCTTAATCCCTATGGACCAAAGGTAAGTATCCGTGAAAGTCATCAGATGGGTAATGATGGGGTATGGCGTACAAAATATCCCAACTATATTCCGGGTATAAATAATGAGGATTATTATGCCAGAAGACAGAGCGGATGGAGTAAGTTTTGGAATGGTGTAGGCAAATTCGCTTTAAAGTCCGCATTGTACGGTGCTCAAGGAGTTGTGTCATTGCCTGACAAACTTATCAATATGGCATCTGAGGGAAGTTACAAAGCTGCGTTAAACACTAACATGGATAAGTTTGTAGGTGATCTTGACCAGCAAATAGACATGCTTCTTCCCCATTATTACAAGAAAGAGGTAGAAGATTATAATTTCGGTCAGAAGCTTTTTAAGGATACCGGTAATTTCTTATGGAATGATGTCCTTGGTAACGGAATGTCTTTTACCGTAGGAGCCATGATATCAGCGTACATGACCGGAGGACTTGGAGTTGGATCATTGGGCAATATAGGTGCTAAATTAGGTGGAAGAATCGGAGCTAAGTTGGCAGCAAGGCAAGCCGCCAATAGGGGCATAGGAAGCCTTAAAAGCGTGTTTAACGACTATGTAAGAAAAGGAGTTGCTACCGGAAGAAATGTAGGGGAGGCGGCTAAGACCATGACGTTGTTGGCTACCAGTGCCGGATTCGAGTCATCGGTTGAAGCAAATTCTTTTATGAAGCAATCCGAGTCTGATTTCAAGGATTATTATCGTAAGATTTATGGTCGTGATCCCAATGCAGAGGAAATGGCTGTTTTTCGTAATTCTAATGCTGATGTAGGTAGTGCTATATTTGCCGCCAATATGGGTATAGTAGGATTATCTAACTGGCTTCTTTTTGGTAAGTATATAGGGTTAGGAGGAAAGGCTATACCTGGGTTGGAAAAGAGGCTCAACAAGCATTTATTTGGATTAGGGACGGAAGTTGCGAAGCCGGGAGAGATGGCTATTAAAATAACCAATCCCAATATAGGACAGAAGATAGCAGGCAATGTTTTCAATATCATGAAAAGACCGGTATCTGAAGGCTTATGGGAAGAAGGATCTCAAGGTGCTGTTCAGAATACGGCTGAGGAATATGTTAAGTCAAGATATGATAATGTCGCCATGAACGGAGCCGTTGATGTTCTTGATGCTATTTCTGAAGGATTTAAAAAGCAATATACGTCTAAAGAAGGATGGACTGAAATAGGAATCGGTGCTATTATCGGTTCTTTGTTTGGTATGAGAGAAGGCTTCTTTGGGGTGAAAGAGTATAGTAATAGTCAGATCTTGCTGGAAAGGCAAGTGAATGAATATAACAAAGCATCTTCTAATCTTAACACGGCGGCTTTGAATACGTTGAAAAAATCAATGAGTTTAGGGCCTCAAGTTCGTTCCGATGCCCAGTCTATGACTGGTAAGGAGCTTGATGATGCTATGTTTGAAAAGATGTCTATTGACAACCAAATGGGAACCTTAGAGGATTCGGCTGAAAATTTCCGGCAGATGATTGATATGATGCCTATTTCGGAAATAGCCGAAGCTAATGGAATGTCTTTGGAAGAGGCAAAGAAATACAAGGACTCTATTATTGATAATTATAATAATCGTCTTTCGGATTTCAGATCTGCCCAGAGTTTTGCCGAAGATCTTATAGGTGATGATTCTAAGATTGAGTTTAGGAAATACGTGGCTCGTAATGCTTTTCTTGGTCTTCAATCGGAATCAAGAATGAAAGACATAGCTTCTGTCATAGAAACGCTTTCGGGGCAGCCTCGCGTGGCGGATGCTCTAAGTACGTTCTCCCGGCTGTCGGACAGGGCAAGGGAGCGGGCGATGGCTATCCGTGGCATACGGTCAAGAATAGAAGAACTTGAATCCGAAATAGAAGATCTTGCTACCCGCCCTCGCAACGTAGAAGGGAAAGATCCACAAGCTGAATCCATACAACGAAAAACCAAAGAATTGGAAAGCCTTAGAACCAATTACAACAATTCGTTGTCTGAGTTATCAACGTTAATAGGAAAAGAGTTTTCGATAGAAGAGCTGGTAAGTAAAACCGAATCTGTTTTATCATCTCCTCTTTCTCCCATAAGTTCACAAGATGTGATAGAAGCCTATGATACGCTTGTGGCTTTTGATGATTATTTTAATGTAAAATCAAGACAGGAAAAGAAGTTTACAGCCAAAGACAAAGCCATGAGATCCTTGGTAAATGAATACCGAAGAAGTTTGATGGACTATAGGAATATGAATAACTTCTTGTCTAAGATGCTTGATAAAAGATTCTTAGCTGAGGAAAACAGGGGGTTTTCAAAAGCGCTGTCTTCTCTATGGTCTACTCCTTATAAGGGGGATGACAAGGTTCCTGATTTTGCAGAGCCTAATAAAGTCGGTGAATATGATACTGATGAGGTAGTAGATCAAGCTGTGTCAGAAGGTAAGATTTCGGAAGACGAAGCTTGGACTATCAAGGCTTTTATGCATGCTCTTGATAAAGTAAGGGAAGATAGGATGAAGGAAGCAGAAGATGATATAAAAGAGTCACCGCTTACGGAGTCTGTATCAGATGAAGATTATGAGGCTGCTATGGATAATCCTATTATGGTTCCGGCCGTAAGGCAGTCTATAATTGATAAACTATATACAGGTAATGCCGATCTTCTTACTGCGAGAGAAAAAGATGTGTATGATAAATATAAACAAGATTTTGATGATTATGTATCGTCTTTGGGTGACAGTCCTGTTAATCTCATAAAATCATTATCTGAGAAGGCTGATAGGCTTACAAGTCCGAGATCTGTGTATGAGGATAATAAAGCTATTATTGATATGGCTAAATCCAATTTGGAACCAGATCAAAGGAAGGAACTTGATGATGCTATTTCTTCGTATGTTGATATAATGAACAGACGGGATAAAGGGGAGAAGGTTGACGAAGATGAGCTTGCCGATTCGGTATTTACCATAGAAGATCTTGGCCAGGTTGGAAACATCACAGATCTCCTTCCTTATATCGAACAAAACAGGATTATTGATAAAGGTCGTATTTCCGAATCTACGTTAAGTAATTTTGGAGAGGATGATGTTAATATAGATTCTCTTGTAAATGAATTAGACGAATCTGACAATACACCGGGAGCTAACATAGATAGCGTCCAGAATCCAGAGACGTTGATGGTAAGAAGAATCTCCAATGACGGCAATGAAAGGTATGAAATTGCAGGTCTTAGAGCTGATAAATTTATATCTTCTATAAAATCATTGGTTCCTATTCAAATAAGCTCTGAAACGAACGCTAATGGCACTAAAAGGTATTCTCTTAACATAGGTGGAGAAACGGCTACCGTGATAGAACTGCCTTATCATGCGAGATGGTCTATAGACAAAGAATCGGCTCGTGTTCTTAACCGTTACACAGATGTGTCTATTCAGGACGTGGGTAATTCATATTCTTTGGTTTATAAGCGTCTTGATTCAGACGAATTGGTTCCGTACAGAACAGGTGTTGGATTCGGAGAGAATGAAGTAGATAAAATAGATCAGGAAGCATTATCTTCTTTGAAGAAAGGAGATAAGGTTAATCTTGAGATAGATGCAAATGATACCTATAATCAGTCTCTTTTTGCCGAATACAATGATGCTGTTCAGTCCGGTGATAAAAAAAGAATAGAATCTGCTGAAAATAAGCTGGTATCCAATATGGTTATCAAGGTCATGAGTGGAAACAGATTCGTTTCTGTTGTAAAAGCTGACACAGGAGGCATAGATGGTATAAGTAAGATAAGAAGAACGGCTTTTAACAAGTGGAAGAAGGACGCCGGCCGGTTGGCCACCATCAACGTCGGCACGCATGTTGTTGCCCAGACCCTTCCTGGAAGACCGGTGTTTAACATGAGAGTAAACGGTCAAGGATATGGTCAGGTAGAAAATCTCCCTATTACCGAAAAAGGAGCTGAAAAAGTATCTGATGTCGGATATGTATTAAATGGCAAAGTCGTGCTTAAGAACGGATCTAAATACACAGGCTTCCCATTTGCTTATTCTATATTAAATGACAAGGGGAATAATTACAAAAATGTAAGAGTTCCGGTAGTTGTCATCAAAGGCAAAAACGGTCTTAATTATCTTTTCCCGGTTAGTCTACGTTCTGTGGAATCAGAGGAAGGAAAGAAATGGATTTCTTTTATAGATATGCTGCTTGAATCAGGTGACTCTGAATTGTTACAGATGGGTCAAGATGATATACAAGATCTTAATGCGTATCTAACCAAGTTAGGCCTTGATCCGGCTTCGTATCAAGTATCGTATTTGAATCCTATTTCAGGGCTTAGAAAAGCTCGTGAGGCTATAGAAAAATTATCTACGGTTCCTGATGTTGTTAAATGGGTAGAAGATGAAAGCAGGAATGTGAAAGACATTGTGATGTCTGAAGTAGAATCTGGAATAGATTTCGAAGGTGAGATGTTTGTCGCTCCTAAGATCAGGATTCAGTTTGGTAAATCATCTTCCAGACCTAAATCACTTATAGAAGATGATCTCCCTTTCTCCGATGAGGGTAAGACCGTTACTTCCAAGGAAGATGTGGATATTTACGAAGATGAAATGCCAGAGGAAGACCCTGTCCGGGGGACTCGGCCGGCGCCACCAGCCCAGCCGGCTCCTGCGGCACAAGCTACGCAGTCCTTACATGGCAAGAAGCGCACCTCCAGAAAAAACTTCTCTCTTATGTTAAACGAAATAGAATCTCATATAGAAAAAGAAGGATTGCCGTCTTATGCTAATATTTTTGATTTTATAGCAAGGAAGATTGTAGGAGGTGATTTGAGGTTTCTTCGTGAGAGAGGTAATCCTAAAAGCCTTAAGGAAGAAATGGGATTAGAACCTAAAGGAACAGTAGGTGATAAAATATCCACTCCTTCTAAAAAGGGAGGTAAGACCTTAGAAGAATATGTTTCTTGGCTTCGTTCTCAAACAGATCAGGTGGTGGTTGATTATGTTGGTCCAAGATCTGACGAACAAATTATATCAGAGTTGAAAAACTTTTTGAAATATATTAATTTTGTTCCAAGCAAGGCTTTGAATTATTCTCTTAGAGTCAATGGCATGGATGCCCTAAAAGAATATGGCACAAAAGAGGAAGTAGAAAAAATGGAATCTGATATCAATGGTTTGGTTTCTAAAGTTTTGCCTACGGTGGATAATAAAACTGTAGAAGATGTTTCTACTGCAATAAAATCAAACAACTTGCCTGCCATATGGGAGCCCGTGGAAAGCCTTGATATGACAAACGAGGAAAAAATAGAGTTTTTGAATAACGTAGCAGATTTCCTTAGCGGCATACCAGAGTATGATGCTGTCGTGGAGTCTATAGAGTCAGAATCAGATAATATTTTAAATGATGGAAAAGAAGGAAGTGCAGAAGGCGGTGCAGTACGCACTGAGGAAGATGGCGATAAAAAGGGAGATGGAGAAGGCAAAGGACAATCCAGAACAAATGTCGAAGTTGAAAGAAATGTCGAATTACCTGGATCTGAAGAAGGAAGAGTAGATAACTATAGGAAGAACGGAGATAAGTTCTCTGACATTGCTGAAGTTACTTTATGGCTACTTAGAAGGGCTGCCGGCATAACCTCTATCCCGGAAGGAGAAGAGGTTTATGTAGAGGGAGATGAGGTTAATAGTATTATGACCGATATGGAATCAAGGTATGGTATAGACACCATCAATCACTCGCATACGACTAAGGCTATAAGGGACCTTAACGGCGTATCAGGTTATAAAGTAGAATACGGCTTAACCTTTTTGACATACGATCCTTTTATTAGAATATCCAATCTAAGGAAAGGATCTAAGGCTGCGAAAGACGAACCTCGTATATCCGAAGAGTCGCTTACTCACATATCAAGGGTGACAACCCCTTATTTCCTGTACGGCGGCGATGAAGCATATACATCTGTTCCGGCTAAGGTAGAACCTATACCGGAGAAGATAATGGGTCGTAATGGCATTAAATTTGGTATGAGTGTAGTCGAGTTAACCAAATTAGGGTACAAAAAAGCTGGTGGAAACTGGATATATAAATTTTATATGAACTCAGGTGTGTATGATTTGTATAATATCAGTACCGGTGAAGCGTTTAGGGCAAAACCGGATCTTGGAGTTAAGATAAGTTCCAGTGCATTCATCCGCTCTTTATCTCAATCTGGTAGAAAAATACAAAATATGATGAGTAACATGAGTCAGGAAGAGATAGATAGGAATAAGAATCTCGTAGAAGGTTCTGATAATTCGGATTCGATAAATGAGTTAAATAAAGAGTGTTGAGTATGAGAAGGAGATTTTTTAATGCTGCGGATAATTTCGTGGGAGGATGTTATAATAAGTTATCTAATGAAGATATAAAAAGGCTTGGAGGAAAAAGACCTTATGTATGTCAGTTTAATAAAATTCATATACATATAGGGCCTGTATTAAAAGATCATGATTCCGATGTTAGTTACATAATGTTTAATAGTAATTGGAATTATGGTGGTTATGAATCTATGGTTTATCATCATAGCAATAATGGTATTTTTATATTAGGTGAAAACAAAATTGGTAATATAGAAGACCATATACAAGATCTAACATATTGGTACGAATATGATCCAAGCATTAATGAAAATTATTGTTATTTTTATTATGAGGCTAATAACAGCGGAAATGCTATCAAGTTGAATGGTGAGTTTGGTAGTACCAGTACTGTTTTCAACATTCCCAGCTTGGAAGTCACCACTCTTCGTGATGGCAGTTTGAGTTTTCCGGAGATTTATATAGAAGGAGTTTGGGATCCGTCATTGTATAAATCAGTTTTATAATTAACTTTGCAAAAAAGTTAATTATTATGGGTGTCAAATGTCAGATAGAAAAGAAGGAAAATAAAATAGAACGGGTTGAGGCTCCTAACGGTGAGCCTTCTGTCCTTTACGAAAGTGCTTTAAAAGTATTAGGAAACAGCGAGCGGGCTCTTCAGGTATGGGCTAAGGCTTACACTCCTGGTTTTTTGTCGTATTACGGTCATTGGAATAACCCGGCTCCAGGGGAGATGTTTAATACCGATCCTAATGGCGAACCTCTTTTAGAAGATGTGCTGTCGTATATGAAGCGTCAGGCTTATTTTTCCGATCCCTTAACGGCTCAGGACATTAAGGATGTAAGGGATTTCCTTTTGTCTACTCATTATTTTTTCAATGCGTCTTCATTGTCTAATGCTATTCTCTTCGATTTTTATGTAGATGGCAGTTTGATACTGAATGAGCAGAAATTAAGGAGATCTGGTTTGTATGATGAAACAGAAATAAGTCGTATTTTATCCGATCCTTCTGTTTTAAACGAGGTTTCGACTTCCATGAGAAAGTTAATAGATTCTTCTATTAACGAACATGATAGGGAAAAAGATAATTATTTTATGTCTATTGACTATCAGTATGGTCCTATTGTTTACAAGGAGGGAGTGTTTAACCAATTTGGTAAAAAGGTACCATATAATCCTTCTGAGCTTTATTATGCTATGCGTAAAACAGTAGCCGGCATAAAAAACTTTTCTGAATTTTCATCTGCTTTTGAATCGTTGAGAAATTCATATCCTGAACTGGTTGAGAAATTCGTTTCTGATAAAGAATTTGCCGAATCTATGTTTGATGAGTTCTCATCTACGAATAAGATTCCGGTAATAAACATAGAAGGGGATGATGTGGTGGAAGGCAAGAGAAGATCTTTGTCTAAGCTACAAGATCTTTCTTATTACAATTCCGGCAAAATAGAGTTCCTAAGAGCTCGTATATCAGCTTATTTACATAGGGCTAATGCCGACACCGAATCCGATTTAAGAAGCATGATATGGGATATAGAAGAGGCTTGTACGTGGTTTGGCATAGATATAATAGGGACATCGGAAACTTATGATGGCACAGAAGAATCTTTGAATAAGATAGATAATTTGATGCTGGATCTTGATATTTATGTGGCCAGGCATAATGATGTAAATTATGCTCCAACGCTGGCATCTTCTATAGATGATGTTCTTGGTGATAGTACAGACTATTATTTTGGATTATTGCCGGAGTATATGGATAATTTGAATATCGTTTATTCTGAATCCGATATAGACCCAGTAGAGGCATTTGAGAAACATTCATTGCTCAAGGTAGGAGATAATCTATATCAAAGGATCAGCAAAGATGATCTTAACGAGATGTATCAAATATCAACAGTATTAGCCAAGCACAACCTAACTCATTTTTCTACTAAAATATATCCTGAATCTTGTTTTAAGAACGGCGTTTTGGATAAAGAGAAAGTACGGAACGTAGATAATAATACGCTCATGGCTTCCATTAAAAAATACGTCAGATCGTTCATGGATTCTCAGAACACAGAGGACATGATAATGACCAGGATGGCGTTTGGGCACCCTGCGGTACTTGACGTTCCTTACGTGGATGTGGATCGGGAGTATAGTCGATACATGAACAAAAAACAAGATAGCGAAAACCCATTATCCTTATTCGATTTATACCAATCTTACCTTGACAACAAACTCCATAAAACAAAATTATATGATAATGCCTATAAGTATCTTGACTTCAAACCTGGTCCATCTTTGGGTCTTATTTCTGATGATCCTGATATTTTGAAATCAATAGAATTATCTTTATCTGGAAAAGACAGGTTGATGTTGTTTGATTATAGCATGACCAGTACCGACCCTTCTTTATCAGAATTGTTTTATTTGGAGAGGTATGACCCTTCGTATGCTGGGAATGATTTTGAACACTATTTTTACACCAGGCACCCGTATTTGTTAAAAGAAAAATCGGGTTCTAATATCGTAGAGCAAGATGGTGTTATAACAGCAGAAGGTATTTATGATAATTTTATAAGAGTAGGTAATAAGATATGGTCTAAAGTAAGCGAGAGTAGTTCCGGCTCTATCTACCAAAATCTGACAGGAACCGAATCGGAGGTGAAATACGATTCTACTCAGAAGGTAAAGACGGTAGAAACCGATTACGCTCCATACCAAAACAGATCTGGCTTGACGCAAGATATGATCGTAAGCAAGTCTGAATTGGATGATCTTAACAAATTAGAATGCAAATAATTTTTGTACACATATAATATGGTTTTTCATAATTACGATTTGGGAAGTGGGGCTTGTGAAAGTCTCACTTTTCTTATATATGCACGTATATCAACAACATACAAGAAAAGTTAGATTTTCATTGTTTATGGATTATTTTTATTAAGTTTGCGATATTAGTTTCAGGAAGGGATTATAGAAAATAGGAAAAAGTAAGAACCGAACGTAACTAATAACAGTAGGAAATGAGAATCAGTACCATCAAACGTAACAACAGCATTCATCTTATGTATAAAAACATTATGAATGATTTAGGTCAATTAAGAACTGTAGTTTCAAAATCCTATATTTATAATCTGATACAAAATCAAACCGGATTAAGTATCAGAACTATATCCCATGTACTTAACCATACCAAAGAACAGGATACGGATTCTTTGTGAAAAGCATGTATTTTCATACATTTGTTCGTTCTTTAGTTTTAGTAGGGAAAAGTTTTTCATGGTATTTTAGTTTAGATTAGTTGAGGCAGGATTCGCAGTGATGCGGATCCTGTTTTGATTTACAGCGCTTTACCCAAAAAAAGAAAAGCGAAAGTTGCTGATTATCAATTTTTCCCCATAAATGGGGAAAACTACTCGTTGTATATTATATTTCCGTTTTTACTGAAAATCCTTCCATTTTATCGGAAACAAACTCAGCCTTGTTCCACCCTGCAATCATGATCTTTGTTACGTGCTTCATGCACGTATGTTTAACAATTAAATACTATAAAATTATGGGTGGTGATAAAATCGTCCTTTTAGATGGAGCCGGGGCTAACGGTGGTGGTGCAGCCACTAACGGTCTTCTTTCAATGATTCCCGGCATGTTTGCTAATTTGATAGGTGGTAATAAAATGGATCCGAATCTGGTGGCGGCTTTGATGAACGGTCGTAACAACCAGGACGGTTTCGGTGGGGCTAACGGTTGGTGGCTCTGGATAATTGTTTTGTTCTGGCTGTGGGGTGGACGCGGCTTCGGTAACGGTTTTGGAAATGGCGGTGATTGTTGTGCCAATGGTTTGCCGGCTCAGTTGAATAACGATTACGGTCGTGAACTTTTGATGCAGGCAATTCAAGGTAATCGTAGCGCCATAGATCAGATTGCTTCTGCTTTGAACTGTTCTACTACTCAACTTCAGAACGCTATCTGCAACGTACAGGGTGCTATTGATAAAGTAGCTGGTCAGGTAGGTATGACTTCTCAGGCTGTTATCAACGCAGTTCAACAACAAGGTTGTGAAATAGGAAATCAAATCAGCTCTTGCTGCTGCAATCTGAGTTCGTTGATCAATCAAAGCACTTGCCAGACTCAGGGAATGATTACTCAGCAAGGTTTTGATAACCAGCTTCGCACGTTGGAACAAACCAATGTCTTGCAGAACGGTCTCAACCAAGGTCTGGCTAACAATCGTGAGCAAGCTACAAGCCAATTCAATATCTTGTCTGCGAAACTTGACGCCCAAACCGTTATGATCAACGACAAATTCTGTCAGTTGGAAATGAGGGAAATGCAGAACACTATTGCTCAACTTCGTGAAGAAAAAGCGGCTTTGACAGCTTCGGCATTATCTCAGCAACAAACCCAGAATATCGTTGGTCAATTACGCCCGACGGCCGTCCCGGCCTACCCCTCTTGTTCTCCTTACCAGGCTTATACTTGGGGACAGGTATTCGGAGGAGGTTGCTGTAATAACGGATGCGGATGTAACAACGGATGTTGCAATAACAACGCTGCTGTCTGATTTTATTAAGAAAGGAGGCTAATATGGCTTGTGTTTCTAAAATAGGATCGTTGTATGAGGTGGTTACGAAGAATGTTATTGTCAGTACGACAAATACAATCTTCGGTATTAACCCACGGGCTTGGATCGCCCTTCCGTGTGAGGGTCTTATCCTTCTTAAGATAAGGCAAGTAGTCCCCACAGCCGGAAGTGCTCTACCGGTACAGATTGCGGTCCCGGCAAACAGCACAGTTTCAACAGTAGGAGCCGACACCTGTTGCTCGGTTACGGGAGTGAATGTCGTGAACCCTATTAACGTAGCTGTAACGGGTGCTGCTATGGTAAATGGCACAGAACGCCTTCTGTACTTCAATAAAGTTCGTGGCGTGTTAAGATTAATGGATTGTTGTGTTCCGACAACAACAGCCCAGGCGTCTGAAGTTAAAGCAGGTAAATGATTTCAGTAGGGTGATGAAGATCATCACCCTATTTTCACCTAACTAATATTTTGATCATGTTTTCAGATTTGAAGAAAGGGTTTCAGGTACATACCCTTGATACTAATACAGTACCTAAATACGAATTGGGAAAGGTAGTAGCCGTATCCGAACCCAGGTATCTTCCTCCTCAGCCAGGTCAGTATCAGGCGATGCAGACCCGCGTGGTGGATCTGACGGTAGAGCTCACTGGCGAAACCAAGACCTATACGGTCCCGGAATCCCAGAATGTGGCTAAGGCTATGGGCATAACATTATCTACCAGCATAGATCCGATTATGAACGAACTGAATGCTATAAAAAACACCAGTCAAGACATAATAAACAGCGTAGATGCCCATCGTGCCAAGATAGAGGCTTGTGAATCTATATTAGAAGACATCAATCCGGCATTCAAACAAACGAGAGAGCAGGATCGTAAAATAGCTGGTATAGAAAATAAGGTGAATGACCTTACTGATTCATTCGAAGATTTAAAGAAGTTAATTGTAGAACGTTTGAAATAAGTGTAATATGATAGTATATGATTTAAATTCAGGACACAGAGAATATCCTGGATATGACGAGATAGAAGACAGACGAGGTGGAGGCAGAGGCAGAAGCCGGCGTTCTGATGGGACGTACATGGGGTACGGTGGTGGTATTTACGACCATTACGGTATGCATGAGAAGATGAAGGAAATGGAAGAACGCGAAAACGAGCTGGAAGAAAGGGAAAGAAGGCTTGAAGAGCGCGAACGTCGTCATGAAATGGAGGACCGGGAATACCGGAGGATGGGTTACGAATCCTACCCGACCGATTACTATGGAGACGACAGATACTACGGTGACGGACCTCAGATGCGTAGAGGTCGCGGACGTGGCAGAGGTCGTTCTTATTGAGGAGCAGACGCAGAGGATCCAGCTTATCAGAAATATGTAGATACTTACGGCTACCATTTTTCTAATGCTCTCGCTGATGAGGCGGTAAAGAAGATGGTCAACGTCGATGGATCCAAGAGGATCTGGAAGCAGCCGGAAATAAAAGATATTTTTGAAAAGTGCGGAGCGAAGAAGCCGGATAAAGCGACATGGGGCGATGTCCAATATGTCTTTGCAATGTACTATTCGGATGGTTTTCCGAAGGTCTTCAAATGTGAGAACGAGTTGGTGAAAGCTACGTTAATGTATTTGGATGATCCGGATGCTCCCGAAGGAGTAGCCTTTATAAGATGGCTTGCCGTGCAAGATTACCTCGGCGAAAAAATAAACTGGAAGGATCTGACCTGAGATCCAGATCCAGGTCCTTCCGGTGGTGCGGGAGCCATAGTAAAAAATATGATTCCCGCATTCCCGTTTTTCCCGTTTGAAAAAAAAAGGAATAAAAATATTATACCGGTCGGCGGGCAATAGAATACCCGTGGCCGGTTTGTTTCACATAACTTTTTTTGGGATATGAATATAGCACACGAATCTAAATCGAATAAAACCCCATTGTATTTAATAGGAGAGTTGATTGGCGTACCGAATACGGTTATGGACTCAGCATTGCATGAACTGAAAGATAGAATAGACAAAGACCCTAAATATAAAGATGTTAAAAATTGGCTCGAATCTTTACCCAAGATCTGAACCTATTTTTTTTTCAATACCAGGCCCGATGCGATTTTAACGTATCGGGTTTTTATTTTAATTCATATTGTTTTATTTTAAATCTAATTAATTCATGAATGTCGTACTTTTGTTGAAAAAGTATTCTATATGGAAAATAAGGAAGATTACGTTGGTTACGAGGATCAAGAACTGTGTAACCGGTATTACAAAGAGGCTGAAGCCATGAGGCAAAAGCAGGACTGGTCTCGGCTTAGGGCTGTCCCTGCTCCGGCCAAGGGAACGCCATCGCCCGGCTGGGGTCAGCTTGGACGTGGAAATGATGTCCGTGTTAAGTATGTTAGCATCAATTCAGGATTAGGAGGGGACAGATTATGACTGTAGAAGAATTGGCTAATAAAAGATATGGTGGCGAATTTGTCTTCATGCTTGGTCATTTGGAAGGTGTAACAAGATTCGTTTTTGAATGTTTCGATCCCAGACCTGATCACGAAGGTAAAAATACTTATATGGTTTCCTATTTTGATAAGGGACTTCGTAGAAGAGATGTGGTAGATGTGCCGTGTTATATGAATATTTTGCCAAAATAATGGAAACATTAATCTTAGATGTACCTGTATTTTCCGGTAAGATTATTTCTCCTATCTGGATTAAAGCCGTAAGAGATTTTCAATCCAAATCGAAGACAGAAAGAGACTCGTATTGTTTGATTTGTGGATGTACAGGAGGGTGTAACTTGTGCGATGATATAAGTAAATATAGGATTTCAGAACAATTAAAATATTACAAATAATGGAATTAAAAGATTCAGTCAGGGTAATGACTAAAGAAGAGTTCGAATCAGCAATCAACGAAGATATTAAATTCGTTGAAGGAATTAAGCATTTTTTTAAACATGATGATGCTACGAGGGTAATGGAACACGTAAAGTCCGTGTTAGAGGCATCAGTAGACTACCACTACCCGAATCATCCTGAACCTGAAGCAGAACCTGGAGACATGGGAGAGGTTTCTGATGGATACCATACTTTCAATGAATTGTATCGGTACCGCATGTTGTATAATGCCGCCTTCTTTAATCTATTAGCCAGAAACGGACAGGTTGAAGTTTGCAAATCAAGGAGACACAGCGATGGAGAAAAATGCTTCGGTTCTGATGATTGGTTTATTGTGATGGCGATCCTACCTACCGGTCAGGTATCTAATCACTATGAAAGCAAATACTGGGATTTGTTTGATGTTCCTGAAAGAGAAACCGCTTTCGAATACGATGGCCATACACCAAATGAAGCCTCCGACAGACTTGAAAAGTATCTCAAACTGCCTCGTCATGGCATGACATTCGAACAGGCTTTAGAACGGCTTAAATTAGGTCGTAAGATAAAAAGAATCGATTGGGGTAAAAAGTATATCTGTATGTTTGACGTAAATATATTGATGGTAGATACAGGTCAAAAAGTAGCATCAAATTGGAATCCAACCGAACATGATATTATGTCTAATGACTGGGAGATTGCGGGATGAGTTTGTTTGTATGTTCAAAATGTGGCTGTATAGATAATACAGCCACATCATATTACTGGGCTCTTATAAGACCTTGTAAGAATCGTATTTACGATAAGTCGCTAAAGGGATATGAAGGCAAGCCTCTTTGTTCTGAATGTGCCGCTATTGAATATAGTAAGGGAGGCGAAGTGGTGGTAGTTCCTGGAACGTGGCACGGTAAGTTCAAGAAAGAATGGCCTACTGAAGAAGAAAAGAAACATATTGGTAAAAACGGAATATTAAATTTATAGTCATGTGCAATAAAGAAATCGTGATATGCGCTGCCATCTGGGTGCAGGACGGCAAGAAGCGTCCCTATCAGCCCACCAATATACCATCCGGAACCGTGTTCTGTGGATTGAGACACCCCTCTATACTATCTCAACTTGCGGCATACGGTATAGCCCATAAAAACCGCAGTGTTCAAGGATTTTTGACAAGCAAGAATCGGTTTTTAACAAGAGAGGAAGCGTCTGAACTTGTTAGAAACAATAATCAGGAGATGGTGGTAGATAGGAATGCCATTAGAGAACAGTTGTATTCAGAAGATTTGTATTAACTAAAAAATAAAACAATATGGGATTTATAATCAGAAAGTCAATCATTTATAATATGATGGACGGCAATCAGTTAGAGTATGAATTTGACAACATAAATTTAGATCATATCACATTTAAAGGTAATGGTAAAGAACCTTTTTCATTTAACAGAGTCCTTGTTGAAAATTTAATTGAGACATTTGAGACTATGCAAGATATATACTCTGATAATTACGGAATTAAGGTTTATACCGGTAATTGCATAATTCAACTGAATGTAAATCCAAAGAACTTAAGTGAATCCTTTTTTGACGTATATGATAGAGATGGGATGAAATTGATATATAGCATACAAAATAGTATCTTGAAAGAAATGTTTGTCATATGATTACTAAACAAGATATACAAGCAGCAGCATCGTATATTTTCCGAAGCAGTTTTGTCTCGGAGGACCAGGCAAGGAAAGCAATAGTAAGAGTCGGCAATAACGCTACCAAGATCCTCGTCAAGACCTTTAGAGGCAAGTTGTTCAAGAAAGCTTTTGAAAGAGCCCGTAGAGGAAAGGATATCAGTTCTTTTGAAAGACAGGAAAAAGAAAGTGGTTTCAATTTTCTACACAATCCTAATAATGGTCGTATGCAAAGCGGTCATATTATAATAGATGGAATTGGTCTTTTTAAACAAATAATTCATGAAAGGTAAAAAAGTTGATATTCGTTTAGGCAGAGGTCTGGCGAATCAGATTAAGATAAACAAAACCATCCCAGTGTCTCATAAACCAAAAGAAGAACGTCGAATGATGTTTGTTTGTGGTGATGATATTGCTTCTCTTATAAAGCGGTTTGAAAACGAATCAAAGTAAAAAAAGTCGGACATGTATCTTGTCCGACTTTTTTTTATATATTTGTGGCATGGCAAGAGGTTATTATTGGATACCACAAACAGATGAAACGTTAAATGGCAGAAGCTATTACGTGGCTAAGATAGTAGGGGATATCACGTTTGATACTAAACGAAAAAGAATCGTATTTCAAGCTGATAGGTATTTCCCTGTAGGATCTGTTTTCCATTTTACGCACAATTGCTTCAATTATATCATAACTTGCCGACTTCGCAAGCCAGGGCTTTGGTTTGAAGCCAGGAGAGAAGATTCAGGCTCTATTTGCCCTGAAGATATTGAGCGCTTTGAATCGGGAAGGTTTATACACCGAGATGGGTACATGCATTACATATAAGCTGAACTTGACGATTTTTCGTCAGATTATAATTTTTTTTCATATTATTTTTAAGCCATCAGACTGAGAAGTTAGATGGCTTTATTTTCTATGATATGCTTGATTTTTAACTACCTTTGTCTCATAACAAAAATGTTTTACTATGACATCAACGTGTATTATTAAAAGAGATAATAAAAAGAAAGTTGTTTCTGTCTCTACCAGATCAGGGGACAGGTCTATGTTGTTTGATAAGATAGCATCTATTCCTCTTATGGAGAACAGGGAACGGGCTACTACTGTTTTTAAAACCGTATTTTCCAATAAGTTCTTAAAGGCTTTTGGCGACTGGAGAAAGAGAGTGCCTATCAACAAACCGGCTTATAATAAGGTAAAATCCAACATCGATCTTATTCCGGAAGCCTATAGAGAAAGGGTGCTGGATAAGGCGTCTAAGATGAGTAACCCTGTTCTTGTGTCAAAATCAGATGCACCTTATGAAATCCAAGAATCGGGCTTTGGATTTTACAGCCAAGATCTGGGTGATAATATTATGTTGGTGGATGCTATGGTTCCGTCAAGTATTTCCGTACCGGAAGGACCTGGAATAGACGCCGGGCAGTATCTACAAGATGCTATATCTTCGGACTTTACTCCCGTATCTATGGTACAGGATAAGGGTGTTAATTATATGGTTATAAAAGACGGTCTTAAGATATTTAGCCCAGAAGAGTTACCACAGACAGATTCTAATCCTGTGGGTGTAACGTATCAGACCGGAGAGCCTCGTTTGTTTTTCATGAATGATCGTAATCAATTATTTGAAGATTACGGAGAAGCTCTTCGCTCTGGCGGGAATGATATTAGAATAGGATTCTTATCCGGCACCGTTCAAGAATCTGCCGTGGATGGCGTGGCAGACATTACTTACAAGGCTGGAAAGTATGTTCTTAATAATCCCAAATCTTTTATACCGGTCATGACCGCTTCTGCTTCTACTTCTTTATCAACAAAAGGTGGTATAATTAACTACCTTATAAAGAAAGGTCTTTTGTCCGGATCTAAGATATTCGATCCTGAAACAAGAAGCTATTATCTTACAGGAGAAGGTCATACAGGACAAATTAGACTTTTCAATTCAGCCTTATCCTACACCGAGCTCCGTAATCATTTTGGTTCCGATGTTTCCATGAACGACCAAGGTATGATAACCATAAGCTCGTTGGATAACAGTAAGGTAACTATGAGACTCGCCACCGGAGGAACGGAAAGGATTAGTAGGGAACAGATAAAGAACGATCTCAAGTCAGGAAGATACAATGAATTGGACGCCAAGTACGATCATTTTGATGCGCTTGTAGTTTCATTCATATTAGAAGACAACGATCTTTATGCTGATACTAAAGCTAAGATCGTATCAGATTATAGCAGGCAGGAACGTGACCAACGAAATTCTATTGTCGAGATACTGAAAACTCTTGGCGTTAGTGTCATAGGTATGACCGATTATATAGAGAAGTACCAAACCAAATACGGGCACGAACCTTCTGCTAAGGCATTGGCGGATATTGCCAATAACGTAATAGCAGTTGGTGAAGATGCTACTTTATCTGATTTAGTAGAAGAAACAGCCCACTTCCTTGTAGAGGCATACAGAGATCAGAATGCTGTTGAGGCTGTTCTGCAAGATGTGGAAGGTACGGAAGAGTGGAACCAATATGCAGGTCAGTATTATAATACATACGGTAAAGTATATGAAGGAGCTGAGCTTGATAATGCTGTTAGGAGAGAAATTCTTGGAAAGATCCTCGCCAGGGAGATGCAGACCGGCACAGCACAGGCGCCGGTAGAGCCCACCTCCTTCCTGGGGCGCGTCCGGCAGCTTTTCTCTGGAATCGTAAGCTGGCTTAAATCAGCTTTATCAACCCAAAGACAAGATTTGAATAACGTTATTAAAAACATTCGTGATCTTGCCATTACTGACATAGATAAAGGATTTGACACCTCTCTGTTAAAGGATAATGACTTTACATTATACTCCCTTTCTTCTATGAACAAGAACAAGTTTCTTGAGTCTAAGATCCTGGCATTAAGGAAAACATTAAGAGACTTACGTCAGATAAGCTCTGATAGGGCTGTAACTACGTCTATGACCCTTGCTCAGCTTAAGACCATAGAAGATAAGATAAATAAGGTAGAGACCGAAATAGACAAGAATGAGATGGCGGCTGCCATGAACAGCATGATCTCTACAGCCGAAGCTCAGGTCAGATACTTAAGCAATGTGGTGAACACCATCCTTCATGGTGATACCAAAGACGGTAAGCTTCACTTCAATACCAATGATCGAAAGAACGTAGATATTATCAACAATCAGGTTCTTCCGATCATGAACGATCTTCGAGGATATATCCGTAACAGAAGTACCGAATTTGATGAACGTGAAAAGCAGGATTATACAAATAGGATCAATACCGTCATTGCCGACATCAATGGTATTCAGTCTGATATTAAATCAGTACAAGACCTTGATGAAAGTACGTTGCTTGATAAGTTAATGAACGAACTTCATGTGCCGGCAGATAAGGTAAAGAGAGTAAAAGAATTTTTCGACAAGGTTCAACACGATGTTTCTTGGATAAGTAGGTGGTTCGGTATATTAGAGCATTCTTCCAGTCCGTTCAATAACGCTCTTGGAGCTATGATTGCCAAAGACAATTACAATGCGATGGTGAATGCCCAGCCCGCCATATCCGATTTCCTGGCATATGCGAAAAAGCATGGTTTTAACAAATCTGAATTTGAAAAACTGCTTCAGAAAGTAGACGGCAAAACTTCTAATTACCTTCGTAGTGCTCTTGATATGGCTAAATACGATCGTAATAAGAAGCTGGCGCAGATGCGAGCGTTTGCGACTGCCATGAACATAGAGATATCAGAAGAAGAAATTGGTGATGTGGTTGACAATAACCGTAATTACGTATTTAAAAGAGAAGTAGTTGACAAGGATGGAAATACGGTTACTGAAAACGCTAAATTCAAACCATCGTCTGATAGGGTTAATACCGATATTTTTACCATCGAGCAGGAAAAGATCTATACAGAGCAGATGGAAAAGTGGGATGCTGAAAATTCGGAACTGGAATTTAGCGAAAGTTATGCCACAAGAATGGAATCCATATACAAAAAGGCTGAAGAAGAATTAGGGTATCCGGTTTCTCAAACAACCAAAGAATATCTTAATGCCCTATCCCGGCAAAAACGGATATTGAGGCAGCCTTTTATTGATAGCGGTGGTAATTTTGATGAGGTTGCCTATTTTAAAAGCAGCAATTACGAAGAAGAAGGACTGCTTCGTAAACAACGTAAGGAAGCAGCTTCAGAATACATATATGTAGGAACCAGGAGAGTGGAAAAAACCGGCGACCAACTTAAGATGGCCAAAGAAATACAAGCTATAAATGAAGTTTGGAGAAAGGAATCAAATAATGCCACTAATGCCGTATCAGAATCGTTTTTGCAAAAATTAAGAACGATTCAGAGCGAGTCTGGAGGAGAAGCTGCGCTGAAGACACTTATGTTGGGAGGTCACCTGTCATTCAACGATCGGTTTTGGAATGATGTAGAATCAGAACAGTCGGCACGTACCGAATCAAATAACAAGGCTTCGTATCTTAAAATGGCGCATGATATCATTAGTTCTACGACAAGTGATAGAGATGCGACTGACGTGGATTCTATTGTGAAAGATATAGAAAAAAATAAGGCTATTATCAAGGAAATAATCGGAAACAATCGCGATGTGGCTGATATCGGAGAAATTAACGAAGCGACATTTACCTCATCCGAAAGAGATGCTTTTAGGGCCGCATCTGAAGCTATTGAAGCCGATTACGCTATTTTGATAGATTATGCTAAGATGGTGGGTCTTGAAGATATTGATAAGTACCTTACTAAAAGCAGTAAGGCTGAAAACGAAGTAAATCAGTCTTATTTAAATGCTCTTGCTGACTCCAAGGAAGTGGAATGGAAGTTCGTACAACGTCATACTACGGCGAAGAAAGCAAAAAGGATTCAGGCTTTAAGGGATAAGCTGTTTAAGGCTGCTGATAACCGATATCTGTTTACCGTATCTGAAACCAACTACCTGTCAGAAAAGCTTGGTATAAGCAAAGAATTAGACGGTAGAGATTTCAGGAATGCTGTTAATGCTAAGATGGCCAGCTTATTTTTAAATAATACAAGAGAAGAGGGCGTAGAAGAAGCTAATGCTATTGTTAATGAATTTGCCAGAAGCCAGGTTTTTTCGTACTATAAACGCATGGCGCCTACCGGATATGCAGCTATGATCGACAAAATCGGTCGAGGTGAGATAGATGTGGCGCAAATGGTTAAGGACGTACAAAACGGTACATCCACCCAAGATTATGGCATGGACATATCGTACTTGTCTTTCGACCCTGCAAGGGCATGGGTGGCTGAATCTGAAGCCGAAAATAGCGGTCGTAATCCTGATTATGTAAAAGATCATGGGTATGGTCATCGAATGCCTAAGAAAAGCCTGTATCGTGACGAATCGTATTTCAATGACTTTGGTATCAAGTATGATGCTGACGGTAATGAGGTTGCTACTAAAAACGTAGAGCAGTGGAATATGATTCAAAAACTCAAGGAAATAAAAAGACAATCCCTTGATCTATACAAAGAGCAGAGCCCGAACCTGTATGCTATTCCACAGATATCCAAACAAGATATAGAACGTGTAGAAGGATTGGGTATTAACTTCAAAAATACGGTTCGTAATTTTGTATCAGATCTGTGCCTGGACAGAGTAGACGATTCTCTATATGGTAAGACCAGGCAAGGAGAAGTGTATGATCCAGAAGACAGGCTTAGGTCTATACCTAAATACTACATATATGAATTGGAGAACCAAGATGATGTATCTCACGATTTTGGCTACTCTTATTCGATGCTTATGATGCAATCATCGTTATACAACGAAAAGCAGAAGTCTATAGAGCTTGCCCAAGGACTGGAGCAGATGTTACTAAATAAACAATTTGAAGGTGGTAAAAAGGCTGAAGCAACCCAAGCATATCAGATGTTCAGGGACTTCTTCAACGATCATTATTATGGCATTAGGATGAACACCAAAAAACTTACGGTGAACATCGGAGGATATACGGTAGACCTTACAAGAATTATGATGGCTGTTGAAAGATTTATGTCGGTTATGAACTTGGCACTGTCTCCGTTTGTGGCAGCTACCGGCGCCCTGACAGGCCATATCAACCTCATCATGGAATCAGCCGTAGGACAGTATATAAGCAAAGATTCCCTTAAATACGCATCGGCTGAGTTTTCCCGTCTTGCGCCATCTTGTATAGCAGAAACCGGAGACATAGATAGGAAAAGCAAATTATATGTCATAGGTGAGAGAATGGGGATATTCAATATCCGAAATCGTATGTATGGTGCCGGATACAATAGAGCGGCCAGGACCTTAATGCGTTCGCCTATGTATGCTTTTATGGAAATCCTGAACTACCCTCTTGATCCGCAGGTTATGATTGCTACTATGGACAATGTTCGTTATTACAAAGGCCGGTTCTACACGTTCCAAGATTTCAAGATGGAAAAAGAACGCAATAAAGAACAGAGTACCATAAAAAGAGAATGGAACGCATTAAAAGATCGTACTTTATGGAGTATGGTAGACGTCGTGGATGGAAAGGTGGTTGTAAAGCCGGGATCGGGTGTTACTGTTGAGGAAGTTGAAACCCAGATGGCTATAACCAGGAATCAAGTCCGTAGCTTGTCGCAGATATGTAACGGATCTTTGAATGAAGAAAACCGAACTGCCGCATCGCGCAACTGGATAGCCAGGTTCATGACCGCCCACCGAGGCTGGCTGGTGCTGGCAGCTCAACGTCTGTGGAAAAGACGTGGCTTCAATTTCCAGACAATGCAAGAAGAGGAAGGGTTGTCAATTACGTTAAAGAATATGATAGCCAAAACATTTAGCCTGGCTTCCGAGTCTGGTATGAAAAACATCATAGATGCCTGGAACGAAAATAAAGACAATATGAATGAGGTAGAAAAAACTAATCTCAAACGCCTCAGTGTCTATGCCGGCACGTTCCTTATCATGCAGGCCGTATCTATGCTTCTTGCCGGATGGCGTGATGATGATGAAAACGAAGAAAGTTGGCTTACTCAATTTGGATCCTATGTCGGATTCAGAACCATAAACGAAATAGCTTCACAGATGCCGTTTATTATGGAGCTTAACGTGGTAGATATCATTAACGATCCGTTTGTTATGGGGCGAAAACTGAAGGATCTTACCGATCTTAGGAATTATTCACTTGATAAAGTAACATCCGGTACATACAAGGGAGAGTCTAAGTTATTTAGGCAACTCGCCAAACAGACGTTTATCAAACAATGGTATAATATCAAGACGCCGGAAGACGTAGCGCGCGCCTATAATTGGTGGCAGCAGACGAACAACAAGTCAATGATGTTCTTCATCGGCGCTACTCCTGATTCGGAAGGAGACGATGACGTTAGTTACAAATAGACGAAGAATATCGGACTTGCATTGTTTTTGTATGATTCCAATATGTTATATTAGCATCGTCAAAGAGTAGATTGTACGTTTTTTTGTTCTTACTTGAAAGATTATGTAGGTTTAATTTTTTCTGAAATTGTTTTCTTACCGGTTCTCAGTCAGAGATGATAGAGAACCGGTTTCTTTTATGTTGTCAATTATTGCTATCTTGCAAACAAAAATCATGAGACGAAGATTTCAAATAGGGATGGGGGTAAATCCCTCGCTTATAATCAATAAAGGCATATACATCCAACATGTAGATGGAGGATTATATACAAAAGAAAATTGGTCTAATAAAGGATATTCCAATGATCTATGCAATGGAATAGCTCTTGTAGATAAAGTGTGTTTTGTTATAGCCACCGAATATATTGGCACATTTAGTTGGGGTAAGGATGGAAGAGTAGACAATGTATTTGCACAAAATAGTTCTTATATGAAGACCGTTAAAAAGGATTATTGGGGGCGTGAAAATCAGAATGCGTATCTTGAATATGATACCAGTAATGAAAATTACGCTTTTAATAAAGCTAATAGCTATTTATTTAAAAATGGTCAAAATGGATATGTAGGTGGCGCCGGAGAGTTTTTTTTGATATCATTGTATGCGAATGAAATAAACGAATGCCTTTTAATGGTAGGAGGTACGATAATGAGTAATAAAATGTGGACATCCACTCAATCTACACAATTTACCTATTCGTGGTATTATGATATAAACATCCAAGGAGATCATTTGGATACAAGTACAAGGAGTAATCCACGTTATGTCCGCCCCTTTACCGAATTAACTTGAGTTCAACTTATAAATGCAACTTTTTGGGTGCGGATAATAAGCAATAAAAA